TACCACTACCATTAGTTGCTTTTTTAAAGCCTGACACAATAGATGAGTACTACACTATACCTGAGTACTTAGCTACAATGAACCAAACAGTAGAGAGATACTCTAATGATGGAGTATACTTCTTAAAAGGATTTGGTTTCAATATAGCTAGTTTAGATGAACTCAGAAGTAAGCTAGTGGATTTCAACTTAACGGAGGGTGTAAACTTTTTTATCCTTAGCCACCCCGAAGCATTAGAAGAGTTAGCTAAACCTGAGTGGGATAATAATGAGTTACCAGTAGCGTAATCTTGACACTAGTTAGAATGTAGGCTATAATCCTACAATTAATAAAGGAGGCTCTATGGCCGAACATACAGAAGAAGAAACTACCTCTTTAGCTCCTAAGGTGAGTGCAGCTAAGATGCAGCCCACTTGGAAGAAAGCTCCAGAGGTTACAGACTTCAAAGCTGACCATGACTCTGCCGAGAGTGGACAAGATGCTTTCAGAGAGAGACTGGAAGGATGGAAAGAAACTAGAGAGGGTGGAAAGGCTATTACAGTCAATGCTCTAGGCAAGTCCACATCTAGACCATTAGTAGTAAGAAAGTCTAATGAGTGGAAATATCCTGCACTAGAGGAGCCGTTTCTCAGTACTACTAGTCTATTTAAGATCTCTCCAGCTACATACAAAGACGTAGAGGCTGCTAAGCAGAATGAGTCTATACTTAACTACCAATGGAATACTAAGGTACAGAAGACTAAGTTTGTAACTGATGTTATTAGAACTGTGGTTGATGAAGGTACTGTTATAGTTAAGACTGGGTGGAAGACAGAGTTTGATATAGAGGAAGTTGAGGAAGAACAGCCAGTATATGCTACTCCTGCAGAAAGTCTAGTTATGATGCAAGAAGCAGTACAGTCAGGTAACATGGCACCAGAGCAAGCACAGGCTATGATGGAGACCGGAGAACCTATCGTTAAGGGGACTAAACTTGTTAAGGTAGAGAAAGAGGTTATGGTTATTAACCAACCTACTTATGAGGTCTGCCTTAACGCTAACGTTACTATCGATCCTACATGCGATGGTGTTATGGAAGATGCTTTATTCGTTATACACGAGTACGATACTAACCTTGCTGAGTTAAGAATGAATGAGTTTGAAACTCTAGAGGATGGAAGTACAAGAGGCTTCTACTACAACTTAGACCATATAGGAACAGGAGAGACTGTTTCTGATGATGATGCATTAACTGATGAGTCTAATGAGTTTAAGTTTGCAGATAAGGCTAGGAAGCGATTAAGAGCTTATGAGTACTGGGGCTATTGGGATGTTCAAGATGACGGAGTACTAGTAGGAGTTGTTGCTACTTGGGTAGATAACGTTCTTATCAGGTTACAAGAGAACCCATTTCCTCATGCTAGACTGCCGTTTAGTGTATCTACATATATGCCAGTTAAGAAGAGTGTACATGGTGAACCTGACGCTGAGATTTTAAAAGAGAACCAAGATACTATTGGTAGAATGACTAGAGCTATTCAAGACATAACTACTAAGCAAGCAGTAGGGCAAGAGTTCATAGATGAGAACTTCTTCCCTAGTCCGTCACAGAAGAATAGTTATGAGAAAGGTAATACAGTTTTCTACCGTACAGGTTTTGATCCTAAGAAGGCTATACATAGAAGTGATATACAGCAAGTAGGCAGCACTCCATTTGACGTTATCAATTGGCAGACAACTGATGCTAATGAGTTAACTGGTACTAGACCGTTTAGTGGCCCTGGTGGTGCTAAGATGAATGGTAACCAGCAGAGTAAGGACTCTATGGATGCCACAGCTAAGAGAGAGCTATCTATACTTAGAAGGCTTAGTGATAACTTATTTGTAGATATGGCTAAGATGACTATAGCTATGAACCAAGCTTTTCTACCAGAAGAGACGGTAGTTAGAATTACTGACAAAGAGTTCGTAACTATTAACCGAGATGACTTAGGAGGGGACTTTGATTTAAGAGTACAAGTTAGTACCCCTGAAAGAGACCAAGACCAGGCAGAGAAGTTAATGAAGCTTATGCAAACTAATGCAGCCAATATGGATCAAGAGATAGTTAAGATGCACTACGTTAAGATGGCAGAGCTTTGGAAAATGGAAGACCTGGCTATGGCAGTTAGTGAGTACCAACCGCAGCCTGACCCTAAACAAGAGCAACTAATGGAACTACAGCTTGAAGAGCAGAAGCTTAAAAATGCAATACTTATGAAAGAGCTTGAAGACCTCGATAGCAAGATTACAGAGAGAGTTAGTAGAGCTGCTGGTAATACTAATGATAGTGACCTTACAGCTGCTAAGACAGAGCAAGCGTTAGCGTTAGCTGATAAACTCAAGTCTGAGACAGATATATTAGACCAATCTTTTCTCTACCTTCAGTCTGGTAAATCCAGGCAAGAGGATATAGAAGATCAAGAGTACACGACATCTGTAGATGCTGCTAAGAGCGCTGATGACAGGAAAGCCAGTATAGAAGATCAAGAGTACGCTGCTACTGTCAAGGCATTCGAAACAGCTGGACATAGAGCATCAGTTAAAACAGTAAACGAAGTTTAGGAGACATAATGGAAGTACCAACACACCCAGGGGCACAGCAACCTCAGCAACAGGCACCGGCTACCGGCGCTGACTTTTTTAGGCCTAGTGCTAGTCTAGCTGCTAGTAACCAGCAGATAGCTCAGAAGCAGGCTCCTCAACAGGGGCTAGGAGCACCAGTACAGCCTCAACAACCTCAGGTAAGCCCAGAGCAAGTTCAGGCAGAGCAGATGGCTGAGGCTATCTCTAATGGCCAATTACAAGGTGATCAGCTACAGGCACTAGCTAATCAAGACCCAGCTATGGTACCAGTTATACAAGCTGCAGTTACAATGGCTGAACAGCGTAGGAAGGCTACAGAAGCTCAATACAACCAACAACAAGGTTTAGGGGAGTTTTAAGGATACTGTAAGGTAGTACTTACTATAATCCGTCAACTTATTAGCAGGAGCTACTAAGTAATAGATGATCTCCACAAGGGGATTCCGCCAAAGTCTGAAGCGGTTAAAAGCTGGTTACAAGAGGCAATGTGGTTAACACACCCTATGAGGACGTATTATGGAACTAACTGATTTACAACAAGAGCTAAAGGCTATTGACAGTTTTATTGCTGAGAAGCAGAAGCTTATTAAGCGTGGTGAACAACTCAAAGAACTTATGAATAGTGAAGCTTTTAAAGCCGTTATTCTAGAAGGTTATATTGAGGAGGAATCTCGCAAGTTATTTGAATCCCTTACTAATCCAATGGGTGTGAGTGCTTATACAGAAGAGGAAACTCTACAACGTATGAGATCTATTAATCACTTCAGAGACTACGTAGGTACTAAGGACCATCAAGGTACAGTACTGGTAGATGCGGGTAAGGCTCCTATTGATATCATCAATGAGGAAGACCACCGTAAAGAAGTAACTGCTAAATATGCAGAGGATGAGGAATAACTAATGAGTGAAGCAATACAACAAGAAGCTGAGTTTGATATAGATGTATTTGAGGCAATGGCCGCAGGTAACTATGAAGAACCGGAAATAGAAGATAGTGTTGAAGACGAAGACGAGGAACACCAAGAGGACACAGACCAAGAGGTTGTTGAAGAAGATGAAGAGGAACTTGATGAAGGTAGCGACGGCGACCTTGATGAAGACTTGGGAGATGACAATGACATTGAGGAAGAAGACTCTCTAGTAGATGCTGATGATTTAGATGATGAAGACGATGCTGCTGAAGATGAGGTTGATGACACTGACGAAGTGGAAGATACGGAAGATGAAGACATCGAGGAAACAGAAGACGACACAGACACAGATGAGACTAGCGACGGCGAACCTCAGGGCACAGATGTAGTTGATTATAAAGCATTCTATGACGCTGTAGTAAATACAGAGTTCGTCGTGAACGGTAAGAAGGTTAAAGGGTTTGCAGATCCTCAGAAGATTATTCAGTCTCAACAGATGGCTGGAGGGTTCTCTGAAAAGATGGCAGGCTTTAAGCAATACCGTCCTTATATGGCACCTCTGAAAGAAAGGGGTATGCTAGATGACCCTGCTAAGTTTGACTTGGCGATGAATCTAGTTGATGGGGATGTTGAGGCTATTAAAGCTCATCTAAACTCATTGAAGATTGATCCACTAGACTTGGACATGGAACAAGTTAAGTATGAGAGAAAGGTTAGTACAGCCTCTGAGAGCTCTTTAGCTATTGATGATGCACTGGAACAGGCTAGAGCCGCTGGTGTAGAGGATAGGCTAAGAGATGTTATAGGTAAGCAATGGGATGCTGAGAGCTTTGACGAGTTCTCCACCAATGCTAGTGTACGTAACGATCTCATACAGCATATCTCATCTGGAGCGTATGACCAGGTAGAAAGTAAGATGACAGAGTTAAGTCGACTTGACTTCTCTGGATCTTATGGTACAATGTCGACCGTTGATAAGTATCGCGCTGCGGTAAGGGCATTACAAGCTGAAGCTCCGGCTCCGGCTAAAGTAGCTCCTGTAGACACTAAGCCCGCGAAAGATGTTGCGGCTAAGGCAGCTAAGGCTAAGATACTTAAGGCTCGTAGAGAATCTGAGTATAAGGCCAAGGCAGCTAGAGAAGAGGCTAAGCGTAATAAGCAAAGGTCTTTAGCTACATCTGTAAGTGGTAAGAAGAAAGGTAAGACTAAGCAAGTTGCTAAGTTTGATCCTATGGCATTAGAGGGAGAGGCGTTCCAAGAACACTTCGACTTCTTAGCATCAGGCGGTAGGTAGTTAACGCTACCACCCCTCAAACAATAACTAAAGGACATATATAATGGGTATTAATAAATCTAAATTCAACCAAGGTGGTTACACTTCAACAGGGATCGACGAACAGTATAACGACAAGTTCTGGTCTAAAGGTGCTGTTAAAGAGTCACAAAAGAAGAAAACGTTTACACAATTAGGTGACCGTTTAACTCAACCTAAACACTATGGTGATCGTATTGTTAAAGAACGTCAGTTCCCAATCCTTCACGAATTAAATAAGATTGATGGTGGTCTTGATGCTACTGTTGCTTCTATTATCGTTTCTACATTCTACGCTTACAACACTTCTGGTGTTTTAGTTGGGACTTTTGAAACTCGTGATTATGCTAATGCTGCTGCTGCTGAAGCTGCTGCAGTTGCTGCCGCTGCTGGTGGTAAGGTACAGAATGGTGCTGGTTCAGTTTATCATGGTGATGCTGATCACGCTGTTGTTAAGGCTACTTTCCCAGCTCTTACAGAAGAGGGTGGTAACGTAAACTCAGTTAATACTAAGTCTGTTACTGTTGAAGGTTTTGTTAAAGAGTTTGGTATTCATACTAAATTTACTCAACGTTCACTTGACATGGATTCACGTACAGGGTTACTTGCACGTAAGTCTAAAGAGCTTGGTGAGGCTAAAGGTGATATGTATGAGGCACAAGTTCAAGCTGACCTTATCTCTGCATCTGAGTTAAATCGTACTTTTGCTGGTACTACTGCTACTTCATTACTAACTTGTGATGACACTGCTGTATTAACTTACTCTGACTTACGTCTTATGGAACAAGAGCTTAAGCGTTTACTTGTGCCACATGATACTAAGATCATCAGTGGATCAACTAAGATTGATACTAAAGTAATTGGTAAGGCTTTCTACGTTTACGTAGGTCAAGAGTTATCTCCTACATTAGAAGATATGCAACACAATGGTGTTAATGTTTGGAAACCTGTAGAGGCTTACAAAGATGGTAGTTCTAATACTGCTGAAGGTGAGATCGGAGCAATCGGAAGATTTCGTTTTATCGAAGTGTCTAACATGCAAAAATACCGTGGTGTAGGTGCAGATGCTACCTCTACTCCTGGGTTCCATACATCTAAAGTAGCTGGTGGTGGTATTGAGTCTTTCGACGTATTCCCAGTATTATTCGTAGGGTCTGACTCTTTCGCAACTGTTGGTTTCGAAGGTGATAGCTCACGTATTAAGACTGCAATGCCTAAGGCTGATGCACACAATGACCCATTTGGTAAGAATGGATCAGTATCTATCTCATGGTTCTTCGGTACTCTTATCTACAAAGCTGAGCGTATTAGACAAATCGCTTGTACCGCTAAGCTCGTATAATTGGCTTGTTCCTTTAAACTTTAACTAAGTTTAAATGGCTATAATCTCTTTATTAACTTAAGGAGATTGTATGCAATTACTAGAGATACTACGAACGGATAAATGGGTTACAAGTGGAGGTAAGAATACCTCAGCACCGATAGGGTTATTTGAATGCCCTTCGTGTAAGTGCACTGTTGAGAAAGTTAAACAGGCTGGTCTTAAGGCAAGAAGCTGTGGGGCTGCTACATGTAGGAAGGCTACGTTTCAAGCCAATCCTGACAACAGAGGCAATACGTCTATAGCACCAATAACTAAGATGCCTTACTACTCTGTACTTAAGGAGAAGTACCGCTTGCTCAAGCAGACACACTCTTATGATAATTCAATAGGTACTTTTAAAAAGTTCTATGATTGCATCATAATTAGGTATACTGATATACGTGCTAACTCCGGTAAGGTGCGACTTACTGTTAGTGGCCCCACCGCCACAGTGGATACTATAAATGTAGAGGCTGTTAGTGAGCTTGCTAAGTACAAGAAGACTGGTGATGAGAACTCTAAGTTCCTGTACCTTGTCGAGTCTCAAGGGTTTGTAAAGATTGGTGTAACTAATGATGTGCAAGGCAGAGTTTCAACCATCTCTACTTGTAACCCATTTGAAGTGAAAGTAATACTAGCACAAGAGGTAGGTAGTGCCTACCAAGTAGAGAAGTTCCTACATGATAAGTTTAAAGATACTAACGTTAAAGGTGAGTGGTTCAAACTTACCTCTAATGACATTGCTTACATCACGGAACATTTAAGTAGTCTCTAAGGAGGCTACTACTATACTACGACCACTAGAAAGTAATAGGTGTTAGCACAGTCTAACAGATATATGGCAATAGGTAATTATTACCTATCCAACAACAAAGGAATTATATAAATGGCAACAGCATTCAAAGACATGACTAACAGCGAGCTTAAAGAAGCTTGTGTAGATTTTGGTTTAGAGGTAAAGGCTAATAACCCTAAGCGTCCAACTAAGGATGAGTACGTAGCGGTATTAGAAGCGTTTAAAGTAGAGCAAGCTCGTATCAATGGTATTGACTTAGAAGAGCAAGCAGCGTTAGAAGCAGAAGCAGAGGTTGCAAAGAAAGACCCTACTTCTAAACGAAAACCTCAAAGTAAGGTAGAGTTAATGAAGCTTGACCTATTTCGTAAAGATAGAGTTATAGTACATGATCAGCAAGATAACCAAACTAAGGACGCTATGGTTAGCATCTCTTGGGGTAACAGGTTAGTTGGTGGGCAGACTGACTGGGTAGACTTAAGTGGAACTCCTCAGTATATTCGTAAAGGTGCTATACAGAACCTTAAGGATGCTACATGTACTATACAGACTAATAAGTCTAACGGTGGTGGTGTACAGACTGAGACTAGGCCTAGGTTTATTGTAGTACCTGTTGACGGGCTAACACCTGAAGAGTTAGCTGCATTAGCTAAGAAACAGGAAGCAAGAAACGCTAAGTTCTAGTTTCATAGAGATCTCTTTGGAGGTCTTTATTGAGATTACATAAGGAGTAAATATGGCATCATTAGATTTCACTAAAGTCACAGACGGTACACTTACAGGTAATGGTTACTTTGACGTAGCTATTAGGACACTAAGGGCTCATATATCAGATGCTCTATCTAACAATGAGTTAACACAGGAAGGTGCTGGTGTTGTGTATACAGGTGTACTACCTGGTATATTTGAACAAGCAGTTGCCTTTGAAGTACAGGATGTACAGATTAAGCTCGGTAAGATCCCCTCAGTACTAAAATAACCATTTATGGTATAATCCCCCCAATAAACTAACTTAAGGCCTTAGAGCTCATCTATGAGACTCTGACGGCTACATAAAGGATACATCATCGCAACAGCAGCAGACCATAGAATCATTATAGAGAAAGGTGCGGACTTTAAGATTAACGTACAGGTGTCAGAGAACGGAGTTACTAATAAGGACTTATATGGCTACTCCGTTGAGATGGTTATTAAGTATGAAGACACAGATGGTACTATTAAAGTATTAGATACTATTGTAGGCACAGTACTAGAGGATGCACCAGGTTCAGGTACTTACGCTAATGGTAACCTAGAAGTGGTAATTGACAAGGCTATAACGGCTACTTATACTACAAGAGTATTACCACCGTTAAGCCCTTTTACTACAGAGTATAACTACTTCTATAACATCGATATAAATGAAGACCCTACTATTACAGATGGTAAGGATAACCTCAGAGTTCTTAGAGGTAAGTGTGCAATAAGGGTTTAGTATGCAAGTTATAGTAGATGATAAGGTAACAGCAGTACTTGACCCCAAGGTTGAGGTTACTATTGAAGCTCCTTCATACAGAGCTAGATCAGGAGCTGAGAAGAAGACAGTCAGTGTAGACGACACATACCAAGTAATACCTGCCTCTAAGAGGATTACAGCAGATTACGTAGTGCCTGACTATATACTATCAGACTTGCAAGGACACTTAGATGACCTCAGAGCAGATATGCTACAGGAGATGGGTGACAGAGATGTTGCAGTCATTAATGAGTCTAAGACGTACACTGACGAAGAAGATCAGCGAACACTCACTACAGTTAAAGCAGACTACATCAGTAACAGTGGTATGCCTGGACAAGACACAGGACCAGCTTTCATACTAAAAGATGAGATAGCTTCATTACAGATAAAGTATGATACTGGCAGTGGGCTTACTACAGCCAGCTTCCAAGACATGAATGATACTATAGTTAATGTAGATGGTAACCAAGCAGGATTCACTACAGCATTACAAGCTAACGTTAATAACACTTCTGCGAACGCTACTAATATAATTAAGCTAGAAGCTATTGTAGGAGACAGCGGAGTATCCATAGATGACTTACAAGCGGTACAAGCAGGACAGTTCCTTAACTGGTATGGGCCTACTACTGAGTACCCGGCTCCTGTTATAGGCATGGTTAAGTACGTATCACTTACTGGTACGTTAAGGACTAGTAAAGGTGCAGTGACTGTTACAGATAAACAATACCAATTCCTCGGCGGTACACTAGGGGCAGGTAATGATGGATGGGTACTAGTTACAGGAGCTGGTGATACAGACGCAGGATGGTCGGCAGGTACTAGTAGACTAGTATCAGGCTCAGATGGCTCTATAACCGGTTGGAGCTTTGGAGATGGCAGTGCATTGTCTAGTGAGTTTAAGATTCAGGCTGATAAGTTTACTATTAGCTCTAGCAACAATAAGCACACACCTTTCACAATAGCTCCAGACCCAGATAACCCGGGGGAGTACCTTAGTAAGTTTGAAGGGACAGTGCAGGCTGATAAGATCAGAGCCGGTGCTCTAGTTCTAGATAATCTAGATGTTGGTGGCGCTGTACTTAATGGGACAGTTATAGATAAGGATGGTATTAGTGTTTATGATAATGGTCAGCTCAAAGTTCGTATAGGTAAGCTAATATGAGTGCTTATGGCGTATCTATCGATAGTGTTAGGCTTGACAGCCCCACGTACCAAATAGTTGACTGGACTAAGGCTCCGGCAGATGGGTCCTCTATCTCATATTCCTTAAATATGCTACAGCCATTCACAGACTTCTTTCATACATTTACAACAACTAAGCCAACAGATACTTCAAGAGATGTCAGGTACCCTCAGGTAGTTAATGACGGAACTAATATCATAGTAGGTTCTCAGGATTCTGTACCTTCTCCTCGGTCTTTAAACATGAGAGATGTCCCAGGTTTTATTGAGATATCCAACTCTTTTGCGTCTAATTCATTTGGTGCGTCGTACTCAGCAGGGGTCTTGTTTAGAAGGACAATAGCATCATCGACGTCATCTAGTGATGACTACGTAGTACTACCTACTATAGGCAGTAGTTATAGGCTTGAGAAACTTACTATGTACTTTGGAGATAAGTTCAGTGGAGGGACTCCTACTAACGAGGACACATTAAAAATAAGTGGTAGTACTATAGTATACCTGGATAACATAGGAGCTGTTGCTACTACACAAATGGTTACCAACCCTGACCTTGATATAGACCCATACCTTGGGGCCACAGCAGGTGTTTACTTCGATAGGCAAGGCCTTAAAGATGTCTCTTCAGTGCCTGATTGGATGATTGACGCTACCCCTACAATAGTTGGTGGTGGAAGGATGCGAGCTGCAATGATTTACTGGGATCATTACGAGAGCCCGGACGGTACCACCACTTACCTGAATTGGGCGTACAATGTTACACCATCAGACCATATTGATGTCTACGTAGGTAGCTACGATAACGAGTATCAAACAATCTCATCTCCTACAGAGGGGGATATTTACTTTTTTCAAAATAAATATGGGTTCAGAATCAGGTATTTCAGTGGAGGTGTGTGGTCTTTTTTAAATAGTGCTGATAGAACATTTTTAACCATGATAAACTTCAGCAATGACCCAACCATTATAACAGACGCTATTAATAGTACCATAGCTGTTGTACGTCCCCTAATGGATATTAACGGGTATACTGACTACCCGTCATGGTTCACTACAACGCCTGCTCCTGGCGACGAGGTTGTTAGGGCTGACTCCTATGCTTCATTTATAGTCGCTATTAAGTATCTATATTGGCTAACACATCCTCAAGAGGCTTCTGCCCTCTTCTTACGTAATGTGATAACTAGTGTCGGTATCCTGGCTAGCAACGATAGCCATATGATTGATAGGTATAGAAAAGGTATATTATCAGTTAGGTCCAGTGACGGCACTGAGTCAGGCCTAAACGCTGCTGATAAAGCTGAGTATGACAAAGCGCTGACTGACTATGTTGATGGCCCTACATACTGTATGGCGGTATTTAGTTCTGCTGACCATATAACCTCTAATGCTTATAATGAAAGCTACGGAGGTAATCTATATGGGCTATTCTTCGACTGGGGTACGGGGTTTAAAGATAGGGTGAGTAACGGAGAGATACTGGTGCTAGTGTCTGAGATGTACCATGCTGCCAAGTCCTCTGTCGATGTTGAGTATGCAGATGATTGCTTACGTACATTACTGACTAATGAAGGGGATCTAAGTTCAACGTCTACATATATAGCAGACCCTTCAATAAATTTTTTACTACTAGGAAGATAGCATGGGATTTTTAACAGGAAAAGAGGGGATCATATCTTTTGATGATCTTGGAAAGGTATCATTCTGCTCTAATACACCTCCTCTGTATTTAGTAACACCAACCTCTGAAGCTGTGATTGGTAAATCATTTTTCAATGGTTCTCATGCAAACTACACCTTTAATGACATCAGTAGTGACACTACATTTGAGTTAGCTACGACAGCTTATCAGGTTATTAGCTACACCAAAGATAGTTTAGTAATACCATTCGTTAAGTTCTCTAGCGCAGACCAGCATGTGGCTATACTGGATATCATAGTTGATGAGCCACAAGCTTCATGTAGGGTGGTGTATGCATACACTGGGACACCCCCGTCGTTAATGTTGTACAGCGATGAGGTTGTAGCTTCTACCAGTACATACGGGGTAGAGGTTAAGGATGATTCTGGTGTGCTGATCTTCACCACTCCTACCGGTCTCATGAGTAGAGCTGGCACCTTCACTATAGACTATTCTACGGTACTTGATCCTATAGTTGACAATGCTGCTAAGGCAATAAGAGCTAAGAACTCTATAAAAAGTGTTACTATAACAGATGGTACTGTATTTGACTATACTAAACATGCTGTTTACATGCCAATAGGTCCATACAAAGGTAGTACAGGTAAAGTAGACACAGACACAAGCCCTAAGTGTGGTACTGAGTTTTTTGGTACAGTAAATAAGTATCAACGCACTAAGACATCTGTTAAGTTTTGGAGTACAGCTAGGGCTGCAATGTGTACCAGTGGAGGTGTTCTGGGAGCTTCGTACCTCAACGTCAGTGGTGGTAGGGTAAGCGCTACTGTAAAGGGTAGATGCTTATATGGAGGTGCATGGGGGGATATAGAGAGAGTCATCTTGTCATTAGTAGGTCTTGTTAACGATATAATATTTGACGATAACTCCTTCTCCCTGTCTAGTGCTTCTGGGTATCTACCATACCCTAGGTTCATCAGATCTCCGTATACTGGAAACTTCAGTAATATAGAGCTTAATGGGCTAATAATTAATATATAACAACTTACGCTATAATGCCAACATCAATTAAAAACTAAAGGATTAAAATGGCTTTTACAAATATAACAACACCAGAGATTAACAAAGGGGAGTTCAGTGAACTAGTAGTAGACTTACTAGAGGACTTCGTACATGGGGATGCTTCTCCGTTCAAAGACGTTAAGAGTGTACTAGAGGATTACCTAGATGGTGCTACAGAGCTAGACGCTAATCAGAAAGCGGGTATCTTTGCGGATTGGCTTAAGTCTTCTTATAGTGATATTAACACTAAAGCTATGGATACTGCGGTTGCTATCCTTAAGGCTAATGCTGGGCTAGAGTTGGATAAGTATTCTGCTGAGGGTAAGTATAACCTAGAGTTAGTACAAGCTGATAAGATTGCTGCAGAGATTGCAGTGGTTGATAAAGAGTCTGCTAATAAGGATGCTGAGAGAGCATTACTTGAACAGAAGTTACTTAATGAGAAAGCTGCTTATATGGTTGAGATGGCTAAAGTTAAGAAGCAATATGGCTATGGTGCTGCAGTTGTTGATACTACATTAGATGCTAACATGGGGGCAAGTTCTAGAGATGGTGCTATTGACCGCCAGATTGAAGGGTACACTAGACTTAACTATAAAGATATGCTTAAGACAATGGATGAGAAAGCTTCTCTAATGCAGAATGCTAAGATACCAGAGTCACTATATGAGAAGGCATCAAGGATGGAGCTAATGTTTGAGATATCTAGAATGGATGGCTCTTTGGATGGTGTTAACTATAAATTGTTTCACAATGGTAAAGAGAATGGTAATACAGATGTTACTTATGTGTATAATCCAGGAGCTACACCGTTTAGTGGTACATGGATTCCTGCCTTACCGTAGGTAGTTGAGATGGCAGGCAGTACAGTAGATTTACAACCACTAGTTTATAATTTCAAGTATAGCTATTACGAGAACTACAAAGCAGCAAGGCATAAAGCCTTTGCTACTTCAGGAGACTTCTTCTCCATGTGGCGAGATAGCTGGAACAATGCAGACTCGGTAAAAGTTATTGATGATGGTATTGGTAATGCAGTAACCGTTAACAATGGGGTAGAAGTTGCTTGGTATGTTAAGAAGCATTATAATGGTGATATGCCAGAGTGTCTTACAGATAAGATTGCACTAGGTATTAGAGAAATACATAGGTATGCATTAGCTTTCGTTACACTAGGTATCTCCTTACTCTTAGAGGACTTCTTTACAGATCTATTCAAGTCTTTTATATGCTCAGCTACACTTAATACTGTTGGTAATGAGTGTGGGCACAAGATGCTTACTAAGCTTAAAGAGTATAGGAACATAAGGCTTGAAGATGCTGAGATAAGGGATATGTATAGGCACTATACTATTATAGGCCCTAAGATAGTTAAAGCTATAGACGCTGACGAGGATACTGAAGTTATATATCAATACCTATATGCTGAGTATATAAGTAAGATATTAATTCTAGTGGAAGAGAGAGATGACTTTGGGGTACTAGAGGTATACTTCAAAATGGTTACCGATATGGTAAATAGGTATGATATTAAAGTAAGTAAAAGGTTTAGGAAATGGCAAAAGAACTGGATGTAGTAGGACAACAAGATCCTTATTTTGCCTCTAAGCTCAAAGGGTATGATGTTGATGAGATATCATCAGCACTTGCCCATTTAGATAGTACAATAGCTTGGCTAGTCGGTAAAGGGTTGCACCTACCCACTAGCGAGGATATAGTGACATTTAGAGCAGGTGTGCCTTACCTAGGCGGTGATAAGACTGTCGATGCTGATAGTATCTATGATGGGGATGGTAACTTAGATGTTCTTATTCGTAGTATTAGTACTGATGTAATTAAGGTAACACTTAGTAATGGAGATACTACACAATCTGCTGCTAATAGAATGACCTCATATACTTACAAGTCTAAGTACGTTCATAGGATATTTGGTAGGTTCTTTTATGATGGGGTGGATAATAGGACAGGGTTTACATACATGGATGGTGAGAACACTAACCTGAGTAATATAGCATCAGTACCAGTAAGGTATAACGGAGTGGTACAAAATACACCAGCAACACACTCCGCTATACCAGACTTCTTTATTAAGTGTATGACATACTTAGTACAACACCCTAGGATATTCGTGGAGATGGGTAATAGCCTATACACTAAAGGAGGAGACTTAGTTCACTTTAAGAGCGATAAGTTCTACACAGGACTGGTTACAGCTAGGGCTAATCTAGCAGAGAAGATAGTACCAGTTAGTATAGTTGACTTGCCTATAAACGTAGAGGAAGCAGTAGCGGATATCTTTGAAACTACAGGACTTGATAACTCGTTCAGTGACTTAGAGTATGGAGGGCTTATAGATGGCCTCAGGCTCGTTATAAGGATCCCGGCTAGTCGCGCTAAGCAAGAGATACTTGAGGGCTTGCTGAGCACCGAGGAGGTCTTCAGTGACGTATTTAAAGAAGAGTGGGTTACCGACTTAAGCATAAAGGATGAGGAAGGTTCAGTTAGGGACTTGGACTTAGCAGACCCTTACAACATGGATGCTGGTGACTTAGGGCTTGAAGACGTGGCTAATGGGTATTATGGGTGCAGGCGGGTTGAGACTATTGATGACCCTCGGAAACCTGGTACTTCTATAGAGACTATTACACATAGGCATTGGATGGTATCTGATAAGTGGTTGTCAGAGTTAACGGCAGAGCACCTAGCAGTTATCTTCTGGGAAGGTTTAGATATCTTATCTAATAATACATCTCCATGCCCTTTAGATAAGATAGTTACAATTATTATTATTATAGTAATGACAGTTATATCTGTAATATCTCTAGGTAGCACTGCAGCACTGCAAGCAGGGGAGACAACTGTACTGGTGGCCCAGGCGTTAGCTATTACTTCCGCTGTTATTTCTATTGGGATGACTACTGGGGCTATAACAACACAACAAGGTGGTATAGCAGCAGCAGTAGTAGGTGCGGCCTCGCTATTTACTCTTAACTTCACAGCTATACTTACTACTTTTGGTAGTGAAAGCTTACAAGCGGTGATGGCAGTTGCTTCAGTAGGATTACAGATAGCAGAAGTTGTGCAGGAAGATGAGTTCGCTAGTTCTGTTAAAGACCTAGAAGATCAACAAGCTGAAGTGGATGCTAATAACCCTGAGTTCTTCGAAGAGGGGATAAGGATTGAACTGGGAGGCTACCAAGATATGCACATACAGAACGGTGCAGAGGTAGACTATGAGAAATACCTCACGGATACATATAGCAGGTTTGCTACTTATAAGCATTCAGGGTTTAGAGGTTAAGGTAGGGTTAAAGCTACTTTAAGTATAGTTACACAATTAAATTAACTAGGAGTTAATATGGGGTATGAAATAGTAAATGGTAATGTAGTATTTACGCAAGGAAACTCGGCAAATGCTGTACCAGATCTAAATTCTGTACTTAAAACACAGACAGACACAGGGTTTAATATACCATCGCAGACTTACAAAGGCGTAAATGTAGGCACTCCTACAGAAGGTCTTGGCGTTCTAAACGGTAACTGGTTTGGTGCTGGTGATGGATTCATGGGCGCACAGAACGACCTATTCGGTGGCAAGGATAGCATTACAGGACTTACTGGCTCAGAGGCCCTAAGTGGAATTGCATCTATAGGACAGCTGGGATTAGGGATATTAAACTACCAAGACACTAGTAGGTATAACGATAAAGTTATAGAAGGTCTTGACCAGAATCTAGCTAACTCTAGACAGGAAGCTAAGTCTACTGCTGATTACCGTAGAAGCTACGGGCAATAACTATGGGATTTAAGGCACAGACTAACATCAATGTTGGGGGATTCAAAGACGCTACTGCTAGTGGGCAAAGAGCTTTATCTAGTATAGGTAACCAGCTCGACATGCGACGTAGAGAGCAACAAGCCCAGGCTAATATGGATAGAACACGTACTGACATGCTGACACAGAGAGACCTTGAGAACGAAAGAGCTAAAGTACTAGCAGATAGGAACACTACTGAGTATAACTACAAGGTTGCACAGAGAGATGCTATACCTGGACTACTTCAAGGCGATATAGTTAATAAGAATGCACAAGACTACACTGATAACTTCAATAGCCAACTAGCAGCTACACAGGCACCGGCACAGGCTAAGTATGACGCGGTACTTGCAGCCGGAGGGTCTCAGAAAGATGCAGAGAATGCCTTCACAGCTAGTATGGGTAAGCAAGGATTAGGTGGAGCTTATGTTAATAAAGATAACTTCAATCTAAATAAGATTGAGCAGGGTATGGGTACAAGTCTAAGAGAAGAGTACAACATACGTAAAGGTAACGCTATAGCTGCTAACAATCCTACAGCTGTTGCCGCTATCGAAGCTGATCTTGGTGCAAGAGTTAAGGCACAGGATGCTAGTAGAGCTGCTGCACTTAAAGCTGCTAATGATGTTACAGCTGAGACGTATAAGCAGAACTCAAAGGCTACACAGAAGACTATACAAGGAGCTACTAAAGGCACAAAAGGTACTAGTAAAAGAAGCTCTAAAGCCTCTGCTCTTGGTAATATAGGTAACCTTGATGCAACTTTCTCACAGACTGTTAAGGACGGTTATTGGTTCTCTAACAAAGATGACGCTACCACTATGCAAACAACTCTTGCGTTAGCTGGGTATGATGCTAAAGAACAAGCTAATATAATGACCGCTTTGAATGATGACAATGAGTGGAGAGACGGTGTCTACGCTCCAGAGAGATTTCTATCTCCTAACGTGCTTGCTTTAAATGGTATGGTTAAGAAAGGGTTAACAGAAGCGCAGATTAGAGGTACTGGTATATACGACAAGATTGCCGCTGAGAATAAAAAATATAATTCTAGTAATGGGGCTACTACAGGCACAGCAGGAACATCTGCTCAGACTGCTGCTAAGAATCAGGCTGCTATTAATGCACAGTATCGTAAAGAGTTGGCTGCTAATGCTAAAGTATTTGGTGGTACTGGTGCTAAGGATAGGGGAGCGTTAGGTACAAGTCTCACTAAAGAGTTTGACAACTTAGGTAGTAAGGCACCTACTCATCCTGGTAAGACTAAGGTTACTACTACAGCTCCTAAGCACCCTGGAAATAAGAGCACTACTCCTACAGTTACGGCAGAAGACTTACTCGCTGCTCCAGGGCAAGTTACATTAGGTAGCGACCAACTAGGTAACAACTTAAATGTACTGCCACAAGGGTACTACGAGAATGACTTGGCTGCTCCTAATACAGGTACTGGTAGGTACGCTAATAGAAGAGGCACACAAGGTGTATTTAGTACAGTTAGTAGCTTACTTCCACATGGCCCTTATGGCAGCGGGAGAACTAGAGGTTTACAAGCCCCTACAGCTCCAGTAGCTGCTCCTATTGTTGAAGACAGTAATAGGTTAGCGCTAGATAACCCCAATGCTCGGTATAGTGCTGATGTTTCCCCAAGAGAACAAGCTGCTATTGCGGCTAGTAGAAATGAGAACAATGCTGCTTATCAGAGTAGGATGGCTATTAATGCAGAGAGAGGGAGAGCAGTTGGTAACAGGGTTAATAACCTTCCAGCACAAGCACAGGTAGTTTCTCCTACGTTAGCGGATACGATGGCTAGATTACCAGTTGCCAATAGGGCTAGGGTAGAAGCTATTTCTAATGCCTCAGCAGGGTTAAGTGTTCCTCAGAAACAAGAGATGCTCAATGAGTTACTACAACTAGGTCTTACAGAAGAAGAGGCTAGAGCGGCTATTCAGTAAATACTATGCTATAATGTCCTCATTAATTTTAATGAAGGATAATTATGGCAACACTACAAGACCTATACAATAGCGAGGCATACACAAGTACTGCTTATATAGATAACCTCGCTCCAATTACTCCTACACTTTCACAACAAAAACAATCTAAACTAAACCGTAAAACTATCGATAAGACTGCTAAGGTTGCACCTGAGTACACACAAGATGTACTAATTGGAATGCAAGATAGTGACAGCTTTAGGACAGGGCAGTTTGCTGCTACAAGAACTAAGATACCAGGGCTAGATACCTATTACGACGGCATAGAAGGTGCTCACTACAAGGATGGTGTCCTACAAAGCGGGATAGACATACAGGGAGTAGATAAGCGTACTGGTGCTTACGGTAAGTCAGATAGAGTAATGTCCGCACAGAGAGAGTATGTGGCTTCCGTAGTAGGCAAGACAGCTGACACGGTAACAGAACAAGACTTCATTGATGTTTCTAACCAACAACAGATACAGAAGTTAGCTAACTTGGGTGGAGAGGCAGATTGGAAGGCACCGTTGATTAGAGGTGTAGAACCAACTAACCTTACAGGTACTTATAGAGATGAGAATGGTAACATAGTACAAGAGTCATTGAATGTTCCTATCCAAACTAAGAGCTTCGGTACTACTGGTAAAAGAGATTTAGTGGCCTTTGGGGATCAACAGGGGCTTGACGTAACTAGTATTGATGCCACTAATCCACAGATGAACCTGTATGCTGGTAACGTTCAGAACGAGCTTAGTGCAGGAGTACCAGCTTCAGATCCTACTAGCCCCCTTAATCAGTACTACCAGGCAGGACTGCAGGAGACTGATAATGGAGGAGCTAACGATACTGATGGATACTTCGGTAACCTTGTAGATAACTTACAGTTCGGGTTAGGTAGAAAGGCAGCAGGTATTGCAGATGCTTTTGTTGACGCTAGCACTAGGGCTGTAATAGAAGGTGATAAGTATTTTAATGGGGTTACAGAGGAAGAGGCTGTCAAGAACATAGTAGACTCCTCGTCGTTGTTCGAAAGAGATCCTAAGACTGGAGATTTTATAGGTTTCGATAAGTATAAGAAAGCCTCAGAGTATGGATACGATAACACTAGGGAAAACAACGCTATGAAGAGACTTGCCAAAGGTTGGGAAGAAGGGGATACTGCGGGTAAGGCTAAAGCTGTACTAGATGCTTTCCTTACAGCAGGGCCTAACTTTGTACTTAGTAGTGCTGGAGAGTTCCTTACAGGCCCACTTAAAGGTTTTGGGCTTATGGCTAACAGTGCTGACTACGCTAACCAGATACTAGAAGATGTAAAAGGGGAAGTTACTAACGGTAGAAGAGCGGCTGCTATTACTGGCGGTTTTGGCATGGCAGTACTTAATAAGTTAGGAGCGGATGAGGCGCTAGGTAATACTAAGTTAGTACAGAAAGCTATCGGGGCAGTAATTAAGACGGGGTCAGAGAGTGCTGCTAGGAAGATGGCTAAGGATGTTGCTAAGTTAGCTTTAACTACAGTTGGTAAAGGTGCCTACGAAGGTATGGAAGAGGTTGCTCAAGAGGTAATACAGAAAGTAGTTGCTAAGTATGGCACTGATAAAGAGAAAGAGCTTTATGATGGTACACTTGGTACAGAGTTATTCCAAGCATTCGGCGCAGGTGCAGCAGCAGGTGGTAGTATAAACGTTGCTAAGGATACAGTACCAGCAGCTATTAAGCCTATTGCTAAAGCCACAGGGTACGTAGGAGGTAAGGTACTTGATGCAGGGGATAAAGTACTTGATAAGGTATTTAACAGTGGAGAGGATACTACTGACAGCAGCCAGGATGTTATTAAGGATAATCCTAATATAGACCCTACTGAGATCAGAGCAGCAGCAGAAGGACTACAGCCCTTAAACGTTAACCTTACTACAGCTAGTAAGAGTGATAATGCTAATACTAATATAGGGGTTGCAGATGATATTAACCCACAAGCTACAGCGGCAGTTGTAGCCAATGAGGCTATTAAGTCTCCTATACATAAGATAGTAGACCCTAAAGATACTCCGGAAGTTTCTAAAGCTGCTGAAGAGTTCGACACAGTATTTGCTGAGATTGTTGCGGACCTTGCAGAAGGCGCTGCAGTACCAGTAGACCAGAGGGAAGAGTTCGGGCTACCTACTGATGAGGGAGAGTATGCTAACGCTTTTAAACAAGTTACAGCTGGAGCTATGGAAGATATCAATTCCGCTGTTGCTAAGTTGACTAAGGCAGGTGCAGGGCCTAATAAGCTTAACGCAGTGGCTAGAAGGATAGAGGCACTAGTGCAGATTAAAGCAGCTAAGAACTCAGCTGACGTCAGGAAGGTTATAGAAGATGCGGGTACTGAGCAAGCAGTTAAGGTAAGAGCTATCCTAGGTAGTGCACAGTTCACTCCTAAAGAGATAGATACGTATATAGAAGAGAATGCCGAGGAGTTAGATGCTCAACAGAAGAAGCTACTAGTTGCTAAGAGTGCCATACTAAGCTCAGTTAAGAATGTTGGTAAAGAGAAGATACAAGGTGGTGGTACGTTGCCTGGTGTTAATCAGTGGATGTCAGTACTTGGACAGGATAAGACTTTAGATACTATTGCTAAGAGTAAGATAAAGAACTTCATAGGTAGCCAACGTAAGAAGCTTAGTGACTTCAAGGGCTCATTAGATGCTTGGGATATAGCTAACAAGATGCCTTGGACTTCTGAAGGGAAGGGCAACAAAGACTTCAACAGTAACATAGATTACAGTACACCAAACGCTAGAGCAGCGGCAAGGTCGTTTGCTATAAACTCTGGGAAGATGGAAGCTACCAATGAACCCGGCACAGTGGAGTACGGTGATAGCTCGTTTACAGATGTGCATAAAATAGCAGATATGGTAGAGACACTTACTGCAGAAGATAAAGCAATGCGGTTACTAGAGGATGCTTTTAATACATCATCAGAGGCACAGGAAGGTACCCAGGAGACACAGAAGAAGTCTACTGGTAAAAGTACTCCTGTTAAGGATACAATGCCTCCAGAGGCTTCTAAGGAAGCTATATCAGAGGGAGCTGTTAACCGTAAGGTATATGAGGCTCAAATAGCAGATCCAGAGGTCTCTAAACTTGAAGAGGCATATAAGAAAGCACCTGATGGCGAGAAATCTATAAATGCTGCTGACGCACTAACAGCTGCAATGGACAGGGTACGAGCTGAAGTAGAGGCTAGGTATGACATCATAGGTAGGGCTAAAGAAACTGCAGGGGAGAAAGAGCTTAGACTTAAATTAGAGGCTAAAAAGGAATCTCGTAAGGCCACTAAGGAAGTATTACCTACTGTAAAAGAAGTTGCTGATAAGATAGCAACAGGTAAGAAGCTTAGTGATGCAGACTTACAAGTACAGGATAACGGTGGTAAAGCTATTGAGGATATACTTAAGAAGCTAGCTGAAGCTAAAGCAGCTGAACAGAAAAAGAAGAAAGAAAGTAAACCCACAGTTGACAAAGTAGAAGAGAGTACAACTACTGATGGGTTAGAGCAGGCACAAGCTGATGCTGACGAACAACAGAGGATGCATGAGGAAGACTTAGCTAATAAAGCTAAAGAAGCCAACACCCCTCAGAAAGTAACAGGTGTTACTAAGGTAAGTAAGGGTACTATTGCTGAAGTTAAAAAAGAAGCTAAAGATACCCTTGATGAACTTTCAGATCTAGAAGCATCATTACCTCCAGGGCTTAATAAAATATTTAAAGAGGACTGTACAATATGAGTTGTAAACTAAGACAAATTGATGAGGCTATTGCTGTTACTAATAAGTCAGGCAGTGCTAAGAAGGCTGAGACCATAAAGACATTAGAGAAGATGCGTGACTTAGCATTAATAGCTAACTACCAAGTTAATATTAGCTCAGTGGTTGTTGAGTCTGACAAGACAGTCGATGAGGTTACAGCTGAGGCATTAGACAAAGACAACTATTACCAAGGTCTTGTGAAGGATGCAGAAGAGGCTAGAAAAGCTACTGACGCTTCTTATACTAAAGCTAAAGACTCACTAGTATATAAGAGAGACGCTAAGGTTACTGATAGAGTTAAAGGTGATAGGAAGGAAGGCAAGGGAGTAGTAGATAGGGCTACAGTTAAGATTAAAGCACTCGGAGAAGAGATTGAGGAGTTACAGAGTTTTAATATTAGTTGGTACAATAAGATCCCAGGAGCTACTGAGGCAGAGAAGACGGTCTACAAGGGTAACATTGAAGGCCTTAAGACTAGAATCAAAAGTCTTAAGTTAGAGCAAGATGCCCTAATAGCTAGAAGGTCTGCTGCTGAGAGTAACAGCAGGACTAGTGCTAAGCTGTTTGATGAGGCTGAGGCTATTAAGAAGTCTAGTGCTGAGGCTCAAGCTAAAGTTACAGAGCATAGGATGACTTACTCTACAGCAGGTCAAGTTATACTGGAGACTAAAGTAGCTGGTACTAAGAATAAGAAGGCTGACTCAGAGATTGACGAAGTGTCACTAGCGGATTACTTTATAGCTTCAAATGTCAGTATAGACTTACCAAATATGAAGGCTAGACTAGAGCAAGCTATAAACTCTAAAGAGGGAGATAGAAGCACGTACGCTGGTAACGTCGAGAAGGCAAGAGGCTGGGTAGTTGAGATGTTTGCCGGCATAAAGAAGTTTGCAAATGCACTGCCTCCAGTATTTAAGAACGAGGTAGCAGATGGCGGTGTAGAGGAAGGATACCAGAATATAGTTAGGTCTTCAACTTCGCAAGAGAGTTACAACAAGTACGGAGATACTAGAACAGAAATAAATGATACTTTAAACAAAGCAGCTTCAATAGCGTTTGTAGAGTGGGCTGCTAATATAGGTGGAGCTGCTAGGGCTAGTACTAGAAGTAACGATGACTCACTACGTATGTTGGGTAAGACTACGAAAGAGACTTTATCTACTTCAGAGAGAGATCTGCTATCACAGTTTGATGGAGTTGTTCCAGAGGCTGCTAGGATGATTGGTAGAGAAGCTATGAAGATGCTAGGACTTAAGGCTAAGGAAGGATCTACAGAGCTAGAGACTTCACAGTTCAAAGCTAAGCTAGAGATAGAGTTAGGGCTAATGGCACTGAAAGGTGCTGAGAAAGCTGGTATTATAAAGCTTAATGATACTAAGGTAGACTTTAGTGAAGACATTAACAAGTTGCAGGAAGAGAATGCAGAAAGAGCGGCTACTAATGAAGACAATACTCTAGAAGATATTATAGCAGTTAGGCAAGGAGAATTTAGACCTGGGTATGCGATTATAACTTCAGCTATCTATGGTGACAAGACTACCGATAAAGGGACTACAGCTACATTTAGTTTTACTAATGAAGAACACCCAATGCTTAATAGAGCAGAGAGTGCTGTCAGCGACCTTTTAACGGCACTAGGGGACACGAAGAGAACTACAGGGTTACACTTATCACCAGAGAGTGCTGCGACTGCTAGGGACTCTATAGTGAACCAAGGTGTTAGTAATTACGTAGGAGATGTACCTGCAGTACAGAAGGATGCTATTATTAAGCAATCAGCTACAGCTAATTGGTTTGATGATGGGTACACTGAGATGTTGGATAAGGTATTAGAGGAGTCTGGTGAAGACACCTTTCTAGAGATGCTAGGGATGACTGATGAGAATGGTGCTTACGTTGAGGACAGAGCAGCTATCAGAGGTAAGAACGAGGCACTTAGGAGGTCTCTCAAGCACCTACAAGATGCTAGAGAAGAGGTTGCTGCTTCAGGGCAGAACAATATGTGGTTTAAGTGGTACGTAGTTACTAATGGTAGATTTGGTATTAAGTCTAATACCTTCAATATACAGGATCAGAAGCTTCATAGGAACTCAGTTAGTAATGCAGCTATTACAGTTGACACAAAACAGAAAGAAGAGTTCCTTAAGATGTCAATGGCACAAGGCTTTGATATCAGTGTGGATAAGTTAACTAAGAAAGCTGCACTAGAGAAGTTTGATGCTTATGCTGAAGAGCTGGTACCTTATGTAGAGGCTATTAACAATGGAGATAAGAACGCGTATACTAAGGCACTTAAGTTCGTAACTAGCTCTACAGGGGAACCAGAGCATGCAATGAGGGCACTATCAGAGTTCATCAGTTACTATAACTGGAATGATAATGGGCGTAAAGGTAAGCTTATATCAGGAATGACATTAGAGACAGACGCTATTACTTCAGGGTATATCCTTAAGATTATGCAAATGCCTATATTCTTAAAAGAAGATGGGACTATAGATATGGAGAAGGTCAAGCTACAGTTAGAGAAAGGTGGGGTATTTGACCATACTACTGATGCTGATGGTAAGATGACTAACCCTACCTATGGTGAGTGGAAGATGAATAAAGAGAATAAGGATTCATACGAGACTGCTGGTAAGGCTTTCGGCGAGGAGCTAGCTAAGGCTACAGAGCCAGAGAATATGGTGTTTAGACTTGGTAAGGAGCACGGTAAGAAGAAGTATAGTGACCTCACAACTAAGCAGCAGACTTTTCTAGCTAAGATAGCAGAAGAGGATAAAGTCAAGACTCAGGCTATTATGGCTTTACTTGGGGAAGGTAATGTAGTTGACGGCTTTATAGCTATATCTAGGGCTTTTATGAAGAACCCTTTTATGATATTTAACTACGGTTCAGCTATTAGTTCTATCGTTAATGCTGAGGCGTCTAAGACTACTGAGAACATCTTTAAGAGGATGACAGCTATTGGTAGAGAGGAAGACAACACGTCTCACACAGAGATTATCAATGCACTAAAAGCATCAGAGTACCAGCTCAGCAAGGATTTAGAAATAGACCAGAAGGCAGCTAAGACCATTATTAATGGGCAGTTAGTAAACTTAGAGAAGGCTATTGAGGAAGGCGGTGATAAGGTATTAGAGCTGAAGTTCGATAAGAGAGTACTTGCAGCAGTTGAGGCCACAGCAAGGAATGTTATTAGTAAACCACTTACAGCTACATTTAAAAGTGAATATAGTGAGTATATGGAGGCCGGTAAGACTATTAATACGTCTATGGCAGTAATGGCTAAGGTAGCACTAAGAGCTCTTGATAAGAGGATACTAGAGGAAGTAGCTAAGAAGAATAAGGACAATACAGGTAGAGATGCTAGATTAAGTCCTAAAGAGATTGATGCTTTAGTATTAGGTATGAGAGACGAGTTCCCAGTGCTTAACATGCCTTTAGGGGATGGGGATGCTAGTAAGATTCTACTGATGAAGACAGCCCAAGGAAGTTATACACCAGATCATGAGTATAACGTTGAAGCTAGATCAGGGTTTAAAGACTTTAAGGGTGAGAGTAGTATGTACAAGCTAGTAGAGAGCTTTACTAGTGGTGCAGTTATCCCTATCCACTTTATGGATGGGTCTATTCAGTCAAGAGTTCTATCAATGTTCACAGCTTTAGGAGTACATGATGCTAACTTATTCAACTTGGAGAATATGGTTGAAGGTACTAAGGAGTACAACAAGGCTGCTATCGAGTTGGCTAAGAGTTACTCACTGTCTACAGAGGTAATGAATAGCTTTGTTGATACCCTTAATAAGGCTACTGCTGAGGACTTAGCAGCTATAGATACAATACACATGGAGCAGTTTATACGAAATATTGGTAAGTTTGAAGAAGGTTCTACTTACACAAATACTAAGTTGATAGATAAATCTATACAGAGACTTAAAAATAAACTAGGAGAGCTGACTGCAGAAGGTATCTTAGGTATAGAGGTTAAGGGTACTAGTAAGTCTGATAATTTTGTTAGAGATATACAGGCTGAGTTAGAGACTAAGTCTCCCACTACTATAAGTGAAGCGTTTAGTACTGTTAAGAAACTGCAGGAGACTAGCGAAGAAGGTAGGTATCAGCTATTTAATAACAATGTGCAGTACATAGAACATAGTGCACTAGAAGGGGCTGGATATGTTACACCTGCCGAGGCTTACAGTAAGAAGGTGCCTAAAGAACTAGTTAGCAGTACCAGTAACTACTTAGGTACACCAACTGAAGGCACAGCCACTAAAGTAGCCACACAGTCACCACTTGACAATATAGAGGAAAACAGTAATAATACTGTAACTGAAACAGAAACCTCTAAGCACTTAACACCTGATGAAATGCAATCTATGAAGGATGCTAACAAGAAGGCTGGAGAGAAGATCTGTAAGACTAAATAGGAGTTTGTATGGCTTGTAACAAGACTGCGATAATTAAAGATATTGAGAAGAGAATAGCTAGGACACTTAAGGCTAAGAATACTGGCATGAGTAACGATGAGATAAGAGCCGTTGCTAAGGCTGACGCTCCTAAGATGTTCAGAGAGATGCAAGAAGAGCAGATGGGTGATGCAGCTGACGCTAAAGAACTCAGTAAGCCAGAGATACAGAAGCTTAATGCAGCTAGACCACACGTAAAGCACACTAATGGTAACACTTACGTACCGGTAACAGTAGTAGGCAGAGCTAGTGATGGCAAGATTAACTACACATACCCTAATGGTGATAAGGCCTACCCTATTGCTACAGATAAGGTCTTGCTTAAGGCAGGGCCACACGATACTGCAGCTTCGCAGATCGTAGATACAATCCCTTTATATAGTATCAGTACAGCTGCAGCCAATGGTGCTAGCAAGGATACTAATAGCGATAGAACAGTCACGATTAGTAAGGCAGTAACAGAGGCTAGAGCTAGGTATACAGCAGACCCAAGTACAGATAATGCTAACCACTTAGCTAACGTAGAGGCTCTTAATGGATTAAGGAACTCATTTGGAAAAACTATAGCAAAGGGAGTTAGCCCTAGGAAGTTACAGAGTGCTAAAGACGCAGGAACTAAGGATGAGATAGAAGACTTCTACTTTGATGAAGATGGCAGTATGAGCAAGAGTGAGAATATAAACGCAGCCCTTACAGAGTGGGATAAGAAGAAGTACGGAGAGAACTTTGATGTAGAGCACAGCAAGGAACTAGGCGCTACTCTAGAAGCTATGGTTAACGCTATAGAAGATCTTAATAAGGCTGACGTTAGTATAACAGAGGCACAGCTTAGTAGTAGAGCAGCTAAAGGTGAATATTCTCCATTTGATAATACTATAGAGATACATGTAGATTCTAGACATAATGGCGAGTTCTTTAGGCAGAGGTTCACACAGACAGCCCAAGAGGTTTATGTGCACGAGTTAGTACATGCTGCTACAGAGTTTATCTTTGATGGTAGTAGGGAAGTACAGAGAGATCCTACTATAGCTGGTATGGTAGCCTCAGTTAAAGAGTTATATAGCTCAGCTAGGAAGGGATTAACTAGTTACGAAGGGTTGCTACCAGGGTATACAGATGGCAGCACTACTTATAGTGAGTACGAGGTAGCACAGGCTAAAGAGAAGTATGATTATATCTTCAATAATAAAGAAGGTGTAGGGCTGGAAGAGTTCATGTCACACTTGCTTACTAATAAGCAGTTTAGACTTGCTATGAGTAATATCGATGCGATTAGTAAGGCTACTAAGGATGAAGATGCAGGGCTAATAGATAAGATTATAAATGGCTTTAAGGATTTCTTAGGAAGGTTAGTAGGGTTTACTACACATAAGAAGAATGCAAGTATTACAGAGGCTGGTACAGATTTGTTATTTAAGGTAATGAAGGCACATAGTGATAATGCGATGAAGGTTGCTAGTAAACACCCTGCAAGAGTTGCTGAGAGAGCTACAGAGTACCTGGATGGAGTTCTAAACAAGAGTGATGAGAAGTTGGCAGGAGTTGCAGACACAGTAATTAGCACTGCAATGTTTGAGGGCACTGCTAGTAAGGTTGAGTACTATAAGCAATTAGCTGAAGATGTACAACGAGTTAAGGACAGTAAGGTTACAGACCCTAAGGAAGTTGAGAAGATTAAGAAGGCTAATGAAGAGAAGATTGCTGAGAAGGAAAAACTCTTCAATGATATAGGTAAGCTATTAGGTAAGGTACCAGATAGGAATAGTAAAGAGTATAGGTCGTTAGTGGGTAAGTATATAGGGCTTGGTATTACTGCTGCAGGTATGCTTAAAGATCTATTTATATACGCTAGGATGCTTAATAAGTTACGAAAGTTAAAAGAGATAGACCCTAAAGGGTATGCACAGCGAATGGCTAAGCTTGACGGGTTTATTAAGAGAGTTGAGAAGAATGTTATAGCTAAGATACTTAAGGACTTTAGTACTAAGGATTTAACGTACAGTACTATGACTGATGCTATTTTGAAGTTAACACATGATGTTGATGCTATGAGAGAGAGTAATTATGAGGATGTACTAGGAGCTAGTAAGGAATGGTTTGGCAGGATTGAGGTTAATGGTGAGGCCTTTAGGAAGCAGAACGATGCCCTTAGCGACACGATCTTACGCACAGACATACAAAGCCTAGGGGTAGATTCTAAAGGGCTCCTAGAGCTTCTAGAGGACTCTGGTAAGGTGTACTCAGAGATTAAGGCATTGGCTAAGGTTATTAAAGATAAAGGGATGCTGGAGGATGCATTATTAGCAGCAGAGGCTATGGCAAGTGGTGGTGGATTGATAACAAATCCTACTAATATTGCTAGTGGCTTTGGTAGGGCTATTCAGTCACCAGATCCTAAGATTGTTAAGGCCTTAGATAGATATATATCTTTAAAGGCTTTAGAACTTACTAGTAGTGAAGTTAAGAAGACTGCTGCTGATTTTATAAGTGGTAGGGATTATAAGAGAATTAGTGAGAGTAAATTAAGTAAGGCTGGTAAGAAGCTAAAGCTCATTAAAGGTAAAGAACCTATGACTCAGGATGAGTACACAGCACAAGTACAGGAGGGGGTTAATAGCTTCCTTCAGCACTCAGAAGGTACTGATGCTAGATCTAAGGAAGAGATGACAGGAGAAGAACATAACCTTATTAAAGGATATATGAAAGAATCTTTTGATACTGGCAATGAGCTAGTGATTGTGCCACTTAGAGAGAGAGTTGACTTAGAGAAAGAAGGATATAAGTACGTAAGGGATGTTAAAGAGCATAGGGAAGGTGCAGAGCCGTATGCAATCTTTACACGTAGAGACGGTAAGACTTCTAGAGCTAATGGAGCTATAGGACTGCAAGGAGTTAAGGCAAGAGGTGTTAGCCTATCAGCTATGATACATGAAGAGATAGAGAATGCCCCACTAGGAGAGAAGATAGATTACTTCCAAGAGACTGCTAAGTTTAAGAAAGAGTTAGCAATGCAGGTTAAGGAGTATAATAGAGATAGACTTGGTGCTGATATGCAACCAGTATATAACAGTAATGGTGATATTGTGGACTTTAGAACTAATATGACTCATACAGAGAAGAAAGAGTTATTAGATATGGAAACTAGAGGTACACAGAACTTAGCTAGGACGTATGGTACATTTGGGACAGCTAAGGCGACAGAAGAGCATAATAAGAAAGTTCTGCAAAACATTAAGAATGATGCAGATAAGTTTGCTAGTTCATTGCCAGGGGACTACGTTACAATTAGACCAAGAGCCGCGCTGGGTAAGGAAGACTTTGGATTAGAAGGAGTTGTGCCTAAAGATGCTACACAAGAAGAACAGCTATGGGCTAGGCTACCGGCTAGTACTAAGAAAGCTGCTGCTGATTTATATGATGGTGAGAACAAGATAATTATTAGAAGGGATTTAGTGTTACCAGCATTTGGTGAGAATGATTTATCAGTATCTGATAGCCCATTTGGCAGGTTCTTTAGTAAGGCGGGTAGAAGAAACATTAAGCAGATTGAGAACTACTGGCAAGATCTAATGCAGATAGCTAAGGGTAATATCGTTATTAAGGTACCGGCAGTACTTATTGGTAACGTGGTATCTAACGCTAAAATACTATTCTATCTAGGAGTTAATCCTATTAAGGGTACCAAGCTATTGTTTTTAGGTGCTAGGGAATTAAAGAGGTATGAGAGTGATAATAAGGAGCTACAAGAGCTTAAAAGGGTTGAGGGGCTAAGTAGGACTAGTAAGAGTAATTCAATCCGTATAGAGGAGCTAGAGGCATCTCTAAAGCATAATATGGTTAGACCATTGATTGACGCTGGTATGTACCAGTCGATTGTAGAGGATGTAAGTACTAGGAAGGAGACTAATAGAGTTAGTGAAAGAGCTAATAAGTTGGTAGATAAGTACGTTACTAATAAGGGAGCTAATACTGCGGTACAGTACTTATTCCTTACAGAGAAGACTAAGCCGTTCCAAGCAATGCTTAAAGCTACACAGGTATCAGACTTCTACTTTAGGTTTGCACAGTACTATGATACCATAGATAAATTGGAAGCACAGGCTGAGAGTGCTAATGCCGGTAATAAAAATGATGAGAAAAGGTTACGAGTAACACTTGCTGATTATATTTATGATGGAATACCTTTTAAGACTAGAAGAGGTAATGTGTCAGAGGAATTAATGGATGCTATTAAGTGGCACTCAATGAGAGAGATTACAGATAACTACATTAACTACGAAGCTCCTCTTAATGATAAGGTTAGGTATTGGGATAAGATGAACCCAGGGTTCGTTAGGTACTACACTAATATCCAGAGAGTTATTAAGAAGATAGCAAAGAAGAGCCCGGGAAGGGTCGCTAGTGACTTTGCACTGCAGTTAGTAATTGGAGATACTGATGGTATCGAAGATCAGACATTTATAGAGAAAGGGTTAAATCCTTATACGTTTAAAACACTAGGGATGATTAAAGAGGCTATTATACCTCCTGGTCCAGAAGTTATAATGGCTTATGCTCGTTAGGTATTCACATAGTTACAACAACCCTAGATGAGTAAGTGTGAATAACATGTGAATAGTCATAATATGTGAATAACTTTCAGTACTCATTTCTAGTGGCTTTAAGGTTTACCGGTGGCACTGGTGATATGAGGTGGCAGCACCACAGTACTACTGGGGGCTCAGGCAAGTTAAGCATAATAACGGCTAATTACTGTATACTCTTCGTAAACTGAGTTTACTCAGTGGCTAGTAAAGTGCCTGCAGCAGGAGCTTAGGAGAGGGTTGGCAGAAGAAGGCTAAGGCTATATAAGAAATACTATCGTTAAGGTACCTTAGAGGCCTTGAAAGCTCCAGGAGTACTAGGGCTGGTATTAATAGCTATGATACCTTTAAGGTGCAGCTATGTAACTCTTACGGCTACTTACGTTGATGGCCAGAGTGCACTAGAGGCTACTTGGTCTAGTATACTACTTCAGGGATTGTAGGGTGTATTACTACTAAGTATATAGTATAGCATCTACCACTACACCTAGAGGTTATTCACATTAATTACTACATTATTTTTGAGTTATTCACATCTATTCACATCTACTTATATGGCTTCTTAGGGAGTTCTTTAGCATTCACTAGGAACTTCTTAGCCCTAGTACATGCTACATAGTATAGTAAGAACTCAGTATTGGCAGCATCTATCATAACTGCGTTATTAGTACGTTTACCGTCCTTATCCTTCTTTTTAGCTTTAATTACAGCTTCATTCATATCAGGATCTATAACTACCTCGTCAGCTTCTAAGCCCTTCGATGAATGGGCAGTAGTGAATACTAGGGAATTACTATCAGAGACTACACTCGCAGCATAGGATTCTAACCCTACTACACGGTCTCTGCCGAAGGTTGCTAAGACTTTTATTCCACGAACAACTTCATCATCATCTTTCATAGCAGCCTTTATATATGTTTGAATAGAGCCGTATTGGGATTGTAATGTAGCAGTCTTCTCATATCTTGCTCTAAGATTCTCTAGTACCCTATAGCGAGTATTAGTTATCTTCCTACCGTTATCAATGTTAGCCAGTATTAGAGGCAGTTCTAACATTACTTTAAGAGGCCTAGTAGTATTGAAGCTTTCGCCAAGGTCTTGCATCTCTAGCATCTTAGCTATTAAAGTAGAGTTATACCTAGATATATACATAGTACTAGTAATAGTCTCATCAGTGCATTCAACACCTTCAAACTTAAAATCAATATCTACATACTGCTTCATAAAGGCTTCGACAGGTTTAGCAATCTTAGTTGAGACGCGGTAAGATTTAGTGAGAGGCAGTTCAACCCCTTCGTCTTTTAAGGCATGGAATCCGTTAATAGTATTGTTGAACTTGTATATGTTCTGGGCAATATCTCCGACCATTAGTTTTTTCTCCGCCTCTATTGCTCTGAATATAGCTAAGGATACTGGTGTAACATCTCCAGCTTCATCTAGTATAAGGAACCCTACTTTTGGAGGAACTATATTGCCTGATACTAGTAGCCCGTGAAACATTTTTAGGTAGAACGAATGGTTGCATGCGATAGCACCATTTGCCATTGAGTGTATATGCTCTTTTGCAGCATGTACTAAATCTTCATCAGTGTTATTAAACTCTTTTCTTGAAAAATACTCATCAGGGGTAGGTTCAGCACATAGGCAGAAGTCCTCTATCATAGAGGCGATTTCTTTTTTATCTTTAACAAGTCCTGAGTACCTTACATCACGGTAGTTAAACCATCCTACATTTAACCCATATTGGCGTACAACTGCCCGCCAGGCTAAGGAGTGTAGTGTACTACATTTAATCCCTGTTCCTTTGAACTTTTCAGCTGCTTCAGTTGCTATTGCTTTATTGTACGCTAGGTATTGACCATCTAGTTTAAGTGCCTTTGCAGCAGCTATGGCTAGGTGAGTTTTACCAGAGCCGGCCACTGCTGATGTCTTGACTAGGCGGGGACCTGGTTGTTGTAGTTCAGTTATTACTGCTTGTTGTTGTGGGGATAGTGACATATGTTATTTCCTGTTATTTATTGTTAGTATAATAAGATACTCCAAAGAGTACCCTATATACTACTTTTTTAAGAGAGTATCGAGTACCCAATCTGAGTACATAGCTTTGAGTTGCTTAGTCGCATTGATTGAGGCAGCATTTAAGTGCCCTCTACTTGCAAACATTAAGGCTCTACGCTCAGCTGCTGCTTTGTGGGTAGCTTCTGAGTTGTTGGGCCCGTCGTATTGAGTTACTGTTGGTTTTGCGTATTTCATATTAATCCTCTATTGGTAGTGTTGGCTGTAGTGGTTTACGCTCGTCTAAGATTGCTTGTAGCATCTCTTCCGGGCCTTTCCAGCCTTCTGGTTTAAGCTGTTTACCATGTTCATCTTTTGGTGCTCCTAGCTTACGCATATTGGCAGCAGTTACGATGTCCATCCCTAGGTCGATCTGCTCAGCAGTTAATCCCATTTTTGCTAGCTTCCCTGCGTGGAAGAACATTGCGTCTAGTGATTTATCGAATTCAGCAACTTCTGTAGGTAAGGGGATACCTCTTGCTTCAAAGGCTTGGTGTAAGTTATTGCATAGTCCTAAAGACCATTGACGAGCATTTACCCATTGCTTATCTTCAGGAGTGATTGGTTCCCCTTTTTCGTTAGCCCCATTTAGTGCTGGTTCGTACCCTTCCATTGCTTCTTCAAAGATGTAAGCTGCCTCAGCAAACGAGTCCATAGGTTTTCCGAGGAGACCTGCTTTTGAGTTGAAGTCGATGATTGCTTGAGTGTTCATTTATGCTCCTCAATTATCACTGCGATATCTAGAAGAGATCTTAGGTACCCGGCTTGAATTGTATCTTCAGAGGATTGTAGGTCGGTTAAGATGCCTTCTAGGATTAGCTCTACTTGAGCAATTGTGTTTTTAGTTTCGTTCATCGTTTTACTTATAATTCTTTCATGCGTTGCATGGCAGCTTCTAGCCTTCTGCTGGCTTCGTCCATACGACGGTCTAGGTCGGTTTGGTGTTCAGTTGATTCTGGTTCATCATCATCTAGGGTTGGCAGCTTTACTTTTATAGGGAACTTAATTAGCCAAAGGCTGATTAGTGTTGATCCTGCTGTAGCACTTATAACACCTAGTTGGGAGCCCCCGAATACTATGTTCAGGGCGACTAGCATTGCTATATCTATGACAATATCCATATACATCTTTCGTTTCCACTTGTACCTTATTAGGACAAATTGGAATAGTACTGCTAGCCCAAGTCCGAAGACTACAAATCCCACTAGTTACCTTTTAAGGCTTCCACATCTTTTAGGAGCTGGAATAGTTGAGCTTGTTCACCACAAGTTTCTAATTGAATAGAACCTGCTAGCACACCATGCATGAAGTTGTGGATATAGATGTCGAATGCTTCAAGTGGTGTTGCACCTACTGTCGCAGAAGCGTCTGGTTCTGAGTCATTCTCTAGCTGGTCACAGATACAAGTTACATACCCACAGTCATGGCAGCGTTCTTCATAATAGGGGTCACCCGGTGTGTCCTCATTATGTGTTTCAGATGCTGCTCTGGCTTCTTTAATTACGTCGACTAGTGCTTGTAAAAAGTCGGGGCGTTGTTCTTCCATTTTTTATCCTTCTGTTTTTGATTCTGAGAATAGTCTCTCAGCGTAGGCAGCGAAATCAGATCTCACTACTTTAGTTAGCGGTATAACATGTTTGTTAATACCGTTACCTAGCTCAGTTGCACAATCGTTCAGGATTACGCTTAAGCCGTTGGTGTATTTAGTCATGTTAGGGTTGTCTATTTGGTTATTAGAGCCTATAAGGATTATCTTACAGTTCTTACCAAATCTGGTTAGCATCTTTTGTAAGGATGCCTTAGACTGCCCTTGAACTTCATCGATAAGTACTACAGAGTCAGTGAAGGTTCTACCACGCATACCTAGACCAGTTAGCATTTCTATGCTATAGTCTTCAATATACTTCTCTACTTGTTCTTCTACTTTCTCCGTTAGCTCCCGACCCTTAGCCTTACCTCCGGCAAACTTAGCAGTCGCCATGTGGGTTAAAGAATCGTATAGGGGGTGAAAGTAGACAGCGTTCTTCTCTTCGGAAGTACCAGGTAAGAACCCTACCTCTTCTATATCTTCTACATCGTTTATAGATGCTCGAACATATAGGATAGAGTTGAATGGGTTGTTAACTTTAATTAGCCTCATAGCGTTGCTTAGAGACACTAAAGTCTTACCAGAGCCTGCTAGGGCTTCGGCTACTATTAAGTCCATAGTGGGGTCCTGAATGGCCCTAGAGAGTAGTAGTTGATCAGCACCGCGAGGGTTAACTTCTTGGCGACGTAGCTCAGCTTCAGTATCTTTACCTAGGATGTTGATTGTCTCGTTATTAATAGAGGCAATCTTTATCTGGGCAGAGTCTGGGGTTGAGAACTTATAGTTGTAGTGTTCTACTAAGTGTTCAGGGTCTACTTCAAAGATGGAGCGATTGTGTAGAGTTTTAAATACACCTTCAGTTACCTCTAGGGTTTTAGTGAATTCGTAGTCTACCTTATCAACCACTTTGAAGTCGGTTACGTTTAGACCTAGGGACTCAGCCCTGATGCGACACATTACATCGTTAGACATAAAGGTTAGTCCGTTATCTAGGTAATTATTCATTACTCTAGCTGTTTCTATAATCTTACGATCATTTAAAACATTAGCAGCAACATCAGAGAAATCTGGGTAGGGCTCAATTGAGACTATCCAAATTTCTACTTCATTATGTTTTACTTTAACTATAGTGGCATTTTCGTAAGAGACCCTGCCTAGTTTATCAGTATCAGCCATCATACGGCCAAAGGATCTAGCTTGGTAGGCTAGCTCACCTAGGCCTGACTTCTTGGCGTCAAGCTCATCTATGACGGTCTCAGGTATGATTATGATAGAGTCTTGTCCTAGTGTTATAATGTTATTGGCATCTAGGAGTGGTATGTTGGTATCTATACAGATGTAGTTAGGCATCTGATCTCCTAGCGTACCAGCCTTTAAATGCTTTGTTTGTTTTAAATGGGTTATCCATTTTAGTGTCCTTTTCTAAAGTTTTTCGGAGTGCTCTAAATGGCAGCCCGTGCTCTTCGCATGTCTTCTTAAAAGAGCCTGTACAAGAGTACATGAGGAGGTTACCGTTATTGTAAATATTAATAGTCAACGCTCTCCCATTACCTTTACCGCTGTTAGCCTTACTTATTTTAGCCTTAGTAGCAAGTGTATGGGTAGCTCCAAACATAGAGTTAGCAGAACCATTACATACGCAATGGTTATTAGAGATCTTAGCTTTTGATGCTTCCGAGTGCTCTTTACCATAGAAGGGATTCCCTTTACCAGTAAATAATTTACTAAGCTTTTTCTTTGTCTCCGCCGATACTTTCGTACCGAACGTACTAAACTTGGTAGATGTTTGCACAGCCTTATTATAGAACGACTGGTTTACTGCTACGTTAAAATACTTATGCAGCTTAACTTCTTTAGCCAATGCCAACTCTCTTGTAAGGTGCATACTGACCACCTTATACTTGTAATTAGCAGGATTAGCCTTCTGGTCTGTTTTAAACTGCTTATCTGAACTTGAGCTAAGGTAAGTGGTCCCTAGGTCATCCATTGGGGCACACCTAGAGCTTCTAACTCCATAGTAATGTTTACCCAGTACCTTGTTTGTTATTCTATACACGTAGTGATACATAAAAATCCTTTCAAAGATTATAGTGTAATCATACTTAAGTAAAGCTTAATAGCGCACTCATATTACTTCTTCAGCATCGCTTTTGTATAGGCTTCTAAACCCTTTCCATCTTTCTTCCTCATGAAGTTAAACCTTGCAGTAGTCTCATCGACTCCCATCCATAAATCCTTGCCGGCTATTACCAGCTCCATTTCATGAGGGGTGAGGAAATTACCATAAATCTCTGTAAATGCAAGATTCAGCTGAGTATCGGTAAACTCCATTTGTGCCCGCATTTCGTGCCCCTTGCCAGATGCACCACCACTGTAGTTGTGGATCATGAATTGTACATAAGGAGCTATCTCTAGCTTATCACAGCTTAGTGAGATAATAGTTGCGACAGATGCTACCGTGCCAGATAGCTTGGCTACTACTGTTGCCTTACTGCGTTTGATAGCGTCGATTATCATGAACCCTGAGTCCACGTAACCGCCACCGTTGTTGATGTGAAGGTTGATAACGTCACCCTTGTAGGCTTGGTCTAGTGTACGGCATAAGTGATTGTACTCTGAAGGAGCCTCAATGCCATCTGTTAAATAGACATCAGTTACTCTACCTGCTGTTATTAAAGGGACGTAGTTATCCCATACTGTTTCTTTTTTCTGTTCTATTGGTAATTCTATTTCCAATTGTTATCCTTTTTATTGTAATGCCAAGAAGGCCTCATCCACCGCCTTGTGGAACTCAAATGGTTCTAACCGTATAGTAGCCAGCAGTGGACGGTATTTACTAAATTTCATTACTGCCGGTAGTCCAGCTATGAAGTCCATCGTTGCTTTAGTTATAGGCTGATACTCGTCAAATCCATTATAGGTCACAGTTATGTATGTAGGCCTTTCGTTACGTTGGCTTCTAAGGCCACGTAAAGGGAATAGTAAATTCAAGTAACGAGTCTCTGTATGAGTACTGAAGTGGATATCTATAGTGAACTTACTCTGTTGCTTCACCATTTGAATCCACCTTTCTAAAGTGTATACCTACTGGTTTCAATGGGATATCATCCTGTGATAACATTTCAAACTCTACCTTTAACCACTTTCCGATGTAGTCTTTAGCATTAGCTGCCATAGCTAGACGTTCTTCGTTAGTACCTTTGAGCTTTACTTTAAAGGTACAGTTGTCACCTACGTGGTTGAAGTCTTTGTAGCAGTGGAATACAGCATGACCATTCTTATCGATGTCAAAGGATTTAACTTCAAACTCTGCATCTTGGGCTACTTTATACTTTAATACATCGTAGCTGCGTGTGTTGTACACATACTTGCCAGAAGCGTTACGTACCATTAGGCCTTCATAGCCTAGTGAGGTAACTTCTTTGAAGGCAGACTCTATATCTTCCTCGGATTGAGCCACTGATACTGGTATAACTTTAACATAGTTAGAGTTGGTTACTTTGTATAGTAGCTCTCCACGATAAGTATAGTTCTCATCTATAAGAGGTACGTCAAAGATATGAAATACAAGGTCTTTAGTTTGAGGGTTAGGCTTCTTAACAGCTGCCATAATATTTTGGAGGTGTTCACCGTGGATGTACATCTCGCCATTAATACGAGTAGTACCCATTGCCGTCATTGCAGCGTGGATAGCTGGCACTTGATGGATAGGTACTTGGTACTGTTCACCGCCACGTGATAGGAGCTCTAGAGTGCCTTCAGCGTTCTTACGGTATTCACAATTAACTCCATTTAGTTTAGGAGAGATGTAGCATGGGAAGGTGATTTTAGCCTTGTGCTTGTCGTAGCTGTTTACCTTCATAGGAAGTTCTACTAATACAGGAGCTTCTTCAGATTCAGAGTAGTTAGCCTTCATCTTCTTAGCCCATACTGCTTTAGCTTCAATAATGGCTTGCTCCTCAGCTGTAGTCTCATTAGAGCGCCCTACGTTCTTAGGTTTGGCAGTGGTCGCTTTAGTTTGCATTTTACCATCTTTCTGCCCCCATTCACGCGTGTAGGTATCTCCTATGATTTCCATATTTAGGACCTGAGTGGCCCCGGTCTTTGCTAGTTTGTAAAGTGTTGGTAGCTTCATTAGGTGTCCTTTATTAGGTTGTTTGATAGGTCTTGCAAGTCTTCTATAGTTCCATCATTACTGATTACTTTATTGAAGAGGTAGCTCTCTAAGGCTGTCTCAGAGGCGTGAGGGTCCGTTTGGGGTTTCTGTGATGAACGAGTTACCTTAACTGTTAACGCTCCTTCTAGGGCCTCTATTGGGAACCTGAAGTCAGGTATTAGGATTACATCTGTTGAAGAGTGGTCGGCTATGCGCTTACGCATAATATCTACCCATACAGCATCTCCGAAATACTTTTTCATAGCTTCGGTGCCGAAACGTTGTAAGTACCCTCTGTAAGTAGGGTTACTATTCTTTGCAGTATCTAGTTGAGCGTGAGTCATACCTAAGGTAATACTCATTATATCTTTTAGAGGGTCTGCAAAGCTTAATATAGCTACAGACTGCCCAGCTTCTGCATAGGAGTGCTTTAAGCATTTAGCGAAAGTATCTTTACCAGATCTCTTACGGCCTGCTATTAGTACTACCTTAGACAAGTTTATAGATACAGTCGGCGATCTTCTTACGAGTTTCAGCGATACCCTCTCCCAGGAATTCGTTACGGTATTTACCCGTAGTTCTAGAGTAGTCCCAAGCATCAGTTAGAGTTACTTGACCGCTTCTCGAGATTGTTGCTATTGCCGTCTCATAGCTGAATAAGGTACTACCCTCTTTTGTCCCAACTATTACATGGTTGGCGTTTATCATAGTTACAGTCATAGTAACTCCTTTAGTTAGTTTACGTTAATCCAAGTATTGGATGATTTTGTCTGCATTTGCCCACATTTAGGACAGGATCTAAAATGACGTCCTCTATGGGTTATTTGGTATTCCCACGTATGGAAGCCAAATAGACATTTTATAAATTGAATCATCGTCTAGCCTTCACAGGCCGAGCAAACTGATTTGTCAACTTTATGGACTGACTCTTCGTTTAAGCTATGGATGTAGTAGAGTGACTGGAGGTATGGATCCATCAGTGCTATGTAGTGAAGTCTAGAGATTTCCTCTTCAGTTTCTTCTTTAGTTATGAAGATGTTAAGAGACTGGCCTTGGCCACCTCCTCCCTCATTCATTAGCTTCTGACGGTGTGAGCCCATCATTATAATGGTCTCCTGGTTTAGCTCATAAGCAGTTCTGAAAACAGACTTCTCGTGATCTGATAACCAGTCCTCACCTTGTACTGAGCCTTGAGACTCCGAGATACGTTTCATTACCTCTTCGTTGTACATTCCTCTTTCCTTCATGATAGGTAGAAGGATAGGGTTGATACGGAATACAGTACCACCAGCAGTGTCTTGGCCATAGACGTTAGCGTACACAGGGTTGATACCTTCTGATATACCGCCTTGGATAATGGCTGTTGACTTAGTGGGTGGGAATGCTAGACGATGGGAGTTACGAAGGCCATAGCCCTCCAACCACTTAGGTTCTCCTAGCTCTCTTGCCATTAGTTTAGTTGCTGCAAGTGATTCACGGTCTAAGTGTTTTACTAGTAGCTGGTTAAACTGGATGGATTGAAAGTCTCCGAACTCCCACATCTTGCTTTGGAAGTAAGACGATTGGCCTAGTTGACCTAGCCCTAAGGCTCTTGACTTCTCTGTGAATGCGATTATGCGTTCAAAGCCTTCTTCGTTATGAGCTTTCTCTAACATGTCTTCGATTACGGCGTCTAGGAACACTGTTGCAATTTGTACTGCGTAGGTGTCTTTCCATTCGTCGTATTTAAGTACATTCATAGATGATAGTACACAAGTGAATGAGTGGTCTTTATCTGACATTAAAGCTATCTCAGCACATAGGTTAGAGTGACGTACGTAGAAACCTCTATCTATATACATTTGAGATCTGGCGCTGTTTACTTTATCTAGAAAGAGTAAGTAGCCTTTACCTTTGATCATCTTAGCACGTAGCATACGTTTCCAGATGTAGTCAGCTCTAGCCGCATCTGTGCGAAATAGTGCCTTGAAGTCTTCAGTGATGTTCCATCCGATATTCCAACCGTCGTCGTCTGCCACGATTTGCTCTACAAGCTCATCGAAGTCAGGGTGAAGAACGTTTACGTATTGTCCTACGTTACCACGGCGTGTGCCTTGGCTGATATCTTTCATATCTTGAACAATTCCTGCCGCGGGTTGCATAATACCGTTGGCTGTGCCACCACGCGATACCTTAGCACCACGATGACGTACGGGATCTAGGCACCATGAGGTACCGTATCCACGTTGAGTTAGTTGTGCTATCTCTGTGCGTGCTTGGTAGAATGATCTGATAGAGTCTCCTACATAGGTACCTGAACATGCGATAGGGTGGCCTCTACTGTTACCCATATTTGTCAATACAGGTGTAGAAGGTGATAGCCAGCCTTTCCACATTACGTCGAAGTAAGCTTCTTCCCAGTTGTTGTAGTCCATATAGGATGGGATATTAAACTTAGTTAGCTCTGCAGCTCTCTTAGCTATACGCGTGTACATGTCATAAGGTGTTTCTGCCGTGTTTAGGTACTCTTGTCCCTTTAGGAGCTGGTAGCTTGCTGTCGACATCCATTGAGGTGCAAGACCATCTGACTGGAGTTGCTTTCTCTCATGAGATAAACGTTCGTATTTATTGCTCATCTGAGTCTCCTTTGATGTATGGTAGTAGGCTGAATGAATCTAACTTCCACGTTCTGCTGTACTGGTTAGTACCACCTGCAAAGAAGTCATGTATTTTGATAGCACCAGTTCCTTGGTAGAACCATGCTGATACAGTGTCGTCAGTGTCTTCTACATATAGATCCTTTTGGCCCAGCAGGCCTAATGCTTCATTGGCTCTAGAGCGTATAAATGCTTTGAGGTTAATACCTTTGATGTCGTTGATAGCAACATCTCCAGGGAATATGTAGTCTATAACGTCATCCTCGTGGCGTATGATCTCTTTGAAGAGCTCTTGTATATCCTCATCTAGCTTAAGGCGATCGATGTTTCTAGGACCGCTAGAGTCCTCGTGAAGTACAGTTTTGAATAGGTACGCTGCGAAGTTGCCATGGATAGTTTCATCTTGCACAACAAAGTCTACACCTGTTATAGTGTTTTTGATTAAGTTGTTACCGTTAGACTGGAAGGACTTTAACATAGCAAAGTTACTGAATAGTAATACCTGCTCTATTGCCGCTACCGTAGCTAACGCCAAGGGCTTGTTACCTTCAAGGTTGGATGTGATCCTTGTCAGAAAAGCTAGTTTAGATTTAAGAACAGCTATAACTTCTTGGTTTCTAGCTATCTCTTCTGGTTCTATATTTAACTCGTCTGACATTTTCTGATAGAAGAAAGCGTGTACAGATTTCTCCATACGTGCTATCTCTATACAGCAGCCGTCTACCTCTGAGTGTGGGTACCATGATGATATCTTCTCCCACACTTCCCCGACTTTCTGCTCTATTTCTACAAATAGTTGAAGTGTTACAGTTACTAGGTTAAGCTGGTTAGCATCTAGTACGTGGCGGTATTGGTGCACATCTTTATCTACTGGGATTTCTTTTGCAGTCCAGCTTACATCTTGCTGCATCTCCATAATGTCTTTAGCTTCAGGGTAGAAGTAGCGACCGAATAGCGGGTTCTCAGTTTCTATTGGTAGCTTATTTTGAGATATCTGTTTCATCTTTAAATGCCTTTGCTACTGAGTGGATAGCTGGTGTTGATAAATACAATGCTACACCTGCTATAGCTAAACCTGTTGCACCAGTAAGGCCATTGAAGAAAGCTATTGCTAAGATTACTAGATCCAGTATAGCTATTGCTTTATTTACCATAGCTTACTTCTTTTTGTCTTCTGCTACTAAGGCAGCTCTTACGGCAGTTACACCATTTTTGATCTCTCCGAGTTGCTTACGGATTGCAGCTGATGCTACTTTAGTTTGCTTTTCACTAAAGGCAGTGATTGAGTCTACTGCTAATTGTAGTTGTAATTTCATTTCGTTTAATTCTTTCATGTTTATCCTTGTGTGTTTAAATAGTTTGTGTAATAGTCTCTGATTATAGGGACTATAAATGCTCGTGCGTCTTTTAGGGATATAGAAGCCTCTGTTAGTAGGTCAAGATCTTCCTTAACAATATCTTTAAGTACCCATTTAATTACTTCACCCATATGCTTCATTTCTGTAGCGTTGGTCTCCGTGATTGCTTGAGTCAGCCTCCATACAGGAGTTACCCTACTTGCCATGTTATCTAATAGCTCAGCCTGTTCGGATGTTAGGCTACGTTTAGGGTCTTTAGGAGTTTTAGGCTTACCACCATGTTTCTCACCCTTGACTTTAAGGCGCAAGACTTCATCGTTTACCACACAGTGGAATACTACTCCCTCACCAACGTTGTTAGGCTTGTCAAAGAATGCAGCAATAGGGGATTTTTCCTCGATTGATAGCATTAGCTCTTCTAGTTTAGTATAAGATCCTTCTTTGTCGTTAAGATCAAGTGTGATGTTGTAGCGACCAAACTCTGCAAGGTTATATATAAAGTGGTCTTTGTGTTCTATACCAAATGTAGATACGTACGACTGTACTTCACCAGTTTCATTAGATATGATACGACATAGGTCGAATAGATAGAAAGCTTTGTCAGTACCTGAACAGGCTGCATTACCCCTTTGGATATTGCCACCTGCCCATTCACCATCTAGGACTATAGTTACTTCGTTAGTGTCTAGATAGCAAGTCTCAGCTACCTCGTCGAAGATAGTTTGGAAAGTAGACTTATGCTGCTCTACGAATTGAGCCATGCCGTTTTGGTCACCCAGCACAGTACGAATAGAGTTACGGCCTTGTACCCAAATCTCACCACTAGAGTAGCATACTGCCATATTCTCTCCGTGAAGTTTCTCTGAGCCAAATAGCTCTATTGTTGGCATGTCTGGTTTAAACTCTTGGAGTAGCTTGGCCTGGGCTTCAGTAGGCTTTTCTCCTAGGGTGGGGTCGTAGCTGGCATAGTCGTAGCGAGCTTGGTTGTCACTCATACGTGCTACCTGCTTATAGAAGTTAGGCCAGTTAGGGATGCTTCCGTAGTGAAGGTGTCTTCTAGCCGATTCCATTACTTGCTACCTGGAAATCCACTGCTTTTCTTAGCTGCTGCACCTGGAAATCCAGACTTAGCTGCTGCTGTTGGGGCTGCAGCGCCACCACTGTTACCAGTTTGTTGTGCTTTCTTCCATGCGGCTACAGCTTCGGCAGTTACACCGTCTTCGTATTTGATTTCATCAGCTACTACAACGTCTTTAGCGTAGCGGTCACCGAAGTTAGCATCTTCTACGATTTCTGATCCTGCAGCATTGTCAGTTGAACGGTAGAAACGGCGTACAGATACGTCTTCTTTAATTTCACCTTTGTACATGCGGTATGCAATTTGAACCCAAGCTTTAACAGTTACGTCGTTTAACTCTGGTATACAGTTAAGTTCTTTGCTGCCTTTCTTGAAAGTTACAGTAGTTGGTTCGGCGTCAGATAGTTCATCTTCCCCTAGTACTACTGCTAACGATTCAATGATCTTATAGCCAAATGTTGGTTGGCCATTGATACCGATAATGTTGTTACCGTAGCTCATAGCTTTATCGAAGAAGTAGTTTACTTGTACCGCTCCGTTTGGTGTTGTGACTACTTCTGCATGCTTAAGTGTTAGGTCGTAGATACCTGACTTCTGGATGTATGAGCTTGCGCCCTCTTTTTTAACGTCGTCTTGGTTAACTGTAATGAATGCTATAATTTATCCTTTTTCTCTTGTTGTTAGAGTTATATACTTCCATGGTTAGAATGAAAGTTGTGCTTAACCTCTGCTGCTTTTCTGGCAGCTATGGCGTCTGATTTATTAGAGAAGCTTCCTAGGTTAAGAGTCTTACCCTCTATACCTATTCTCGCTCTCCACTTATTTGTTTTAACATCCCATATAACACCATGAAACCCTGACTTGTTGCATTTGTACAGTTTCTTTGACTGCATATTGACAAGTTTAGTTACATCTCTTAAATTACTTAAGCTGTTATCTGATGGGTCGTGATTTTTATGATCTATAACGTTTGTAGGTAGAACTCCATACATATATAACCATGCAAGCCTTTGGGCCTGGTATCGCTTATAGCCGATAGATATTGTTATATACCCGTTATGTACTGTTCCAACAGTTTTGTTCGGGTACTTAATGTTTGTAAATATACCTGTAGTAGGATTATACGTATACAGTTTCTTTAGATACTCCTGTGTTAAGTGTACTACTACTGTTCGTCCTCTTACTTTTGTGCATGTATTGCATTTGCCTGATGACTTTAAAGCGGATGAAAACACCAGTACTTTAGGTGAATCACACTCGGTACATTTAAACAGGCCACACCTATCCACTTGTGGTGATGATTTTCTCTTTCTGCCTTCAACTTCTTTTATAAATATAAGGTTAAAGTCAGATTGTGTATATATTCTCATTTAAACTCCTTGCTGCAGTATAGTAACTTTAGCTTAAGGTACTCTTAAATGCCTGTTGATACTATTAAAAGTTTCATAAAATGAATTCAGTAGCTTCAAGCTTTGCAGCTGTTAGTTTAGCTATATGCTCATTGATGTCGTACTTAGTGCTATCCACAGAATCTTCTAGATCTGATAGAGTAGTACGGCATGGGAACTTCATTGATTTCTGGTGAATGAGGAACTTGCCGCTTTTCTTCTCGATGAAGATACCGTCATTTACGACAGAAATCCAACTCCCAGCTTTACCGAATTGGCCTGTTGCAGGGATGATATGGCGAGCAGTATCAGGGTCGAAAGTTGTATGTGCAATAACAACAACGTTTACACCATTAGCTATCAGCACGTCTTCAATGTAGGCGTTTAATGCTAGAGTGTCTTTGTTGTTTGCCTTGTGCTCATCGAAGCCTTTGTATGCATCTCCATTATAGGCTTGCATTGTAGAGTAGAACTGGGTTACAGTATCAAAGACAACAGTCTCTGGTAGTTTCCCTATCTTCTCTTGGTATACACCTAGCTTCTCGTTGATAGTATCAATGAGAGGAGGGATGCCAGTGTACTCAGTTATATTCATATGAGGTACAGGGAATCCGTACTCTTTACGGTCAAAGTTTATTACCATAGAGTTGTTGATTGCAGCTCCGGTAGTTGATTTACCTGTGTTTTCAAATCCACAGAGTAGTAGCTTTATTGCCATTAGTTCTCCTTTTGTTGTTTTTGCTTTTATTGACTTCTAGGTCATCTTTGAAAGATTGTACAGCTGCCCTGCAGCGTAATTGCCACATAGGTCACAGCAGTAGGCTCTCTTATTCTTACTGAGGTGTAGTAATGTTGTATCTGTGCACTGGGCACATGTGAACTTCTTGACTTTTACCTTATCCAGGTCCTTCACCAGACTCTCTAGCACTTTTTTTAGCACTGCCTTGTGCTTGTACTTAATATCATCAGGGATTAGGGATACCATTCGTGGTGCCATTCCTCTTAGCTGCATGATGTTCCAATTACGCTGTTTAGCAGGAGTCATTATGTCACCTTCTGGCGGTAGTCACCCATTAGTAGGTATCGCCATTCTGGAAGGGCTTTGAATGCTTGGGCAGAGTCTGCTATTACTAGTAGGATTCCTTCTATGAAGCTCTTAGCCTGTTCGTCAAATGGTAACGTGAAATTAATCGTACGCACTGGTAAAGTCTTTGTAGCTTGTACTGTAAAGCACAACTCTACCTCATCGATAGGGATACCAAGTTTAGTAAGTATATAAGCGTAGGTGTAGGCCTGTAACTTGTAAGCGTAACTGAATGATGAAGGTTTCTTCGATGCAGTTTTATAATCGCGTACAGTTAGTCTGCCAGAGTGTTTACCAGCTTTTATGTCTTCCCAGGTGTCAGTAGGTGCTGACGATGTAATTGCATCGTAAGAGCCTCCTACGAAGATCCCTGGTAAGAGTTCTAACTTGATAAAGCCTTCTGCAGATACGGTATTAGCAGGTAACACAAAGTCCTTTATTAAAGGCTCTGCCATAGTCCTCCACAGGCCCCGTATCTTGTCGGTATCGTAGTCTTCATCACCATCATAAGTTGCGATGTAGTTTTCCACTGCTTCGTCTAGCAGAGCTGAATCGTGAGGTACCCCGGTGCGTTTAGCTTCTGATACTACCTCTGCTGCCGCGTGTACACAAGTACCGTTTACAGTCGAGGTTGATCCAGTGAACTTCTTAGTACCCCCTAGTAGGTTCTCAGTATACCATTGCACTTTGTCTGAGAAGAATTTCTCAACTCCTGATGGTGAGATGCGAAAGGCATCGGCAGGGATTTCAGATGATCCGTCATTGTAGGCGAATAGGGATGAGTATGGGTTAGACATCTTTAGTCTCTGAGAGTGCTTGAGACTCGTAGTCTATAACTCTAGTATCATTGAAGATACTTGGTAGTACCTCATGTGTCCAGTGTACCCAGTAACCAGTTAGGGTATAGTAGAAATTAATTATAAAGTGCATTATTGCTCCTTTTCTTTATATGGTCTGATAAAAACTTCCATACGAGGGTTGTCTTTATCGTGCTCACCTACGTAGTAGGCTTCTTTTTTACAGTACTGGACATTATCATTTTTAACTAGTCCATATTTCTCGAATGCATCGTTAGCAAACTTTGAGGATACTGCACATACATTGCCGAGGTCAGAGGTTTTATTCTTGTAGTAGTACACGAAGGCTAGTTCGTAATCTCCTGTTATCTTGGTGGCACCTTGTGCTTTAAGTTCTGTAAGGATGAAGTTGGTGTACCAGGTTTTAACTTCGTTTTTAATGAAGTAGTGCCCGGTGTTGTACCAGTTCATCCCTACTAAGAATTTCTTGTCTTTCTTGGTTTTGAATGTTTGAGTGTAGTAGACTGGTAGAGTTATATGGACGTGGGTCTCAGCAGCCATTTAACGTACCTCTACGACGTAGTAATTGTAGTAGTGACTCATTGCATTAGATGCGTATTCCCAGGCCGTATAGAGGCTAGGAGAGTTAATTGTAGCTATTATAACATGAGTAAAGTCTAGGATATTATACATCGGCTAGTTTGGTAATCTTCATTAGTAGAGAGTCTACTTGAAAGTACCTGCCATCTCCTATGCTGTTGTTATTAGCGCCAGGGTATTTATCTTCAGTTGATTTAACTAGTAGCATCGATCCGTAGTCTGCAACAACTATACCTGGGTGGCCTGCGTGTATAGACTTACCAAAAGGTAGTATTGAAGCACCTAGTAGTTGGACGGGTTGCTTTGGCATTATGACTCCTTATATTGCAGAGAATAGTGATGATTTCACTAGGTCTCTTGATTTTGGTACATCTAGGAAGGCGTTTATAGCATACATGAGATCCATTATATACTCACGGCTTGCTCCTAGACGTTTAGCTTTCTCTATTGCTGCCATTGAGGTTTTCCATCGGTCACCCTCTTGGGCGTCATATGCAAATGAGAAGGTTGAGTAGGGGGATGCTAAGGCTTTTGCTGCCTCGGTAGGATTGATATCCATTGCCTCGTACTCAGCTTCCTTAGCAGCTACTTTAGCTTTGGCTATTGAGAGAGCTGATGTAGTATCAATTTTGATACCGTTAGTCTTAGATAAGGTTGTTCTACCTTCGTACCCAAATATTACTTGGGACATAGCTAGACGGTCTATCTTTCCCATACCAAGGGTTGTTGCAACTTCTTGTAGGTAGTACTTCCATTCATCTCTTGTTATTACCATAGGCCTATCAAGTTCTACAATTACTCTGTATTTGTATTGCTTAGATGGGTCAGAGGTTCTAGCGATATGGTGGTTTACGTTACCTAGTATTATATGCATTTCTTTATCTGATAAGATAGTTACATCTACATCGAACCATAGCCAGGTACAGCCTCCTACTATATTGTTTACTCCCCTGATGCGGCCGGTTGCTGCTGGGTGCTTTACTTTATTGTAGGTAGCTTCTGACTCTAGTGCGAACTTGAAGTTGGAAAACCCTACATCGTGCGTTAATAGATTACCAAGGTCCTCAAAAGTTACTTCGTGGTATTCGAAACCAGTTACACAGTTGAATGCTACGTTACCTTTCAGCTTTGCTATACGGTCGGGGTGAGCGTTATTGGCTATTGCAGCCTGGATTGCTGTATTGTCTACGTGCTTTAGTGATGTGCCGTGTAACATGATTTCTCCTTATTCGGTTAGTAGTACTATACCGGTGGATATGAAGACACCACACAGTATTAATATAACAGTAATTTCTATAGGGCTCATGCTAGCTCATCATCGTAGGTTAACTCTTCCACGGCTTCCTGGAAGTGTATATACTTACCACTTACTGTATAGGTAGAGTCGTCAGCACTGGATGCAAGGTCTGCTAGTTCCGTGAGTCTTTTCTCAGATCCCTGACCTGTAATGAATCCTAGTTTACGTAGTTGATGAAGGCTTATTGAGTGGAACCCTCCTTCTGCGTGCTTGTGCATGTACTTGATGAATAGCTCATAAGGCTCTTTATCTAGTTCTATTTCAAAGGCTTCAAGGTCTGGGCAGTACATCTCAGAGAAACGTATTGCTTGTATGAAGTGATGCTTCTCTATCGTTAAGTCTCCCATTAGTATTGCTAAAGCGCCTGATAGTTTTAACGTCTTCCATTGGAGGTGGCGTCGGTGCAGTTTATGCATTGGATGCTTTTGGGAGATAGTTTGTGCTAACCACTTGTTGTAGTTATTGTAGTTACTGAATAAGTCCTTGACTTCCTTAGAAGCCTTTAATGGAGCAGGGACCGTAGAATCTACTAGTGCTGTGAACCACGGAGTGTAGTCTGCCCTGGCTGCTTTAACGTTCTTCTCTTCTTGCCTATCATGCTCTAGTGATAGTTCAATAGAGCTGAATCGTAATAATTCTGGCTCCTCGTCTACAAAGGAGAAGAAAGACCTACGAGATAACTTAGTAGAGAACTCTTCCTTGAACTTGCGCTTTACTTTCTCATCTTCTATAATATTGGTAGGTGATCCAAACATTAATGCTGAGTAGGGAAGGTTCTCAATAGGGTCTACCTGGTTGGCATCATCTTTAACTATCTTAGCTGGGATCTCCCCAGAGTCGTAGCCGATTGCTAAGGCTACAATATTTTCAGATAGGTCAGCATTAGATACTAACTCAGATCCTATCTCATCTACATACATGTATCCTGCACCTAAGTTACCTGCTTCTAGTGCTGCTAGGTGCTTCATAGTTCCTGGTAAGGTAGATACAGCTGCTTTTAGATTGCGAGGCTTAGAATGGTACTTACGCCAGTCCCTCTCTTGCTTCCCATCGTTTACAGCTTCTTGAATGGCGAGGGCTTTGGCGTGTATTTCTCTATATTCGTTTATCTTCTTATAGCCTTTGGATAGGACTGAAGATACACTCTTAATTGATACGCCTTTACCTTCACCAGATCCACCTATTAGGAATGAGATCAGGTTTACAGGTATCTTATCTTCTTTCCATAGGATAGGCTTACGGAGGTGGCTTGCAAATACTACTAGTTCAGTTGCTGCTAGAAGTACTTTCATCTTTTTAGGGATGTTACCTGGTATTACTTTAGAGACATCTTCTAGGATTTGTGGGTACTCTTGCTTGAAGCACCCTTCTTTTTCTAGGGATTGTCTATACATTTCTAGCATTGGACTCCTTTTGGTTATACCAGTTAAAGGCTCGTCTTACTACGTAGCCCCTTACTAGGGAGACTAAAGTAAAGACTGCCGCTATTGTTATGTTCTCTGTTGGGGCTAGTACTATGTGCCAGTAGGAGAATACTATCGGCTGTACTACTAGGATACTTAATAGTAGGCCTAGTGCTAGGTTGGTAGAGGTCTCTATTAAGGACATCCTCTTAGATTGACTAGCCATTAACTACTGGTGCTAGAAGGGATGCTCTCTCAGATTTAGATATCACACTTTTACGTTCACGAGAGTATGAGTTACAGTCGTTACAGCGGTATCGTTTAAATTGAGATACGTTAGTAACGGAGTAACCGTCTGGCGATAGCGAAGTTGATCCACAAGTTGTACAGCGGTGAGACAGTGAGCCTGAAGTAGTTACTACTGAGGGGTGAGATTTATCCCAACCACGTAGCTTTAAGTATAGCTCTTCCGTTACTAGAACGTCTTGGATGTTATAGTGCTTCATCTCTGCCCAAGCTTCCTCGTTGCCAGCCATACATTCTTTCCATAGCTCGAAGCCATTGAATTTCTTATGGGCTGACTTTTGTGAGGTACATAGTGCACCAGTTAGGTACTCTAGGGTGTTGCGCTCGAATGAGAAATACTTCTTAGCTATTAGCATAGTATCTACTACACGGTACGGAGATGGAGGAGTTAGCCCATTTAAGATGGCATAGGCGTTAATCTTTTTCATATCAAACTTAGCTGCGTTATGGCCTACTACTATATCGGCTTCGTCTACTAGCTCCATTATTTCCGCTGTTATTTTAGAGTCGTCCCCTGTTCTAGTTTCGAAGTAGAAGATTTCATCTGAGTGCAGCCACTTTGCAGCCACAGTCATCATGTATGAACGGTCACCTTCTAGGCGCATCGGTTGGCCTATGTTTTGCTGCCAAAGTCCCCAGTGGTATGACATCATTGGAGCATTTTCTATATCTAAAGTAAGGATTTTTAAAGTGTCTCCTTGTGATGCGCTTTGCACTTGCTTCTTTGATAGCCTAGCACCTAGTGCTTGCTTTGACACTTTGTAGTGCTTAGCTATTGATGCTTTAGTCTCTCCGTTTTCTATACGAGCTACTATTGAGGTCCAATTATCGTTTAGGATCTTTGTAGTTTTTTTATGTGTTTTTGCCATTAAGGCTCCTTAGTCTAATTTGGGTTCTATTGAGCCCACAGTGGAGTAAGGGTGGTCCAAGGCGTTTAACGTCTGCCAAGGAATGACGCCTCAAAGGTTTAAGTCGTTTAATAGGTATCACCTAATGTGAGGTCTCGACTGGTTGGGCTTACGTCTCGGTTAGGATGGCTGCCAGGGGTTTACAAGGTTACTTGTTAGCAGCGAACATTGCTAGTATGTATATACCTACTAGACCTAGTCCTATTGCTAACCCGCCATATAGTGGCAGTAGTACTAACCACCACGACCATGCTATTACTTCAGCTAGTTTTAGTCCTATAAATAGGATTGCCAGTAACGGTAAGAATATTTGCATATTTCTCCTTTATTTTTAAGATGCAGTGCTACCAGCTACTACAATGGGCCCGATCGGGAGGTGGAGGAGGCATTACTGACTGTGCGAGTAGTTGCTGCATTCTTCTATACCTGTCAGCGTCCCCTTCCCTGTCGAACTCATCTGTGTAAGGTACGAAAGTAGAGGTCTTACGGAATATGAAATAGTAGATCCAGCCTCCCGGTACTCTAGTTACCTCTACCCCATTAGGCAGAGTTGTGGTTTGGTTCTCTTTAAGTTGATGGATTGTCATCTTTGGTTGCTCCTCTTATTAGGAAAGCTAGTTCCTCATAGGTTTCTTTTATAGGCAGTACCTCTATTTCTAGATCTTCTTGGTACTTGTTATCGGGCTGGTAATGCTGCATATACAGCTTAAGGCCTTTTACGTGGAGGCTGCACCTGGTATCATCTTTTACTATAGTGGTTACAGAGTTAGTAGGTATTAGCATCTTATCCCCGTACGTATGGGTTACTTCAAGCCACTTCATAGTAGATTTCCTTGAAGGTATCTTTGTATATAAGAGCTGATAGTTTCATGTGGTAGGGGATTGCGGGTGATGCCATGAAGGCATAATATTTATTTGTGTTACAGTGGCCTTTCTCCGCAGGCATTGGCGGTAGCTTTATAAGGTCTTCTAGGGAAAGTACTGTTAAGTTTGCATTTATACTGTTATATAGACTTACGGTTCCTGGTAAATTTTCTCGGTAGAGTGCTGTGTAGGTAGTTATAGCAAATATAAAATTCTCTAGGTTGTTTACTCCGTAGCTAATTATTTTAGCCCTTTTATTACTGCTTGCTTTTCTTTCTTAGTTGAGGCTCTTTGTAGCTCTTCCAGTCTTATTGGAAGGGTGAATGAGTTTAATGGCTCTCGCATTAGATACCTCCTTGTAGTTTTAATAGGAACTTTACAGCGTTGTAATCTTCTGAGACTAGTATCTCTGTTTTAGCTATTACCATTTCTGACTGAGTTGGCTCACTAGCAGGAGTGTATGGTCTATGGGCTGCAGGAGTACTTGTAGTTATTCTGGTTGTTAATTCATGCCCATCTCTTATCCTCTTTCTATAAGCGTCTACTTGTAGGATGGTTGATACGAGGATTAGTACTTTAGTATCGTCAAAATGTCTTGTCAGTTCTATGAACATTGTGGTTCCTTTATTAGTGACAGTCTTGCCAGCTGTTACCTACTAGGACTTCTCCAGTGTAGGTACACTTCATTCCCAAGTAGTCAGAGACTTTCTTATAGGTGGATTGAAGGGTGTCGGCTAAGACTTGTTGGTGTTTGATTTTTATTATTAGATCCACTTCGTCGTAGATACATGCTTGTTGGATGTAGTCTTTGCCGTGAGGGAATCCTCTACGGGCCATTTCTTCTTGGTAGAATACTAGGTAGTGCTTCATTGCTTCAGCACCCATTCCTTGGAGTTGGGAGTTAAGGGTAGCATGAGCGTGACGTACAGGTACCCTGCGGCCTCCAAACATCGTTACGTACCCGTTTGCCTTGCCTTCCTTAGAGATGTCCGTGATGAGCTCCTTAAGGCCTTCTGTTGAGGAGATTAGGTCTGCTTGTACTTTGGCACCAAATAGTGCTTGGCGTATTAGGTGGTCTGTGAATGGTACTAGGGCGTCTTTCTTGATGGGGTAGAACTCTTTGCCATCCATTTTTGTTACACGACGGTAAAGCTTCTTCTTCATTGCGTCGAATTGCTTGCCTGTGTAGTCTGTAAACGGTTTATTACCGAGGAGAGTGTATCCTGTAAGAGTTGGTGAAGAGCCGTAGAGGAACCCAAACCAGAGCGGTTTTGCATCCCCTCTAGAGATTCCACAAGCTTTGGCGTTAAGGGAGTGAAGGTCTGTCCCGTTAGCTTTGCTGCCAGATGCGATAATGTCGTTAAGTCTTCCACCATCATAGGGGTAGAGCATTTCGGCGAGGTTAACGTTTTCTTGTCCAGTCAGGAGAAGTCAGTACCGACAAAGACCCATTGTTCTTTGGTAGTATGACTTCTTAAATCCTCCTTGATTGTACTAGATAAAAGAGGGTTAGCTAGTAATTGGTTGTATTCTTGTTCTGTGAGTTTCATGTAGTTCCTTTACTCGTTTGATTACCTGGGCTGTACAGTCTTTTGTTCGTAGCTCTGTATCACCTCCGTGGGTAAGTACAGCAGGGCCTTTATATAGTAGGTCCTTAGTATCTTGCAATAGTAGACGCTCCAGGTCGAAAGCGTCTTCACCATGTAGGCAGTGCACTTCTAGCAGTATTGCTATTGTGTTGCCATCTTTAGTATCTTTGGCGTACCTTTCCCTTACCGTCTTCTTAGTTATGCCTATTTTGAACAGCGAATTATTTACTAGTACTAGGTAAAGTATTGCGGGTGCTCCCACGTACTTAGTGCGGCCCCATCCTTTTTTAGTGTTAGCACACTCAGGACATCCCTTACCTCGTAAGTGATTGTTAGGGGATATTAGGAAGTCACCATGAGATTTACAGGTCACTTTAGACTTTTCACAGGACTTGGTGAAGACAGTAGATTCGTAGGTGTAGAGATTCATGTGTGTAGCGCTAGCACGCAGGATGTATTCCGCTTCACTTGTAATAGGAGAGGGCTTGCATGTAGGGCAGTGCCCAGCTCTTAGATGATTCTTCGGAGTAGTGGTAAAGTCTCCGTGTGTTGGGCATGTGACTGTAATCTCGTTACCCCTACCTGTGTAGTTAACCTTAGCGTACGTATACTCACCATTATGGAAATCCGTTGCTCTCTCTGCGAAGTTGTCTTTGTTTAATTTCATACAGTATTATACAGCCAGCATACTTAAAGCTTGCTTATACAGACTATCTGGGACGTAGTAGTAACAGGGAGCTGAGAATAGTTCTCTAAACTCTTTTTGGGCTGGTATTTGTGCAAGGTTTGGGCTTGAGCTTGTAAATCTTCCTGTAACTGTACCGCACGTATCAACTCTTCCGTGGATACACCTGGTAGCTTCATTGTAGTGGTTGATAAGTGATCCATCTGCCCCTCCTATTTGGGATTGGTCTTTGGTTACTTTTAGGTATCGCCTAAGCATCTGACCTGAGGGATGGGTCATATTCTCTAGAGAGTCTACATCTACCTTTACTCCTCCCTTTGGGGTGAAGTATGGGAATTGGTACCCTAGGTCGTGCTTCATCCATAGCTTTATATGAGCACGAGAACCAGGGTTGAAGGCTTCGTACTTAATGTTTTGGTAGGTACCTTCACGGTGTACCATTACTGTTCGCATTGGTTGGTCAAACCATTTGTAGTTGCTTGCTGCCGGCATACGGAACTTACCGTTTTTAAGTATCTTAGACCCCGGGATTGTGTAAGGCTTTAGTAGCATCTTTGCTCCTATTTATGTGATAGTTGGCCGCACTTTTCTTGTTGCTAAGGCTGTGCTTTGTTGCGTGTGTTAGTGTGGGTCTAATCTCTAGAGACATTACCTCTGAGATAAGGTCTATATAGAATAGGTTGATGTAAGACTTCTCTAGTGGGGGCTTACCCGTTGCTTCTCTTAGCATTTTTAGTTCAAGGGATAGTACTAGGCTCTCTGCCTCTGCGATAGAGGTGAGGGCTTTGATTTCTTGTAGGTAGATTGCTTTGTTAAAGGCATTCACTTAATACCCTTTTGGTACGAGTCTCTACTGCGGTTAGTAGATCTTTTACTTGCTCTAATTGCTTGAATAGTGGTATCTCTAGTAAGGACTTGTCTTTTACTGTTGCTGCGTATTCGTAGCAGTTGTCGAGGATATCTTCTATTATAGTGTAGTGAATCTTCTCTGGCATGTGGAGCTTTAAATACTCTATCTCTAAGACCTGTCGTGGCTGAGTTATTCCTGTAACTTTAGCGCTTTCATCTACTTCATCAGCACCTCTTAAGTAAGGTATTAAACCATTACCGTCCATTAGAGCGTTAATGTTTGCAAATCCTGCCGACTGCCTTAGCATATATCTCATTTTAAAGGGGTTAGTATCCTCTCCGAATGATATTGCTAAGTTACGGATACTGTCTACTTGTAATGTTGAAGGGGCTAGTGTTGTGCAGAACTCAAATACATCTAGGTACTCTTCGCGGGTGGTTGTCTTATCAGCCATCATATGTGTCAGTAAGGTCTTGTGGTAACTTGTGATTTTAGTAGTAACCTCTCGTATAGGAGGTACAATGGATCTCCACTCTGTGATGAGTCTGCTTACACACTTATAGATGTACTTACCTCCCATTATACCCTCCTTTTTATATGTAGATGGTAACAAGTTAGTATATTTACGTATTAGTTCATTCTGCTTCTTGGCTGTTTTGCAAGTAGCTATCTCTTCAATATCTATTTTGTATTGAAATGCATTCATTCGTCTAGTCTCCATATATTGTCTGGACCGCATGAGAAGTATTCGTTCCATTTCATTGACGCGCGAAACTTACCTGTCATTCTCTTTGCGGCTTTCCTTTTGGCTAGCATGTATTCTGCTGCTTGCATATCTATGCTATTATTTAGTATATATTTAGCTACTGCCACCGACTCTAGTAGATCTAGTTTTCTAGTGGATTTTAGAAGTGGTTGTATTGTTGCTATTTCAAAGTCATTCATTAGTGGTCCTTATACCATTAAGATATCAGTTGTGCCTTTCACTTTCATAGGGTTGTTCTCACAACATACGAAGAAGGTTGATAGGTTCCTTAGACGAGGGTGTTTAGCCCACTCTTGAGGAATGTCTGAGTAGTTATCAGAGTAAGATAGGAAGATAGTTTTGTTAAGGTCCTTAACGTTGTTATCTATCCAGTCGAATACATCTGAGTGGCTAGTGCCTCCTACTACGAATCTAGTTGCTAAGGCTTCTTTGAATTGCTTGTTTTCTGCAATATCATAGTCACTTTCTAATACGAATTCCTTAACTATACGGGTATCGTGGATAAGCACTGTTAGTTTAGTTATCTGCTTAGATACATCTTCCATTAGGTATAGGAGACGCTGCAAGGCCTCTGTGGATACTGAGCCTGAGTGATCTACTGATAGTACTAGTTCTAGTTTGGTATCGAAGAATTGCTTCTTAGGTGCCTTATAGATACGACGGTAGGTATTGTTAAGGTTAGCCCAGTTTGTGCTGTAGTCGTGAGTCATGTAATAGACTTGGCGTTTGAATGAGGCCTTTATCTTCTTGAACCAACCTGTCTCTACTTTTATAGATCCGAATAGGGAGTTCATAAGTTTCCCGGCTGTTGTGCCTTTAGTGTTTGTTTGGATTACATCTTGGATTGCTTCGGATAGGTCTGACATTGCTGTGTCCAGGTCGTCTACTGAGGTGTCGGTTGCTTTAGTTTTAGCACTTTTACCTCCGTCTTCGTCAGTAGCGTCCCCCTCGTTACCACCGGGATTGGTTGGTTGAGTAGTTTCTTTACCGTCGAACTCTACTTTGGACATACAGTTAGATACTTGAGTAACTTTAGGTTGCTCGGCACCTTCTTTTAGTAGTTTAAGGATCTCTATATCGGATAGTTGGTCTTTATGGTATTGGGCATTATATAGGCCTATAGGCTCTATGGTACTCCAGTGAGACTTCAGCTGAGATGCCATAAAGAGATCTTTTATGCTGTAGTTGATTGCGTAGTCCTCTGCGATATTGACTACTTGGTGAGGGTCTTGTAGGCCATCAGCTATTCGTAACATCATAGTGTTGTAGCCGCTAGTTATATGCTTACGGATAATATGCTGTAGCTCATGCATATATACAAAGGCAAAGAATACACCATGCCGCTCCATGTGACGCGCTATAGTTTTTAGTTCGGTTTCATTATGGTATAGGAATTTAAAGTGTACCTCCACATGGTTACCCATCTCTACATACGCTCCAAAGTAGTTCATAAATGTTTTTAACTCTTTGTCTAGTTTTGGAAGTGGGGCGTTAGTTTGCTCAATTGTTACCTTTACTGGCAGCTTAAGGAATAGTCCTGTACTTAGACCAGCTGTCTTAGTCTTACCTAGTAGCAGGTTAGTGTTCTTGGCAATTTCTTTATATACAAAGTCTTCTGCTGTTTTTATAAATTCTGGTATTGTCATATTGGTTCCTTTAATAATTTGGTAGTGTAGTCTTTTCAAGCAGAGAATCCCATACTATATTGAATACCTCATCTTTATCTTTTGAAGCTACTAGGTGTGGTAATAGCACTCTAGTGGACGGTCTTAGTGTCTTTATATAGGCTGCTTTGCTGTCTAGTGAGATGCAATTATATATAGCTTTCTTTATTATAGCTTTTTCAAAGTCTGTCATTAGAGGTAGCCTTTCATAGAGCTTATCAGTTTGAATACTTGCTCTGCGGCATTGGCTGAGATTGATGCTTCTGTTAAGGTGTCCCTTATCTTTACAGCATACTCTTTCTTCTTCTCAAACGGTAGGTTGGATGCAGCTATATTATGCATTAGATTAGTTAGTTGTTGTGCATCGACAGGTGGTTGCAGGTTCTCTACAGCTTTAATTGCGATGTTTATTGTAAAGTCGTTCATATGGTAGTCCCTTAGTATCTTAGCTTTTTTATGAATAACACTTCTGCTGGAGATCTTGCCTCTTTTGCTACCATTATCTTAAGGTGTAGCATCTTAGCAAGGCGAGAATTTATATCTATTACTTCACAGAACTTGTCTCGTTGCTCTTGCGTTAGATAAATTTCTTTATTTAGAATTGCTTCTTTCATTATTGCGTATGAGAAGTTATCCATTAGCGTCTATCCTTAATTGTAGCCATCGAAAGAACACTGAGGTATTAGGTCCCCATTCCCAAGGTTTAGTTACCTTTGATAGGTATTCGGTGACTACTACATCTGCAGGAGTGTACTTCTGGGTCTTTACCAGTGGCACTAAGAGGTCTTTACATAAGTCCTCTAGAGTATCACTAGGGATGGGTGTACCTCGTTCTATGTTACGCATAGCTATTTCTTTACTGAATTTATTCATATAGGTACTCCTGTACTGCTTTGATGCTGTCAAGTAGGTCGGGGTCAGTAGCGGTTTGTTGGGCTGCTGCTAGGCGAAATAGTGCTTGGGTTTTAGGCATTGTCCTTACCTCTCCAAGGATCTGTGAGAAGAGTGGATGCTGTAATGCGCTACTTGCTTCTAGAAGGTCTGCGTGGCGTAGACGGGAGTTCTCCTCCGTAATTTCGTATGAGGTCTTTGGCTGAGTGGTACTTGGGGATATCGTTAGGTGACGCATCTGCTTTCTCTCTTTCAGTTAGTTTATTTAAATCTTTACCGAGTTGCAGAAGGGTATCCACAGAGCCCATAGCTGCGTACCTAGCCGTTAATAGGACTCGTTGGTGTATTGGGTTATGGAGATGAAATTGTTTGCTGAGGGGCTGCATAGAGGTCCTTTACGTAGTTTGATATTGCTTCTGCTGCTACGTTATATATAGATGCTGACACAGGACCACTAATGGCTGTGCGTAGATAGTCTACATCTAAGGCTGCTTCGAATAGGATAGAGGATTTGCTGAGGCCGCTATATCTTCTAAGTATTAGAACGTGCTGTTCTGCTGAATTAGCATAGATAAGAGTTGGGGTACTTGTGGTAGGCTGCTCATAGCCATTACTTAGTGAATATACTCTGATGCTATTTCGAATAGCTTTGCATGCTCTTTGAAGCTTAGCGTTCCTAATAGTTCTTTATCTTCTTTCTTGAGCTTCTTAAGCATTTCTGCTGGTGGTTCTTTATCTACCATTTGTAGTAGGATTGCTTCTAGTCCTACAGAGATTGGCTTACCTTTTTCGTAGTTTAGGAATGCTGTGAACATTTCTCCCACAATAAAGCCTATGAAGTTAGATGAGCTAATGTTATTATCGATTAACTGCATTACGTACTTAGCATCGTCGATAGTCTCAACGTAGTTAATAATGTAGGCATAGAGGATTTGGTCTAATGGCTTAAGGTTGGCAATATCCATCTGCTTCTTAGCAGCTACTATACTTGTAAAGTCAATAGCCTCTATGTAGGCGATATGTTTAGATAGTTCTGCTGCTGCTGCTTTAGATACCTTTTGTTTAGCTAGGAGAGTTGTATTTTCTTGCAAGAAACTACGGTCGTATAGTTCGAACTCATTTGCTAAGTGAGTCCAAGAGCGTGGAGTACCGAATTGTTCTATTTCAGTGGACTCGTCTTCTTGGCAATACGATGCATGTGTTCGTAAGAATGAGCTGATGTAGAAGTGTAGTTGCTTACCGAAGTTCTCAAACCAGTAGTCGAAGTCGAAGTTTACTGGTAACATACCCATGCGGTCTTTAATTGGGGAATCTACTCCTGAGAACCCTGCTTCTTCTGAGTCGTTCATTGCACCCATAATGGCTACTTTCTCGTGTAGACGAAATGAGCCTAGTTTACGTTCTCCTAAGAGCCCGTAGAGGTAGGGAGCTACTGCCATGTTTACACGGTGAAGATCGTCGATGAATAGGATACAACCATTCTTGCCCTCTTCAATTGCAATACGGTTAGCTGTTTCTATGATTTGAGGTACTGACCATTTAGTAGCCATTGAGTTAACTGTGCCTGTGACTGAGTACTGGTCCATGTGGTGTGCAGGGATGAAGTCTGGAATCGCTTATATTCAGTAGTTATCGTTAGTAACTACCCGCACCATTACGTGCTGCTACACCTCTCGGTGTAGGCTAGACTATATCTTCATCTTTATGTCTTAACTTTCTTGAACAGGGGAGGCAATATTGAATTGCACCTTCTGCTGATCTAACCATCGTTTGTGTCCACGGACTACTTATTTCGTTAGAACAATTATTACAGGTGTATACGCCGAACCACTTGAATTTAAGCTTGTCGCCTATTAGTAGCTGTTTGTATTGCACACCTATTATTGTTCTTCCCCCGATATCTTCGCCGATGTGCGTCATGTACTGCTCGAACATATTAGCCTGAACTGTGTGAGTTTTAGTCTTTGCAGACTGAGCTCTTACATTTAGATTCTGGTTATCTGCCGAGTGTTGCATGTTCTCTGCGTGTGTTACCCATTCTAGATTCTCTACAGTATTATTAGTACCGTCTTTATCTTTGTGGTTAACAAATGGCTTGTTATTAGGGTTAGGAATAAATGCTTCTGCCACTAGTCTATGCATGTGTACTGTATAATTATTGCCGTTATTAGATAACGAAGCTTTAACGTAAGTTGTATGCATTTGCTTGTGGTAGCTGCCTGAGCGTACCTTAGTACCGCTCTTAGTCGTGATACGTAAGTTGCCTTTGTCTGATACCTCGTAACGAGTACCGTACTTAGGACTTACTGGTTTGAATGTTTCTTGATTTTCCATTATACTTCCTTAAATTAGATAAGTAAGTATACCGAAAAATTTCTTAAAGTTAAATAAAGATGTCCCCCATTTCCACTCACTTGAGTGTACGAGCACAATGCTCTAGTCGTTGAACCTTCTCCTGCACGGAGCTTGGCTGCTGATTGCCTCTATCATTTACTTTTCTAACCGTCAACATCTGCTTTCGCGATGCTTGTGGTGTAAATGCTTAACAAGGGTTCCCAGCAATTAAAGGGATGCTAACTACGTATCACTACGTAGAAGGGCTGTAACGTTCAGCTATTTAGTCTTATCAATAACACTACTATCATTTGTTTATTCTCATCATAGTGTTTTAGGGATACTGTTAATAGCTCACGTCGTTAACCAGAAAGTTCTTCCGTACTTACTTCCGGGATCGATACTTGCACAACACCCATGTTTAAGTCTTTCGCTATCTTATATAGAGTTTGTGTTTTCCCGATACCAGGTTTACCAGCGATAGTTATACCTCCTCCGATGTCTGCTCCAGAAAGTTGGCCCTCGATGTTGGTGCGTAAAATTTTTATTATTGTGTTGTTCATTGGTTGTTTCCTTTTAATATTGTTTTAAGTAGTTCATTTGTGTATGTTGTTGCTGTTTGCATGTCTTGATAGCTTTCAGTAAAGGCTTCTAGGGTTGCTGTGCTTTTGTCGCTGCGGTTGTTATCTAGTTCCTCTACTAGTTGATCTATTGCGATGTCATAGTAGGGGTGGTGACTTTTAGTAGCTAAGGCTGAGAGGATTACCAGTTTATCTATTGCGTAGATTACGTCGTAGTTACTCATTGTAGATGGTTTAGCTATCCCGGTTACGTACTTGTGAAGACAGTTAGCTGGAAGGTTTAAGCCAGATATTCTTAGAGATACTCCTAGGGACCGGGCTGCTAAAAAGAAGAAGTGTTCAGAGAAATGTATGTGCTTGCTTATTGACTTATCAGTATCTGAGGCTAAGTCTCTTACAGTTCTAACCATATCTATAGCTCTCTCTTCACGTTTTAAGTAGGAGTCTACGTTTGCGGAATTTATTAGTCTATCTACTAGGGCTTTAGATTTGGTCTTAGCGTTATCTAGTAGCAGTTTACGGTAGCCTTCTTGAGCTATTACTTCAGACTCTTCACTAGGAGTAGGCAGGTTATCTAAGTAACGAATTACATCCTTACCTGATAGCTTTTTATGGGACTCTAAATGCTTCTTGAATATTGCTAGAGAGAATTGGTTAAGAGATAGCTCTTTGCTATTTTCGTTGAAGTTAGCCGATAGTTGCATCTCCCTTGCCTTAGTATAACCCTTGCTTGGTAGTATTTCTTTAAGTAGTTCCTTAGGGATTTGGTTTATTATAGTCTCGATAGTGCGGTCTTTAGTCATATAAATGTTAGCGGCTTTCTGCGCCATTGACCTTTGCTCCCAGCCAAAGCTAGAATAATTGTATCTACCGCTACTTAATCCTGCAAAATTCACTAGGAGGAAAGCTTCTAATGGTGTTGCCTTTACTAGCATTGATACACATGGGTCAACACTACCACTTAATGCTGCTGTTAAGTCTTCTTTGAATCTTTGGTCGTTGAGTTTACTTAGTATTTCTTGTTGCATATTTATCCTTTAATATATTAGTTATTATCGTTATATTAGTTGGTAATCACTAATATATTAGTTAAAGCGGTGGTTATCTACGCCACCTAGCCTTATGCTTTGCTGAGCCATCATTTGCAGCTACTGCAACCGATACAAGTAGCGATATCACCTGTAGATAAGTCAGGTCTACGATTATAGAGCGGGAGCTCTTGTCCAGGTAAGTTGCCATCACTATTTATAAGAGGACTCGTACCTCAACCCTAAGACTAGGCCTTTTTGTAAGTTTTACCCTTATAAATTATAGTACCGTTTGATTTAGGGATGGGAGTGTTATGAATCTTCTTAGCTTTCATTTTGGCTTGGTACCTTGCTAGTTGCACTGGTTGAGGGTTTGCAGTTCCTGCGTCTCTTTTCCACTTACCTAGAGTAGATACTCCGATGTTAAACTCAGCAGCAATTCTAGCTACTGGTGTTGACTTTGTGCGTTTTACTGCTGCTGTCACTAAGGCTTTTGGGTAAGCCATACCATTTCTAATTGTTCTCATATTTATCCTTTACCATACAGGTATATAGTTGTTGTTAGGAAGATACTTTCGTACCTTACTGGGTTTCTTATAGGTCTTCTCTTGTCCGTCTTTTAACCATTTAGGTTTAAAGATTAATGAGAGTTGACGAGCTAGTTCTGTTTTCTCAGTAAGCAACGCTGTGTTTAATGCCCTGGCTTTCACTATGTCTAAATGAAAACCAAGTGCTGTTTGCTCTGCTATTATACTTGCCGCTTTGTGCTCAATATCTACCACTGCCTCTATAGGAAAGTTAGACTTAGCTAATAGGAATAGTAGTAATCTGGAAGTTAGGCTCACATCCTGGTTACAGTATATGGCCATCTCTCTGTTGAGGTGTGAGAAGTCTTCGTAATCTATCTTGAAGTCTCCCATACGTTGTCCAAATGCTTTGGCTGAGTAGGAGCCGAATAGTTTCTTATCCACGCCAAGGTCACCATCCATTGCAAACAGGTCATCTTTAGAGAAGACTATTTTCGCAAGGATTAAAGTGTCGAGAGGAGTGGATACTATGTCGGTACCTGCTAGTTTCTGCATCATTGGTACGTCATACCCCATGATGTTATGACCTGCGTTGTAGTCACAAGTGTTTATAAGTGTTACAGCTTGCATTATGCTACCGTGTGAGTAAGGTACCCAGTGTATGGTGAATATCTTAGCAGGTTCGATTATAACTTCGTCTCTTACTATCTCCACCGACACACAGAATATCTTTGTACTGGGTATCCAGTCTGCTTCGATATCCCAAACGGCAATGGTTTTTCCTTTAAGCCATTCAGGTATCATTACTAGTCCTCTGAGTTAAGTGCTGTGGAGATTGTTTTAAGTATTGTTAGGTACTTATCACGTTCCATGCATGCTGCAGTGTTTGATGCTATCTCAGCCTCAAGCTTAGTACCAATATCGGCAACCTTTTCACCAAGTGATGTGATGGTCTCTTTAGCTCTTACAAGCTCTTCAGCAGTCTCTGAGCTAGTGTCATCCACTTGTTGTACAGGGTTAGCCTCATCGTATAGCTCGATGATATCCTTAGCTTTAAAGTATGCAATAATTAGGATGTCATATAATAGGGACTTGTCTTCTGTGTCTATGTTTTCCTCTATCTCTACGATATCGGCTTTTAACTGGTCTATTTTGTTCATTTAGAATTCCTTTTAAGATTGGGAGTTATTTTGCTCTGTTTTTATAGCGGCTATCATTGCGGTAAGGAGTGCCTTTTTAGTCGAGTGGTACCCTGTGTACTTATTCCCAGGGCCTTTAGTACTACATCGCACTACGCCGTCTGAATGGATGTAATTTCCCTTACCATCGCCTGCCCACCATCCTGACGAGTTCTTCTCTATATTTACTATTTCCATTAGAATTCCTTTGATGTGTTAGGGTTTCGCCTAGTCGTTGTTCTTATTTTAAAACCTTGTCTTAAGAGCTCTTTCTCAAAAGCGGTAATTCTCCAATGCTTAAACTTAAGTTCTTCTTTGTCTAACGCTAGTAGCTTTCGCATAGCCCTACTTACAGCCTGTACGTCCTCTTCCCGCTCTAATATTACTATGTCGATTGAGGGATAGGCTGTGTACTTGGCTAAGTGGTTACTACCACCTGTGGGCTGAACGTTAAAGTACTCCTCTATAGGGTAGTAGCTTACTTCGTTATGATGGCCTTCCATGAGGATGTCCCAGTTACGTTTCAATACTACGAAGTCATGGTCGGTGTACTTATTGGCTGACAGCCCTAGGGCTCTGCTTCCTATTGGTATAGCACCTATGAAAGTCAGAGACTGTGGCACTAATTTAAAGTTACTGTTGCGTCCTTCAAAAGGATCGTGATTATAGGCCATTAGCAGTCCTTAAAATGGAATCTCGTCTTCGTCTTCTCGACTGTACTGTACTGGCTGGCTACAGTCAGCACCTTCTTGAGCTGCTGAGCCTTTCTCTAATTTCTTAGGGGCTTTATGCGCTTTTTTACGTGCTTTCTCAACGGCCTTCTTGTCTGCTTTTTCTTTCTTATGTAAAGATTTAATTACTTCGTAAGTATTATAAGCGTAGTAGGTAATATCCTCTCCGCTATCTTTGTTAAAGAATGACTTTTTAATTCTAGTGAAGTTCTGTTGTATTAGATAAATATCCATATCGGACTTCATCATGTTACATACCTTGGCTAAGGATGAAGAGGAGGCAGTCATTATAGTACCCAAGGTTTACGTACAGTAGCTGTTAGGGCTTTAGGTGCTTCGTCTGCTGCTTTTATTTCTGCTATTAGGTTGTCTTCTAGTTCCTTAGCCTTTGCCTTTTCTGCCAGCTCTTGGTCTTTTACTGCTTTAGCTGCTTCTCGCTCTTCACGGCGTTGGTTACGGATCTCTTCTTCTTCGTCGAGGTCTTTAGTGCGATTTGCTTCTGCGTCTGCAAATGATTTTATTTGTTCCGGTGTACGCCCGAATGTTGCCATCTTAGGCCCAGACTTACCACCTTTCTTACGGGTAGCAGTTGGAGGTGCTGGGTTTGATTCTACAGGTACCGTTACTGGTGTAGGTACTTCATTGGTGCTATAGTCAGCTGGTGTAGATGGAGCTGTTGGCTCTATATCTTCTAGTACTATAGTTTCTGGTTCTAACGTGCTAGGTACGGTAGGAAGCCCTGGAAATGCTTTAGTAAGTGAAAGTAGCTCTTTCTCTAACTGGTGGCTTGTAGGGGTATTGGAGGTGTGCTGAGTACCGTTCATAATGTCAGAGATCTGCCTCATCTGTAGAGGAGTTACGTTGTCTATTGTTATTGATATCATTATTTGATTCCTTGTGCTAGTTTTAGTTTAAATTTAAATGCTTCGTAGCTATCGATTGTAGTGGCGTGCTCATCTGGCAAGTAAGATATACCTGTTTTAGATCCGTTAGGAGTGCCTGCTGGATAGAAGCTTACTATTGCTGAGATTGCTATTGACTTGGTGAAGCCCGTCTCATTAGTTATTTCTATGAACATCAGCTACTCCTTTATTATTTGATCACACTAGACCCCGCTTCTAATGCACGGGATCCATCTGATCAGATTGTTTTACAACTACTTCCTCTAGTTGACAGGTTAGCTGGTTTGTGTAGGTAACTTCATTACCTTGATTTGTCTGGCTGTATTTAAAGCCCGATGACTCTACTGAGTATCGAGCGATTCTTTTGCGATTGCGGCATCTTTAGTTACTTGTAGTAGTTCTTCCATAATACTCTTGAACACCTTGCTGGCTCACATGTACTGTGAACTGGCTTGTTACATATCTTACAAGGTATGAATCTCATTAGTATCCTTTAATAGTCGTTACTAGAACCCAGGTTTACTGGGCTCCATAACGTTATTGCTCCTTATAGTCCATAGGACTTGCACCCCACTGGCAAACTTTGTGGCTATCTTCTGCTCAAGTGCTATTGGGTTATTTTTAGGGGCTATGATCCCAGAGTGCCCTTCTGATACGCAGACCAGCAGTTCTTTTATATAGCGTCGGTGCTGGGTGGACAACGCTGATACAGGAGTAATAGACTCTCCCTGGTGACATGATTTAGCTCATTACACTTATTGGCTGGTGGCTGTTCTAGGTACGCTCCAAACCTTGCACGGTCAATTACCTTCGTGGCTGACTCCCGGTACCTGAGCAATTTTTATAGCGGCTCGTAACCCCGGAGAGGTTGTACGTCCTTGCAACGATGTGCTTCCGCTCCAGTTTACAGTCAAGGTGACTTGGTGTACCTAATCAGACTTACACTGATTGTAGCTCTATAGCGTCTATAGCCTGCTTAGTAGGTACATATTGACCGGAGAGTAGGATTCGAACCTACTACATTCTTAAGAGGTTACTTAATAAGCACCTGCTGTCTTGCCCTTCACAGGCCCCGGATAGCTCCCACACAAGTCAGTGGGCTACGTTCGAAGCTACAAGGTGTTCCTTCCCTGCACGACTGTGAGTATTGTTAAAGTCAAATACTAGTGAGACTAGTCAGTTTAAAGCCCTTTGACTACGCTGGCTATTGCAGGCATTTATACTCAGCCGTCGAGAGTTACTTTATAGTCGGTAAGGACTTTGGTGACTCATCAGGATCCGAACCTGAAAGTAGTAGTAGCTTGCGGCTGTACAACTTCTAGCGCCAATGCTAGTAAGTCCATGTGTGGCGCCCCCTGCACGGCTCGAACGTGCGACTGTACTGTTTGTCCGCTCGTACAGGAATGCACTCTGTATCACTTTCATATCGTACATAATACTGGGATTACATAGAGGCAACAGGTACCTGTTACATCTACAGCTCTACCAACTGAGCTAAGGGGGCATGTGTTTACTAAAAATGCTTGACTGCTTCTTCCGTGAGAAAGTTAATACTTATATGAATCTGCTCAGTCATTCCAGAGTTATATTCTTTGGCTTCATCGTTGTAAATAAATTCTGCACAATGCTTAATGTTGCTAAGTCTATGTCCGTAGGCTGTGTCAAGGGAAAAGAAGTATGCGTTTGTTTCTGGAGAAATCATATTGTCACAATGTCCAATCATCATCTTTAGCTTCTTAGAGTTATCATAAGCTTCATGTTTGCTTATGTAGCGATAGATAGAATTTATGCTTGCCAACTCTGTTCTGATTCTGTGCCCTGCTGAATAGAAAGCTTCAACCTGTTTCCCTACGTCTTCAAATCCGAGTTCAGCTAATGCTTCAGCTCTTTCTGCTGATATGTTTAAAATTACCTTCATTGTAAACTCCTGTTATTTGGTGTCATCGACAGGGCTTCTACCTGCACATACCTTGTACTTTAGCACTCTAGGCTTACTTTGAGTTACGATGACATATTGGGTGCAAGGTGTGAGAGTTGCACTCACCTTTGAGGGCTTCACTCCCCTCTATACAGTATGCTTAATGTTAACGGCTCATTTTCAAAGCCCCTGTATTGCTGGCCTATACAGCTTTCCGTGCATGGTGATCTATTGGGTATGCAGCCAAACGTGCACTAGACCAAACCATATTTTTAGACTAAGTCTGTCATGGATCGTCCTAGGAGAGGAGTGGCGTTTGTTGGTGTGCCCTATTTCTCTAACAGGTTGGGCATCTATAGCTGTCTCTTGCACAACTAACCTCCCAATCGCGATACTACTAGTATCCACTGAGTGTACATCTGTAGCTAGTAGCTTTCATGCACTTCTTGCTGCTACACTACGAAGTGGGCCGCTATAATTGACGTGACAAACAGGTCTAGTATGAACGGTATAATCAATATACCCTCAACCTCTCCCAAGGTTTCTCTACTCTGTGTTACTATTACTATTAGTGTAATCATTTAGTTTCCTTACTGTAGGTCTCACAGCTGTCGCTGAAGTCACTTACTGCTATAGGCGCACTCTTGTCACCCCACCACTCTTCTGCGTCTTTAAGGACACTCTCTGTTAGTTTAATGGCACATTCTGCGGAGCAGTTGGCATCACAAAAGGTCCTGTCACGAAAACATAAAATATCACACCTCCTTGATGTCATTTAGAATAAAGTCTTCTAAATTGTTTGTTAATATATATTGGTTGTACGCTTCTGCTGCATACTCCTGAGTGGAGTACGTACCAAGGTTATGTGTTTTGTAGTCAATGGTTATACGTGCTACAAACCTGTCACCTGATTTAGATACACCTTTGTGTATAGACGAGGTCTTTTTACTTGATATCTTTCTTCGGTTCCTAGCTTGTGCAGTACTTGATACCCATCTGCAGTTACTTACACTGTAGCCTTTATCGTTATCTTGTCTGTCTAGGCTTTTGTCTTCGGCATAGCCGTTAGAGTCTGCCCAGTCTTTGAAGGTAGTAAAGTCGTCCCATAGCGTGTCGAAGTTTATACCTCTACCTCCATAGTCTACGTAGCGTTTATGCTTAGGATTTCTACATCTGTCTCTAGCTCCTAGCCAAATCTTGTATAGCCTAGTGTAACGTTGCCCATGTGTAGTTAATAACTCTCTACTGCTACATATCTTGCACACTCTCGCGTTAGCATGTTTGAATGTAGCAGCTACAACTTCAGCAGTAGTACCACATTCTAAGCACTTTACTTTCCAGTAACGTTCTCTGCGAGTCGCATTTGCATTACGATACCTCATTCCTAAATCCTCAACGAATCGTTCTTCATAGTTTTTCATGCTATTCCTTTTAATTAATTGAAGTATTATACACTAAAAATATCGTTATAGCAAATCACGGTCTTTAAAGCAGATCATTATAGTTCCTCTAAGGCTTTAGTGAAGTCGAAGTCTTTACGGTATAGTTGAGTTATCGTATGGGCTGTCAGTAAAGGCATCAGCACCATCATTGGTGCTGTGGTACTCTGATGTACTTTGGGGAGTTTAGTTGTATCCCACCCTAGTTCTAGTAATCTATCATAAGCTGCTTTATAAAGGTGGAAATGCTGTGTCTTTATGGATAAATCGGTAGTGAGGTGGCAGCTTTGGTGCTCGTTAGAGGTATTATAGTTATCGGCACGGTTAGAGTGGAATACTACTTTCTTTTTTAGAAAGCCTATCAGGGTTGCTGCCTTTATTTCTTGCAGTTCTATATTGTATTTGAAATCATTCATAATTAGTCCTTTAGTGTATAAGTGTTATCTATAATTATTATAATTACACATAATAGTTATAATGGTGTCCCTACTAGGAGTCGAACCTAGAGTTCTCCCTTAGGAGGGGAGGGCTTTATCCTGTTAAGCGATAAGGACAGACGGTACCCGAAGGCACCAGGTGTTACTTAATCTTACGGAAGTTAGTCGTAGAGGACATCATTTCCATTGGCATATAAATAACGTTAGAGTTGCCTTTAATGGCTTCTACCATTGCTTCTTGCACTTCGATCTTACGGAGTGTTAAGAGGGCTGGAGAAATGCCTGAGGCGATCTTACGGTTGTAGTCAGCGATACGTTTAGCTTCCTGCATTTTGATACGATATTGGCCTTTTGCTAAGAGCTCTTTACCTTTAAGTTCAGTAAGGCTAACTTGTACGTCGGCTTCTGCTTGCTTGATTTCAAGCGTACGCTTAGCTGCTGCTTCAATTGCATCATCGATTACTTGAGGAAAGTCTAGTTTACCTAGGGCCACATCGGTAACGATTAACGGTGTTGGTTTGAATAGCTTTAGAGTTAGTTGGTAGATATCTGACGAGATATGGTTAAAGTTATCATTCACTTCTCCCATTTTATATTTACCTAGTACTTCACGCACTGCCTTGTTCACGATTGCTTTACCGTGTAGAGCATATACCTCGTTAAGGGTAATAGTCTTACCATCTTTAGGCCTAACATCACTGAATACAAAGTTACGAGATGTTAACTTATCACCTAAGCGCAGTTTAAAACGTACTTGAACGATTAAGTTCATGTCACCTTTCATACGTACTGTTACAGTCTCATTTACTGTATGTGAGATTGTCTCTGCAAGGATTAAGTGCCCGTGCATACCTACGTTTACTCTTGATGGAGGGTAGATTTCAGGGTGTAACCCATCTCTGTCTACGATCTTACCTATTGTCCCTACAGGAACGGTCTCGTGTGAACAACCACTGAACATGATTGACATTGCTAATACTATTGCCATTGCTGATAGAATTTTCTTCATTTATTTCCTTATTCCCACTCTGTTGTATCGTCCGGTGTACGACTTGGTGGTGTTTGTTGTTGTGCCGGTCTTTCTTTAACTATTAGGTTACTTGGCACTGCTGGCGCTGATGTGCCACATACAGAGCTTATAGTTACCGCAGCTATAATGGCTATTAGTAGCTCATCTGTTAGGAAGAATACTATTGCGAAAATTATTACAGCAACTATTACTACCTCTATCATACTATTTACCGTTAGCTATTTCACTACTAGCGTTATCTGAGGCTGTATTAGCCAATCGCATTTTCTCTTCAAATGAGAGTTCTTTTACGTGAATTGGAGGGATAACTTCTGCTGAGTGTGCTTCGTGGTAAGAGCTACTTAAAGCTTCTTCCTGCTGGTGAGCTGTTTTTGAGGCAGTACCATCGTACTTAATAGGCGCGAAGATCAGTAGCAGTGCCAGTACTACTACTACCGTTGCAGCTGTTTTAAAGTGCTTGTAGTAAAGTAAGGCTCCTAAGATTAGAAAGGCTGATACTGTTACTAAGAACTTTGCTAGGGGGAACCATGCAACCATTAACTCCATAAGTCAGCCTTTGGCTCTTCTGTGGGAGTCTTACCGAATTTGTTTAAGTGGTTATTCTCACTGTATAGTATGCTCAGTGCGGCTGTTGTGAAGAATAATACTGCTGTTAGCCCTACCATTACGTGTAGAGTAATTGTTGGTAGTAGTGCTAGTCCTGCCAATGCCCCTACCCCTGATAGGTATAGGATGATTATTGAGAGTGGCATTATTACTTACCTTCTGTGACTAGAATAGCCATAGCTGTAGTTGCTACTACTGTGCATAGTGCCCCAACTGCCATCGTTGTTACACTGCCTGTAGTTACACCTGCAAGTCCTGCTGTAGTAGTGGCTACTGCTACGTACTTCATTATTGTTGAATGTTTCATTCTAGCTCCTATGCTATTTTTCTAACTTCTTGTCTTACATGCTCTATAGCAGATGATGCAGTTATGTTTGCCACTGTTGCAGCATCCTTAGCTACTTTAGATGCTAGAGTTGTTGTCTTTTGAGTTATCATTGTTTTGAATTTCTCTGTACGCTTAGCTGTGTTAGCTAGGTACTCCATTGTATGTGTGTCGTCTATTTGCAGTTGTAAGAGGTTCTCCACTGATGTGTGTACCTTTTCTGAGGTAGTTTCTGCTACGTCACTTACTAGCCCTGCTATATCTCCCCACATCTTCTGGTAGTCGTCTAGTGATGATAGGAGGGTACCAATTGCCATCTCGTCTGTAAGGTCTGTCTTCATGGAGGGAAGATCTCTACCGAGAGCTGTAATGGTTGCTTGGGTTGCTGTAATAGCACCCTCTAGTTTTAAGATACGAGCTTGGTATTTAGCTACTGATGCTTGTATTTGAGTATCTAGTGAGATTACTCTCATAGGGATATCTGTTTTATTTACATAGGCTTTAATAGCCTCTGCAGATTCTAAAGCTACTACTTTTAAAGCGGTTACTTGTGATAGCATGTGTGCCTTAGCTGTTTGCAGCCCTTCACCTACTACTAGTAGCTTCTCATACTTCTCGTGGATTGACCCGAATAGTACGTCGATGTTACGTTGAATAGATGAGTTGTTATGGAATGTTGCTGAGCCTTTTGCAAGTAGCTTTTCTCCAAATGGCATAGCTACTAGTGCCTTTGTGAAGAATGTTGAAGGTTTGGTAGTAGGGGTACCTAGCAGATCTCTAATCTTTTTCTGAGTGCTGATGAATAGCTCTGCTAAGTCACCTGTCTCTGATAAGGCTGTGGATTCGTTGATACCTTTAGTAAGTTCTGATATAGAACCTACCACACTATTAAAACGGTCGTGAAGAGTTTCACCTGTTATGTGCATGCTATCCACTGTTGTTTCTTCTATGATGACTGACTGAGGTGCCATGGCTCTGCCAGTTTTCTCTAGTTCTCTTGTATGTGCTTCGGCTTCTTTTACACTCTTAAGGTGTTTTTCTATTTGTACCTTTACATCACTTTGCCTACAAATGGTCTCTATATTGAATATGATGTTGTCTAAGGTTACTTGTAGGGTTACTACTGGGTGTTTTCCTTTTACATATCTCAATGTGAATGTCCTGCCTAAAGACATTGCAAAGTTTGTAGTTACATTTATTGGGTATGTGTCTTTATCCTCTGTGCGTACTAGTGCTGTCCCTGTTATTGGCCATGAAGTTGGTTTATCACTTAGGCTTCTTACACGTCTATAAGCTCCAGCGTATTCAAAAATATCGTCTACTTTAATGTTACTCATATTGATTCCTTAGTTAGCTTTGACGATTAGATCTAAGTACTTCTTAGGTGTAGCAGCTTTCATTTACTGTACCCTTCTAGTATTTTATCTGTAAATACTAATGGAAAGTGTTCCTGTGCTTTACAGAAAATATCTAAAGCTATACTACGGATTTCGCCTTGAGCGTGGCTATTTAAACGTAGTTTGAAGAAGTCATTCCAAGCTTGTAAGTTACCTGTAATATTCATCGCTGTTGATGTGTTAGCAGGGAGTACAGCTCTGGCATCCTCTTTTTTCACACCGTCTGCTAGTAGTTGTTTGTATATATCTAATGCAGAGTTCCACTGCATTTTCATCATTGCAGCTTGCGTTTCTGTAAGCCCGTTAGGCATTACGAAATGAAATTCACCTTTATCTGCTGACACATAGCGTTTACTTTGTACCATAAAGTCTAAGTGCTTACTGCGAACAAGCTGGTTCTGAGCTGCTACTGATAGTGAGCTGATATGTACTGTCATATAGGCAAATCTAAGTGCGGCTAGGTGCCCGTGTCCGTGAACTAAGTTAGAGGTAATATCTTTACCTCCGTCTTTGATAAGCTTAGTTCCGTAACAAATCTTAGCGTTCTCCCCTATGTCGGTAGGTTTCGTTGCGAGTGTTATGGTAATACCCGCTACGGTTGTTATATTGGGCATAATGCCTCCTTATTCGGTTAGTACTATAGTAGTACCTGGTTTGAGTATCCTGACCTCTAGAGAGTTCTTGTCGCAGTTATCGTAGAGATTATCTGTGCCGATAAATATGGCTATGTTACCTGCACAACGTTGTATTACGTCGCCTTGATACGTGTCTTTAGCCAGTAGCACTGCTAATTGCCCCACTTCCATATCACACATACGCGTAATAGCTTGTTCTTTATATAATTTAGCTCCCATTAGGTGCTCCTTGACTTTGTTATTTAAACTTTACCTGCTACTGTGTCCATTTGGCATGTCAGGCAGTAGTAGTATTCTATACGTGAACCTATACGTAAGCTAATGTTGCTATGTGAGTACACTAACACACCTATACCACAGCGAGGACAAGTATCGGTTTGTGCACCCAACTTAAGGTCTTCCCAGCGGGATACACGTATTACAGACGGCTCTTCAGATGGAGCATGTTTCTGTTTTTGTTCTTCTGCCTTGTCAAATTCAATGCCTACTTTGTTGATGTTTACTATTACTATAGCACCGCCTATCACTAAGGCTAGTATACCTATTACGAATACGAGTGTTGTCATATTAGTTCTCCTTTATTAATGTATGTAGTATTTATGCAGTCCTGCCCAGGTAGCAATTACTCCTGAATGCAGTACTACTTCATACTTTCCGACTAGTTTTATGTAGTCTTTTTCACCTGAGTATCTGCATACTACTAGGTCTTCCGGCTCATTAGGCATTAAGATTTTTTAAGAGTTGAATAAATTGTAGCGGTGCTATGTTGTCCCAGTAGGCATCATCCTCATCTACGTAAATGCCAGTAGATACTTCAGCTTTAAACCTGCATATTCCGTAGTACTCAAGCTTACTGTCTGTATCCCACAGTACTACGAATTCACCTGCTGTAGGTTTCCACAGCTTAAAGTCTCGTATCATGTGGGCATACCCGGATATGTCAGTCATTAAAGCTGTGCCCTCAATATCAGTAACTCTTGATATCTTACCGTCGTCCCTCGCCATGTGCCCGTCTCTTCCGGTGTACACTACCCAGTCACCTACTTTAAAGCGGGAGTGAGGCTTGGGCTTGTTATCGTCTATATATTGCTGGTGGTTGTACATAGTTAGTCCTTTGCAGGCAGTTCAAATGAACGGCCCGTTTTAATCCAAGACTCATCAACTGGTTTATTTGCTCTTTTACCGATCAAAGTACCCATAGGTGCTATATACTCGTAATATGTTTCCATTTTAGGTTCTGCTTTAACTCTGTATTCAGTATCTAAATTCCATTCAGTAACTTCTCCATAAGTCCAGTCCATATCTACAGCATATCTATACTCAAACTTAGTCTCAGGGTCATCTACTTGTAGCTTACGGAGGACTGAGTGCCAATCGTCTACTATGTACACAACATCTTCATTCCAGTCTGGTTTACTTCTGAGTACCCATTCTGAGTTATTGTGTGAATACCAAACTCCAGTTCCTTCAGGACTCTCAGCCCATCTAATCATTTCTTCTTTGTGTGTACGATTCATTATTTACTGCTTATTACTACTGTTATGTCTTTCTGTTTAGTTACTGCACCTGATAAGATGTCTACACCTACACCCACGAACCCACCTATAATGATGTTACCTAGGAACCAAGGGTTGAAGGTACGGCCTACATCCCCTTTAGATCCATTGCAGTCCACTGTGTAGTTGTTATGCCAGTAGTTTGATACTGATACCTCGTAAGGAGTCTCGTCTCCTCTTACTCTTTTACTGTCTCTGTATAGCGTACAGCTAGCTCCTGAAGGGTTACTGTCTATAGTAATATCACTATGACCACCTACAATTGTGCTGCATCCACTAAATAGCATCGCTGCTAATAGTGTTACTGTTGATATCTTTTTCATTTTGATCCCTTTTGTTTTTCCCAGTTAGCACAGTAGAAGGTTGGACCTACTAGTGCTAAGTGGTTAGTGTCTGCTTGGCAGATCTTTAGTGTTGGTACTTTATGGGATTTAACCCAGAACTTACAGTTGCTGCATTGGTTTTTCATAATTAGCCTTTAATGGTTAGAATGGTATGTATATTTGTAGGTTGGTTACTAGGTAGTTTGATACTACTTTTACGTAGCCTACTTGCAGTCCTACAGTCGGTATTACGGTTTCTTCTGTCGAGTAGCCAGATGCTATTGATAGTGCTGATGATAGTGTTATAAGGTCGGTTACATGGTAATTGTAGCCTATACCGGTTATAAGAGAGGCTTTACTATAGGAATTATAATAAGCACCTACATGGGTTTCAATATTATTACTAAACTCGTGCTCGTAGCCAACACCATAAGTTAGAGAGTTAAACTTATTGTTTGGGTCTACTGAGTGGTACGATGGCAACATTATTATTATGCTATCAGATGCTAGTGATGTTGTTGCTAGTATGGCTGCTAGTATTAGATGGCGCATTGGTTTCACCTTTTAGTGCTATTAGGAAGCTATAAGCCTCGGCTGATGTTTTAGTAGCTACATCTTTAAAGCGTATGTACAGTACCCTTCTTGGAGACTCGATAAAAGGCTTACCGTTAGCGTATATACACTCTAAGTCCTCTTTAGTTACTTTTAGTACAGTGAACTTAACGTCTTTAGTTACATTATCCTTACGTAGGTAGATAGAGTATGTCCCATTGAATGAGGCCGGTGTTAACGTTATTACATCACCATCTTTAAAGTCTTGCATTATTTGCTCCTTACTCTATATAGGCACCTTGATGCTTATAATTGAATATCCACACCCGTTATGTTATAGTCTCTCCGGGTTCTCGACTTGCTTTGGAATATAGGTTGCTACGTTTATACTCCAGCTTGAGTGGTTACTATACTAGTGCTATAGCGTCTACTGGTACCCAGCCACACCCAAGATCACTAGCCCAACCATCATTAACTGCTTGTTTAACATCTTCAGATGATGGTGCATCTATATTTAATCTATAAGGTAGCTCATTATCACTAGTGTCTACGGCTACTACAGTATAGGTATTGCCAACTTTGGTTTTATTACCTGTTTCATCATCTATTGTAACTGCTCTCAGAGCTGTAACTAAAGATCCTACTTCTATCACTTTCATTGTGTTTCCTCACGTTTTTTTTTAAAGAACTTTAGTAGTTCTATGGTTACTCTTGCTGCTTCTGCCTCGTGGGCTGCAGTTGCGGTTGCTAGGTTGTTAATGTCGTCTATAGTTACTGGTTTAGTTATTGCTATCGTCATCTCTAGGATTTCGGCATCGGTCATTGGTAGCTCCTATTGAGCTGCTTCTTGGAAGCTTAACTCAGGGTAGACTTCATTCTCAAACTTCTCGATACGGGCTGTTAGTAAGTGGTTGGCTTTCTCTGAGGCTAGGTACTCTGCCATTGATGGAGCGGCATCACGAAAGTCTGCTAAGAACCGTAAGGCTGCAATGTTTTCTGATTTATGCACTACGGTTGCAATTACTTTGTAGAATACTTCCCAGTCTTCAATACGGTCGAATGCATCAGCCATCTTCTCAGTGAATTCGGTACGGCCTTCAGTTGATACTTTGGCTGCTTGGTATATATCGTCTTCAGACATATCAAAGGTATCGGCTAGCCAGTCGTGAAGAGCTTTCTTCTTCATGGCTTCTACTGAGATAGCGGCTGAGGACATCTTCTTAGGTAAGGTGCCAGTGTCTTCTGCTGCTTTACGGAGGTTGTCTGCTGTGAACTTTCCATACTTAGCTACACACACGTCTAGGAGAGCCATAGCGTCATCTTCTGCGTCAGGTATGTACTCACTCGCTGAGAGGGAGATCGCAACGTAGAACTTAGCTTTGATAGCCTCTAGCACTGGTCTCTTCTGTAGGTAGCTGATGTATAGGTTTGCTGTTTCTACTGCATAGCCTAGGTCCGCTACTGATTGAGCATAGCCGTCGGGTGATAGGTTTGTTTTTAAAAGGAAGAATACTGAACCTTTACCGAAGAACATAAGTTCCTTGCTGAATGCATCGGTACGTTCTAATTGGTCTCTCGCCCAGTCTGTGTCTACGGCAGTACCGTCTTCTGGGAGTAGTACTCCTGTATCTATTTCTTTAGTGCTCATTTGGTGTCCTTTATAGTTTGGTATAGTAGTGTTTTTATTGTTCTTTCGGATAGTCCTGTTGCGGCTATTGCTGCTTTTAGGAATAGTTTGTAACTTGGTGAAGCTTCTCTAGCTTCCTTCAGGGTTAATGCCTTGGCTTCTTGGATTGAGCTGTAGTCGAATGGATTGACGTTGTAGCTTTTTCCTTTTATGTAGAAGTACAAAGAGCCATAGGTAAGTTCCTTAGCTGGGAACCATGGTGCCTTGCGGCTGTCTTTAGGCACAGGGCTAAGCTACTGCTTTATAGGTAGTTGACTCTGGTGCTGACATGTTGAATAAGGCTTCCCATCTAGCTATAGTGTTAGTACTCTTAGGTAGTACTACTTTAGTTACGTCCCCAGTAATGTGGTTGATTTGGACTAGGGCCGGGCCTTCCATTGCCGCTAGCTTAGTTGCTGCTGATGATCTAATGATATGGGCTTTATGAGGATTAAATAGTACACTTATCTTCTTGATTATAAAACTGTAGTCATTATTGTATGTACCTACCCCGCCAAATGCTTTAGCACGGTAAGGTCTGAAGTGACGAGATGACAGTATCTCCATTGCGATTGAATGAGGAGACTTAGCTCCAAATATAGATACTGCTGTCTCCACTGCTATACGGTGGTCCTCGTAAGTTACTTTAGTGTTATCTTTGGCTACGTCTCGTGCCTGTCTGGCTACTTCATCTTTATCGTACCAGAATACTCTTCTATCCCACCATGTAATGGTTTCTTCGAACTTGCGTTGAGGTCTAGTAGCTACGGTGTTTTTAAAGAATGCTTCTAGTTGCATGTCTCTTTCAGTTATTTCTCTCATTACTTATCTCCTATATAGATGAAGTTTATACCGCTTGATTTATATTTACGGTTTATTAAAGCTACGTAAGTTAATACACACTCGTCTGAGGTGCATATAACATAGCCTTTAGGGTTGAAGAACACATTATGCTCTATAGGGTGGTTAGGTGGTAGGATTACGTAGTCCTCGGTTGATATGGTTACCAGTCCGGTTACGTCTTCTTGGTCTATTTGTATTATGTTACGAGCTGACAGTGTTGCTACTAGTAGCGTTGCAAGTAGTAGCTTTAGCATTAGTAGTCCCTCACGTCATAAGCTGGTGGTGGTGTTACTGGTGGTAATACCTCTAGTGAAGTGTCAGTGTTTAGGGTTGGTAGTTCTTGAATGAATAGAGAGATACCGGTCTCGGCATTGTAATACTCTGTTTCTCCAGAGGAGTAGGTTGTTACATCTATATCACTTACCTGGTTTTCAGTGTAGATTATAATTGACTCACTTGCCAGGGCTAGTACCGTTATTAGTAACATTGCTAATGTTTTCATTGGCTTACCAACTCTAGTTGCTCTGATGTAAATAACCACCAGTCACTGTTGTCTCTTGTGTATACTTCAAATTTATAACCGTCTGCACGGTGTGCTGAGGTATGTCTAACTGTACAGATCTCACCTACCTTAAAGTCTTCTGCTATTACTTCATCCATTGCTAGTATTTTAACTAGACTGCCTTCTTTAATTGCTGTCATTGGTGTGTCCTTTTTGTTAAGTACCTATAAGGTCTATTAAGCCCTCTGATATATGAATAAAATATACGTAGGAGGTATGAGTTGCTTTGAAAATCCCTGAGGAGGCAGGGTTTAAGGAATTCAGAGGACTTAATAGGCGTTATAGTGGTTGCAGGTCTTCAGGTATCTAGGCAAGGAAGCAACCTCCATCCATGGAGAGTATTCTAGAACTGAGAGGACCTGGTGTTGGCATAAGTGGTATGCGAGTGGTTTAATGTCGTTTAGACTGGTGGTAGTTTAATGTCTGCCGAGACAATAGCTGGTTATAGGTGGTTATCTATATCAGCAGGGTCTATTGGATTTTCGTTAATCCACATTGTGTATTCCTTGTTGGAGAGGTAGTCTAAGACTAGAACTCCGAGATGTCTTTAGCTTCAAGAACTTCACCGAGATCGGCTACAGTTAGTTCTACTAAGTTGTTGTTGTACATAGTTGGCAATTGAGCAATAGCTGCTTCTGCAGGGATATCTTCAACTCTTTGAACTCCAAATACCTCACGAGCCATAGTGTCTGTGATGTTTAAGAAACCAGCATGTTTGCCAGATTTGATTGAGTGGAATGATGCTGAGAATTGCATTTTACTTTTGCTTTTTGTTGTTGTGTTTTTCTCGAATGCCATTAATGTCCTTTGCCGCTTGGGTCTTTTTAGATTAGTGCCAGTTAGAGTCAAGGTGACTATGGTCTATATTGTCGCAGGAGTAAGTAAGGTTCTTCTTTATGATGTTGGTGGATCTCTTTATGGCATGGCTGACATACCGTTACTAGATCCTCTAGAGTCTCGTGGTACAGTGTGTTGTAATGTAGATGATGCACATTTAAATTACTTGTTGCCCCACATTGCTTACACCGGTAGCCGTCACGCTTACGCGTTAGTAATGATAGCTCTCGCCATTCCTCAGACAAAATGTATGCGCGGTGGCTGACGTGGTACTTCTTCAAGGCTGGCCACTCTTTCATGGTGGTGCCTTCCAGCTTCTCATCTGCAAAGTCCTCGTAGAACTGATCAGGGTCTTCATAGTCCCCTGGTAATGGATGTTTGTCAGTGAATGCCCATATTATAAACCATATTGCGACCACTGTTAATGCTGTTTCCATTACTTTCTTCTAGCTTTAACCAGAGCAAGTGTCTCACTTAAGATAATGATAGTTGCATCCAGTGTGTTGTAGATAGGTACAAAAGCTAGAAAAGTAGATACTGCTGGGGCATCTCCCCTGTATGATTGGTGTGCCAGTGCAATAATTATTGATACGGTGTAGATTGTTAGCATTATTATTCCTTATTTTTTGTTATCGTAAGACTAATTAAGTTTTACTTTCTTCTGCTCAGTACCTTTCTTCTTATAAATTTTTAAGATGATACAGTTACTCAATTATTTATCCATAAGATTAATCGAGGAGATAAACTGCTCCTTGCTCCGCTCTAGCCTCGCAGAGACCCAGCGGTAGCGATTATATATGTAGGGCGACGAAGGAGCATACCTTTTAGAGAAAAAATAAGTACCACCCGAAGGTGGTTGAGGTTAGCAGATGTGGTAGGTAGCTTGGTGAGTGTTGCGGACAAACTCGGTCACATCTATGCCGAAGTCTTGCTGGCAGAAGTCCTCTAGTATTCTAGATTCGGCTAGGATACGGATTGCTTCTATGTATAGCTCTTGCACTCTCTCAACATTGTTGGGGTGAGTATCGAATTGGTCGTGGATATGAGTTACTATGAAGCCCTCTTTATGGGCTTTAGTGATTACATAGCGAACTATCCAAGCATCTTGTGCATGAATAAAGTTTGGAGCTAGCGAGGTTGCTACTTCTGAAGTACCCACTTCGTTATAGATGTATGGTAACTCTAACCCCTCTACTGCTAGAGTCCCCTCTATTTTGTTTATTACTGGAATGTAGCTCACATGCCCGTCAAGGCATTTAAATGTGTGGAAGGTAGCTGAGGTATCCCAACGGTCGTTTAGGGCTTCTAGGGTATTCATAGCACCTGGGAAGAGGACTGATAGAGTTTCATAGAAAGCTTCTAGTTCCGGAGTGTCTTCTCCGAATGCTGAGATTGGCTGGTTACGGCTATTGTAGAATGCTGTCATAGTTGGTTTCTTACAGTAAGCTCTAATCTCGCTAAAGCTCTTACCTACAAATATCTCTGAGTTTGGGACTAGAGTTATTATGTGTTGAGCAATTAGAGTGTATGGGTCGGCACGGTCCACTTTAGTAGTGTAGTTGTCACGGTTAGCTCTTAGGGCTCTGATTTCTGCTAGTATTATTTTCTTAGTTCTTCTCATTTGTTCCTCCTACGGAATTATTTGTTACGGTTTAAGTTATAAAGGAATATAACTGCCTCTGCGGTTATTTGTGTTACTGGTTCCTTCTTAGGGTTGTGACAGTTATCACTACTGTATAGTATTTCTGTGCCTCTTAAGACTAAGTAAGGTTCGGTGGTATGTTTATAGGTAGTTTCTCCTTCTACCCAGTGATACCCTTCCTCGAAGGCTATATCTTGTATGACGAGTGAAGTGTCAGGAGTTACCTTAATCATACTATTGTTAGTTAGCACTTTAGGCATTTGCTAGTTCTCTTTCAAGTTCTAGTATTTTCTCATTTGCTTCATCAGTCATCTCACGAATGATATGCGGGTTGACATTAGAATTAGCCCCTCCTACTGTACACCCTGCCATCGCTGACATTAGTTGAATTCCCGAAGCTGTGGCATCGAAGCCGACACGGTGATTAATAGGTTTACACAATATTACACCATTGTTATAGGCTAGTATTGCTTTGATGAATAGTTCTTGGTCATCGGCTCTATGAGCTTCAGCTAGCATTTGAGTTTCATCAAGAGTCCCATTAAGGAATATATTCTTGATTAAGCGGTTGGCTCTAGTTATTCTTTCGAAATAAGTTAGCTTATCGTAGCCGTAAGTGTTTGCTATATCTAACTTAAGGTATTTGATGCCTTTAGTAGTTAGTTCCTCACTGTGTTTGTAGCTGAGCATAGCTTTGCGGTAGGCATTGCCTTGAGGATTACAATGGTACCCCTGGCTATAGCTACGGCCTCTTTTATCGTATTTCCACCCGAAGAAGAAGCTGTTGTTGTTCTCTAGTAGGTAATCTATTACTACATCAGTTTCTCGTTGTAGGTGGATGAAGCCTTTCTCTCTCTCTGATACCTCTAGCGGAGTTAAGTCCTCTGAGGGTGCCTTTAGAGTGTCTTTAATGTATGGTAGAATTTCTTCATCAATTTCCCACTCTACTGCTTGAAGAATGTTTAGGAAGTCAGTGTTGATGTGTTGACCTTTGTCGTTGCCTTTACCGAGTATTGGGCTGTCGTTTTCTTTTGTTAATAGGTGGCTAGTGATTTTCTTATTCATATTATTTCCTTTTATTTAGCTTGGGTTTACGGTTGAACTTGTATCTATTTAAGATAGCTTGTCCCTCAGCTGGTGTTGTTGCCTTTTGCATTAGAGCTAGGATTTCATCTAGGTCTTCTGCTTTTAGGTGTGGGTTTAGAGTCTTCATTTAACCTCCTACGGTTATCTTGGAGAGTAGTCCATTGGCTGGATTAAGAGAGGCGGTAAGTACTTCGTAGCACGAATAGCTGAGTAGAGCTCTAGTGATACTTCCATAGTTGGTACCACTACTGCAGAGTCGCCATGCACTTCTATATGGCCGTTACGGTTAACTGCACGGTCTTCCTCTTTAACTACACGAACATCAAAGATGCCTATGTGTTGGAATGCTGATAGGAGCTGGATACCTGTAGTTACAGCATCTATCTGGTCGTAGTGGAGCTTATTACCTATTTGTGTACCTATTGCTTGTATAGGAGCTACACCTGGTAAGGCTACCTCTTTACCACCACGGATTACTAAGTCTGGGCGGATTAGGATTATAGCTTCTAGGATTGAATCTACGATGAGTTGCTTTGCCTCATGTAGCCCGTAGTTAGATTGAATCTCTTTAATGCGAGCTTCGTCCTCTAAGTCGGTACGGTCTTTAGTAAGGAAGTCCTCTGCAACTTGTAGTGCTAGGTCTATATCGTCTTGGTCTATACCTTTGATGAACTCTTTTGTCCACTCTGCTATATTGTGCTTACCCCACACTGCTTCTGCTAATAATTGGCTATTATAACTCATATTGTTTCTCCTGTTAGTTTATGTTATTTAATGTTAGAACTGTGTGATGTCTTTGGTTACTAGTTCTGCCTCTGGGTTTGTGACTACCACTTCAAGGTAGTGACTGTTTAGTATTAAAGGCAACTTTTCTAGTGCTTGTTCGTAAGTAACATCTGCTACTGAACGGACACCGAACGATTTACGAGCCATTACATCTGACATGTTAAAGAAACCTGCTTGGTCACCTGTTGTTGTGCTTACCATTTGTGCTACGAATTGGTTTCTGTTCTTTGAAGTTGATGCTGTGTTTTGTTTAGTGAATGCCATAATTAAACCTCCTACGGTTTGGTGTACTCTAGGTACTTGGTTAGCCCGAAGGCGGTAGTTCTCTTTTCTAGTGCAAATAGCACCTGGTTAAGATGCTAGTAATTTACGGACTTGTGTGATTGAGCGACACTGTGAGGCTTGGGCAAGCAACTCTTTTAGTACTTCTACCTCTTTCTCTAAGGCATCCACTTTAGTGTTTACCGGAGTAATAGCAGGCTTACGAAGGTCTTTAATAGGGTCGTTCTCATATCTACGAGTGTTTGGGTTGTAAGTTCTTATCATAATATCCTCCTCAGGATTGTTAGTATTGTTTATATGTTGTTGCTGAAACTGGATATGGTTTAAGCATAGCAGTAATGATTGTGTTAGATAGTTTATCGTTCTCACGATTGACTTTCTCCATTGCCTTTAGTAGCTTCTTATAAGCTATATCTTGAGCACTGATTAAGTTCCGTAGCTCCTCTACATCTTGAATAGTGAACTCTACGGTATGGTTAGTGCAAGTATTGATGATTACATTGAGAGTTTCTCTCCAACGAGTTGGTTTAGACATATTATTTTCCTTTTAGGGTATTTAGAACTCTTCTATTTAAACCTCTACGGTAGTTATTTAACTCGTAGGTAGGTAGTGTGACTGGGAGTGTTTTAACATCCTCTTGTAGCATTGCTATTGCCTGGGCTATACACTTTCTAAACTTCTCTGTTGCTCTTCTTTGGTCTTCTAACTCTTCGAAGTTAGGTGGTAGGGCACAAGTATGGATAGGAAATAGCTTAGGCAGTAGTCCCTTTAGTTGGGCTACACGGTATGCTGTAATGTTACCCTCTCTGAACTCTGCTGGAGAGTTGTAAGAGGATGCTTGATGGATAACTCTGGCTAGCAAGGACATTAAAAGTCCTCGATGTTACCAGCAGTTAGTACTTCAGTTTCTTCAAGTGTTATGGTTTGAGTCGCTAAGTACTCTAAGAGGTTACCTTTGTTGATTGACGCTACCTGCTCAAAGGTTGGCTTCTCTGTGGCACAAGTAGCTCTTAGGAATGCCTTAGATAGGTTAATGAACCCGACTGTGTTACCGTTGTTAGACTTAATGCTAATCTTGTAACTATGTGTTGGTGTGTTATCTTTTCTTGGATTAAACATGGTGGTTCCTTTAGTTTAGTTTGTATTCTTTTCCCGTGAAGGTAGCTGTTGGTTAATTGGTTAGCATGGTGTAGTAGACATTGCCCACAGGACTGTCAAGGTTAGTGCCATTGCTGTGATGAAGTTAAACATATCTTGGAATATCATTCTATACCTCCTGTAAGGTAAACTTTGAGCATGGTTTAAGCTCTATAGGTTGGAACGGTAAGGTTCTGTAGCATAGGTATACTTCTCTATGCTTATCTTGACTACGATGCTTACAATGGAGGCATGAAGGTTTCTCTAGTACCTTTATTAGTTCTTCTGCTTCCTCTACTGTGGAGGTTCTCGCTAAACGGTATCCATTGGTAGTAACATAGATAGTGGAGTCTCTCTCTTCTATTGTGTACATTGTGTACATTGTTAACTCGTTACTGCTAAGGCTATCATGCCTACTAGCAGGAAGGTTGTTACAACTATGAAAGTGTGGTTACTCATTGGTTCTCCTTTAAGGTAGTTTATTTACTCTTCTCTAGTGGAAGTAGCACCTGGTTGGTTAGTTTTTATGGAGGCTTTCTCAGTACGGGTTAGGAATAGCAAGGCTTCAGTAGAAGCTTTTGCATAGTCTATAGTGATATTCCCCTCGTCGCCATATGCTAGGTGCCAGTTAGCCTCTATAAATAAGGTGTTCACCTTGTAGCCGACATTGCTTGTAGCTCTTACAAATCCCTCGGCAGTAGTTGATAATATGTCATTATTTAGGGTTACCTTGTTGGCTAGTAGTACTGTTACTAATTCTAGGATGTTGTCATCGGTTACGGTGTAGTAGGTCATGGGTTGTATTTGCATTGTTTCTCCTTGTGAGTGTTATATGGATGGTGTAGTTAAACGGTATAGGTTAACGATTGGTAATGTTAATAGCATTGAGCTATAGTTGGACGAGGTGGAACGATAGTGGTTGGTTGAGTAAGATTACCTGGGAAAGCCTTTAATGGCTTCTAGGTAGCTTATATGGACTCTGATGAGTGGTTATGTGTTAGACGGCATTGGTTGATGGCAATGTTAGTCTAATACTAGTAGTTTTTATGTGGTTGGTATTGGAGATGGCACGGGATTCCGTGTGGGTTAGGTGGATTATGGTATGGGATTGTGGTTTGGTTGTGGGTGGTAACGACCGCACATCGGTACCATCTCTAGCCCCTATCTACTATAAGGGTTACAATACCTCTGTCCATTTTGTCTCGTGTTTATATATAAGAGAACTTGGACAACCATTTCCCCGCAGACCCGTGAGGTGTGGAAGAACCCCGAATTTCTCAATCATCACAGTGATGATTAGGATTGTGTTAATATAGTGTATTTAAAGTAGACTCTGAACAGTCAAGTCTAACATCAGATGGGATATTATTACAGTACTCCACCGATTGTATGAACTTCCATATCTCACACTCTTTGCCCTTTATTGCAAATGTAGGGTTGACGATGTACTCATAGTCTACACCTGTAGGCATCAGGAGTCCGTAAGGAGCTAGTCTTGACACACTATTTAGTATTGACCTCTTGTTGTAACCACTATGGGTTGCTACTAGGTCTATTGTGTCTCCTGATATAGTAAAGTGATTGCTATTAGTTCTCATTACATACAGTAACGAGTCCATAACCGCTTTATCATCAGTCCTTAGTGTTATGTATACCTCGTATAAGTCTCCATTAGTCTTGATTAAGATATTGCCCTTGGCTCCTGTATGAGGCTGCTGCTTAACCCCGTTAGGTCTATTAGTTAGTGCTGGCATTATGTCTCCTTGTAATTCATATAGTAGTATACCATTGTATACTCTCTTCTAGTGCAAATAGCTGTTGGTTTAGCAACCGCTACACCAAATAGATGTGGAGTAGTAGTCGAGGCTTGGGTGTCCGTCCTTCGTCCTGCCTTCTAGTGTGCTCTTAGTGTGCTCTTGGCTCTGGGCTTGTGTGCTCTTGGTTGGAAAAATAAAGGTAGCCCCGAAGGACTACTTAGTGTCTAATACAGCTGATACTTTAGCACCAGCCATCACTAGGGTTGCAATTACATCAGCACTATACTTAGGCTTGACATTTACCTTGCAGACTCTACCGTGAAGTTTATATTTGATTAACATAGGATGTCCTTATAGTAGTAACCCCGTAGGATTACTTAGTTTGTTCTGAGAACTGTGTGTCTAGTTCAGCCATTCTAGCATTGTAAGCTACTTGAGTCTTACGAAGTTCGAAGTCTAGCTCCATACCGTCTTGTAATGCCTCTATCTTAGATTCTTTAGCCCATAACTGCATTGAGTCGCTAGCTACTTGTCTACCTACTTGTGAGGCTTCTTCTAGTGTACCAAATACATCACCAGTTATATTAGCTGATGCAACTAGAGCAGTGTCTAATACATCTGCAGTTAAGTTAGTAGTTGCTTTGATTCTCTTGAAGAAACCTTTAGGTCTAGTGTTGTTGTTTAGTGTTGTGTTATTTTCATTCATAGTATTGTTACCTTTGCCATAGTAGGACTTGTAGTAGTGAGTAGGTTGTGGGTTACACATCTTGTTTTAAAGGCCGTAGCCTATGTACTTCTAATCAAGTGCAACTAGCACCTGGTTAGGTTATCTATTGTATGGACATAGTGGACGAGTTACCGTTACTGTGCCGTCTGATGCTACTGTGTGCATTAGAACTCCTTGAAGTATTTTATTCTTATCAAGTGCAAGTGGCACATGGTTGTACAGTTAGTGTTGATAAGTGTGCTCTTGTATTTATTATAGGATTGAGTTTAGGTACCGTTATATGACTGCTTATGTGGGGGGGCAGGGTATTGTTAATCATCAATTTAGGAGGTATACTACACCTGCTCCCAAAAATATAAAATATTTCACATACACCCATCATACATCTACCACATATCCATCAAGCATCTACAAAGCATCTATCAAACATGCTACGCTTGCCTCACAAAAAATAAAAAATTACTATAAGAAACCCCCTCACCTCCCCCCCCTCCTATAAGCCCTTAGCTATCACCACTCGATAACCTACGGTTACCTCCTGACCTACAACTCCAGTAATACCACTAACACAATTGGATTACGAGTTTAGGAGGGAAGCCGTAAGGCTAACCGAGTAAAGGAGTACTCCTAAAGCAACACCTACCTCAGCACCAACTGTACTAATACTAGTGCAATCCCTTACCCATACAGCACTCATGCAAGCCCCTACAAGCAACGATACTGCTAAAAGGTACCAGTAGTTGCCGTAAAGGATTAAGCCTCGTGTAAGCCACGTGAGACTATACTGCTACCAAATTTAAAGGAGGACTCTATGAGCCACCATAAAACTAAACTACTCTGTCCTAAGTGTAAAGAGTATGTAGAACCAGAAGAGAAGATATTCCATACAATGCTATGCCCTAAGTGTAATACTATACTTGAGGGTGATAAGCAGTGGAAGCAATCATGAGGTATATGGACTATGGGACTGAGTTCCCTAAGATGCCTAAGAGTATTACTAGTAGTAGGTGCAAGTGGTGTAATAGAGACCACCCTGTACTTGAGGTGTGTATGAGTAACCCTTCATATGTACTGCCAATAGATCTCCCTAGTGACGCCGAAGAGTATAGTCCTCTTATAGTAGTAGACACCACTAAGGATGGGGACTATACTTGCAAGGTATCGTACCAGGTAAGGAATGGTAGTGTTTTAGTTAGTAATATAGAGTACGTTTAACATGGCACTAGTAGAATATATATGGTTTACAAAGACTTACTGGAAGTATGTAGGGGTTGTTGGGTTTATTAGTGGGTATGTGCCTGCTTTACTAAGGTTTAGAAGATTATTAAAGGATCAGAATGGGATGTAGTGTAAGTGAAGGAGAGTTTACAGAGGCTGTAGCTCTGACTAAGGAAGGTAACATGAAAGTTACTAGAAAGCTTATTAAGGATTGGATGCTTGGCCCTAGGGATGCGTCCACTAGTAGAAAAGCTAATAGTAGGTATTGGAGAGACTTATCGAAGGTTTGGTTTATAACTGAGGAGGAGGCCAGACGTAGGACGTGTGCGAATTGTGAGTACTCACGTAATAATGAAGCGGCAATTGAAGCTATGGAGCATATACCTAATAATGTACTAGATGCAGACGGCGGTGGGAGAGTATGGTGTGAAAAGTTTGATTTCATATGTCACAACCTTAGGACATGCCAGGCCTGGGAGTACTAGGTAAGGATGGCCTTTCTACAGGTAGGGGCAGGAGCTCCAAAGAAGAAGCAACGACTCTACCTAATGAGTATTACTCTTCCTAGTGGTATGCATGTTGTTAAGATAGGTAAGGCTAGTGGTAGCTCCTCCAAGGAGAGGATGCTGCAGATTAATGGTAGTATCTTTGATAAGTTTAGAACCACCGCTATGATCAGTATTAAGAGAGATAGGGAAGTGCCTGAAGATATGGTCTTTAAGTATGAGACAGTTTTACATAGATTCTTCTGTGATTATCAGTATAATAGTAAGCATAAGTTTGATGGAGTTAGTGAGTGCTTTGCAATACCACTAGAAGATGCTGTGCAGGCTTATGAGGCTGTTATAGAAGGTAGTGAGCCTGACTTTACTTATGAGCTAGTTACAGTAGAGGATAATGAGTATGAGCTACCGTTTTAAAAGGAGATTAAATGGCAACAGAGTTTGAGTTTAACAAGCAGTATGGTGCAGTAGTGCCAGGTAGAAGTGAGCAAGGAAATATAGACCTTGACAATAGGGTTCCTTACTACCCTAATGGTCTTGGTAACGTAGCCTTGCCTCATGGGTTTGGTGATAGGGGAGTTGTTAAGACAGAGGAAAGCACTACAATACCTACAGATAAGAGTGGTAAGCCCATATTTGAGAGAGTACCTGATGATCACCCTAACTGGGTAAATATACCAACAGTACTCCATGGTACACAAAGAGAAGGTAAAGAGTATCAAGATGCAGTTATGAATTATATGTTAACTGGTAAGCATTTAGGACAGTTCAGTGAAGGTGTTGGGTTAGCCGTAGATGATGCTAGGAGAACACACATAAGGCAGATGAATGCAGGCAAGCAGGTTGGACTAGGTGAGGTTATACAGAATGGGCTAGACTTTGCAGTTGGCAACTAGTTTAAGGTTATTACGAACTACTCTAAGGTTAATATAATAGTGACAACTTATGCCAGATACAGTACACTTAAGGTTTAATTAATAGTACCTCACTATAATTACACCACTCCTAAGCAAGAGACCAAAGGCACAGAGGGTAGACTCTATAACCTACAATGATACCTCCCTAGGTTGTAACTAAGGGCGAGGGACTAGGCAATCTTAGTCAGGTACTTACAGAGGTCAATCAAGTCACCCGCGTAGCAAAGACTTGATACTAATAGGAGCTACCAGGCTCCACTTCATATTGAGGTATAGCACAATGGCAGTGCAACTGGTTTTGGTCCAGTTTACGGGGGGATCGTTACCTCCTACCTCATCCACACATCAGCATTAACTCCAACATATTTGTATTAACTACCCTAAAACCTACATAACTACAACTATACCTTATTTATTAAACTACACTTAAGCCAACTATAGCTATCATGCGTTAAATTTTAAAGGATGTAACTATTGCAAGTAGATAAGACCGGTACCATAGTATGGACCACAGCATTAGATACACTAACTCCTGGAGCGTTCTTCCTGCTAGCCACTATATGGTTTAGGGACTTAGATATGAATGATTTATCTATGATGAGGGCTACCAAGTTTGGGACCTCTACACATAGGTTGCAGAAGAGAGAGTTAGTGCAGGAAGGGTACTTAAGTGTATCACAAGTAGGTAAGGGCGAATATCGCTATAAAGTAGGAGAGAATCTCAATGGCTAATGCTAAAGAATTTAATAAACCAGATCCAAGTAGGACTAGAAGAGTACCAGACTCCTCCCAAAACATAACTAGGGAAAAGCTTAAGAGTGTACTACCTAAGAACTCAGGTGTGCAGATAACTGACGAGGTACTAAGGCTTATAAGTACTATGGAGGAAGATATAGACATTGACCAGACTGTGCTAGAGGAAGATATTATGTCCTATATGTTTCTACTTGGTAACTCTACTAACAGTATTAAAGATTTAGTTAATGCTGTTAAGTTCTGTAACCTAAAGAGGCATTACGATAATAGAACTGCATGGGCTATAGTGTTCCCGGATAAGTACGAGAAGGCTATCAACGAGAACAAGTATATTGATAGTAGAGTTAGTACCTATAATAACAGTCGGCTAGTTATAGCCATTGATAAAGAGATGCTGATACCTGTACATATTCAATACGCAGGACACTTCCATGCAGCCGTTAAGAAACAGTTTGAGCTTATGAATGGTATTAGTTCTGCGGGTAAAGGAAAGACAACTCCTATGGTTGAGCACCTTGCAGCTAAAGAGCTAGCATTACTAACAGCACAGCCTGTAGAGACTAAGATTGACCTTAAGGTTTCACCTAGTGATGCTGCGCTTGGAGCTATGGGTGAGATGAATGAACAGCTTAAGCAGATAGTAGCCAAGCAAAAGAGAGATATTGATGCCGGTATGGATATCATTGATGCACAAGTTATTGGTATTGACTTCTCAGATGTTGGCAGGGACAAAGGGTAATGGCAGCTAAGGCAATAGGGGTATTTGACCTAGACCAAGCACTAGACTCAGTTGATCTTAGCTTTAACGGGTATAGTCCTTCTGAGGATGCCTTAGAGTTCTTCGCACTGATGCGGCTGGTACAAGGAGAGGATTTCGAGTTCAGTACCCCTCTATTTCACTATTGGCTCGTAGACCTAATGTTTGGAAAGATTGAGAGGGAGAATTACCCTTACTCCAAGGTAGTTAGGGATAGCATCACAGTTAACCCTAAGCGGATATGTATTGTGGCCTCCCGTGGTGTCGCTAAGTCCACAGTGGTAACTACATTCTACCCTATCTATTGTGCTATTAAAGGCAAGACACCTGATGGATTAACTTCAGAGTTTCACTTAATGGTAGCAGCATCACAACAGGGTGGTGGACGAGTTATGGCCAAGGCTGTACAGTCTATGTGTGAGGATAGTGTATTCTGTAATAACTATTTTGAGAGTATGCGGTTTACAGAAACAGAGAGTGAGTTCATACGCAAAGGAGTAGCTAAGACTAAGAAGAGGGTGTTCCTGGCCAGGTATATAGGTATTGGTGGAGGTATCCGTGGTATCCGTTCTAATATAGGTGCTGAAAGACCAGACCATATTATCTTTGACGATGTTATTCTAAACTCAGATGCAGCATACTCCGATACGATAATGAAGTCACTTAGGAATACTATCAATGCGGATGCTATCAATGCATTAAAGGGTGGAGGCAGAGGTAAGATCTTCTCAGTGGCCACACCATTCCACTTACTGGATCCTATTATAGAGATGCTGACAGGAGGCGCTTATACACCTGTTGCTATCCCTATCTGTGAGAAGATAACTGAGACTACTACGGAGGAGGAGTTCGTAGGGGTATGGCCATCTATGCACCCTTATCATGCTGTGATAGAGCAGTACCAATCAGCTGTAGCCTCTAAGGCCACTAGAGAGTTCAACCAGGAGCGTATGCTTAGGATTAGTTCAGACGAAGATAGGATGATCCCTGATGACCTAATTGATTGGTACAGTAGAAAGACACTACTTAAGAACATTGATGGATATAACATCTACATAACAACAGACTTTACTACAACCTCTGAGGCTAAGTCAGACTTCTCTGCACTGGCGGTATGGGGTGTTAATAGTGAGAAGCACTTCTTCCTACTAGACCTATGTGTTAGAAGGCAAAGTATTGGAGAGCAGTACGAAGAGCTCTTTAGGATGGTAAACTTCTGGAAATCTATGGGTAAAACAGTAGAGGTTGGTGTAGAGGTAGATGGGCAACAAAAGGCCCATATCTTTGCACTGAAGGAGATGATGGTTAAGAAGAATGAGTGGTTTAGCTTTGCAAGACAGAAGGGTGCTAAGTATGGGTCTGAAGGCATCCTTAGTAGAAGCTCAGGAGGTAACAAGCACTCTAGGTTTAGAATGATGCTACCACAGTTTCAGAATATGATGTTTCACTTCCCAGAGGAGATAAGAGATACTCCTGATATGGAGGAAGCACTTAAGCAGCTCAAGTATACTACCTGGGAAGCCTTTGGTGGTCATGATGATTTCTGTGATGTAGTCAGTCAGCTAGGTATGATGGAGATCTACTACCCCTCTGTAAAGGCCTTTAGTGCACCATCATATAAAGATAGATCGATATGGGAAGATGTTAAGGATACTTCATCGGTATCCGCATATTCAAGTTATTCCTAGGAGGATTAATGTTTAGTACTATACAAAGCTACCTTGCAGCAGCAGGGGCTATATTGGTTATGGGGTTTGCTCTTATATTTAAAATGAGAGGGGATACCATTGAGGAACTTAAAGTAGAAGTGGGCTCAGCAAGAGCAGAGGTTGAGGTGGCTAACGCTGTCTCAGGTATAGTTGCAGACCACGAGAAGTTTACAGACAAGCTACAAGATGAAGCTAAAGACACGGAGGTGGCAATTGCTAAAGAGACTAACAGTTACAATCCTGGCGACACTATTACTATTTAGTGGCTGTACCAGGATTATTGAGAAACCGGTATTGGTTGAGACACAATGCCCTAGGCTAGTTACTATCCCTGAGGTAGATACTCTGACTATAGTAGTTGGAGAGGATGGTAAGCTTACACAACATAGCCTAAACGCGCTAGTTAACACTAGTAAGGCATTACGTAGGACAGAGCAGTTCTACTTATGGCAAATAAATAAGTACAACGCTAAGTACAGTTACCCTATTGACAAGTAATGCCACTTAAGGTATCATTCGGTAATTAAAATTACAGGATGCCTAAATGACTTACGACACACTAAAAGCTATCACTGCTGGGCTTCTTACGGGAGATAATGTACTCCCTAAGGATGACCTAGTCCTACAAGGCCTGGTTCAGTACGCACTAACCACAGTAGCTACACAGGCTGATTCCCTACATCTAATGACTTTAAGCACCACTGCTAATGTACTACGCCTTGCACAAGGTGACTACCTTATTAGGATGCCTGCTACTCCAACCGAGGGGACAGACCTAATAGATATTGATGAAGAGCTTACATTTGCTGTAGCTAGATATTTAGCTAGTTATGTAAGTAAGGAGAAGGGCGGTATACATGTACAAGCTGCTGATAGAATCATTAAAGACTATAATGGCAAGACTTATGAGATTACAGATCAAATGCAACTAGAAGCTGCACATGAAGGGTTACTGGATAGCTGCCCTCCAGGTTCAACTGAGTTCGTGCTATGACCTTAGACGATATATGGAAACTTAAGGACTGCAACCTACCTACTAAGGGCTCTTTAGATGGGGCAACAGTAAAGCCGATATCTAGGCTTGGGGACCTTAGTAATAAAGTATCACTAGGCACCGCTGCTGTATTTATATCAAAGAGCTCTTTCGATGAACATATACCATATAGTAGAGAGTACGATAATACCACAGGGCTTCTGACTATATACATGAATTACCACTTCATTAAAGAGGTCAGGAGGCAACTTAGTGTAGACGTGCCTGCAGAAGAATCAAAGTTCAGCCCTGAGGAAGAGGTTCTTTACACAGAATATGCTGGCTGGACAGATCTCGGTGCAGGAGCTGGTGAACATTTGCTAGCATTTACAGCCTTAGATAAATGGTTAGTGGATGAGGTAATGGATGAATTACATCCAGTACTTGATCGCACTTATGACAAGACACACAAGTGGAGAAAAACAGATGAAAGGACAGACTAATGGCTAGTGATTTTTTAAAGCAGGTAAGAGAGATAAGGGGTACAGGTACACCAGAGGTTGCACCTACTGATGGAATGTATCATGATATAGCTATTAAGACTACCGATACTGATGGTACACCTAGGTTAGGTGATGGTATGTATGGCAGTATGAAAGCCATGTATGGCGGTGTTGTGCCTGTGGTGGAGGACTTAGATAAGATCATTATAGTTAGTGATAATATAGTTAGTGTAATCGGCGTTGCCGATAGTATAACAGATGTTAACGTAGTCTCAGCAAATATGTCGGCTGTTGCTTCTGTAGCGCTTAATGAGGCTAACATTAATGTAGTTGCAGCAGATATAGCTAATGTTAATACTGTGGCTACTAATATAGCTAACGTTAACACGGTGGCTAATTCGTCTACTGAGGTTATTACTGTTGCAGATAATATAGTTGATGTAACCGTTGTAGCTGCTAATGATGTTAATGTAACTGTTGTTGGCGGTAATATGCCTGATATTAATACTGTTGCTGCTGACACAGTTGCGGTTAACACTGTAGCGGGTATTTCAGCTGATGTTACTACAGTTTCTACCGACTCTGCTGATGTTGTTACAGTTGCTTCTAACATAGCTGATGTTACTTCTGTAGCTGATAATATGGCCGATGTTAACAACTACGCTAGGACTTACTACGGCAGCCTTACTATAGACCCAACTATAACCACACATCCAACGTTAAGTGTTGGTGACTTGTACTTCAACACCACTATAGATATGCTGAAAGTGTATGAGGTTAGTGGTAATTGGACTAATACAGTAAGTACTGTTAATGGCACTAGTGCTAGAGACTCTTTTGTTGCAACGTCTGGTCAGACGGTGTTCACCCCTTCTGGTGGGTATGACTCAGGATTTATAGATGTATACAAGAACGGTATTAAACTTGTTGATGGGACTGACTTCATAGCTACTGATGGTATTGCACTAACTCTATCGCAGGGTGCAGTACTTAATGACTCTATTGAGACAATTGCTTATGGTATCTTTACACTTGCTAATCACTACACTAAGCTGGAGGCAGACCAAAGAGATGCTTTGAGCACTAAGTGGAAAGGGTTATGGGCTGAAGGGCTGTACGTAACTAATGATATGGCTAGGGATGGGGATTGGCTAATGGTAGCTAATAAACCTACTAGTGATAGACCAGCACCTCAGCCTAATGGGGAAGTCGAGCATGATACTATTGATGGTACTTTTTTGCCTTCTCAGTACACTGGTATTGTTTCTATGGAGCATACATACACTATGCTGCAAGCAGGGTGGATCAAGTCACTAAGTATTAAAGTACCTACTTACACCCCTGAATACATGTCAAGGGTTATTGTTACTAACGTTACTAATAATGAAGTTACCGTTTATGACAACCCTATCCTTAAAGGTGGTGAGTGGGTTAGTCTTAAGACAGCTACAGTTACTACTACTATAGGAGCACAGTTCAAGGTTAAGCTAGAGCTTTACTCCAATGAGAACTCCGCTGTTCTCTCAGGTATATGGGATTCTAACTTAAACGATAGCCCTTCAGCAGGTGAGGTTTACTTAGATGACTCCTCAACTCCTACTATAATCACATATAATAACTTTGACTTAGATGGTGTAGATAGAACTACAGAGCTACAAGGTGTTGTCATAGGTAGTACAATAGATCTTAAGCAACGTACAGATGCTAGTAGGTACTTAACAGTTACAGTAGACTCTATAAGTACTGCAACTGCAGGTGAGACAACATATGCAGTAACTCCAGTACTTACAGGTAAAGACCTTAAAGATGGTAAAGAACTTGTATCAGGTATACAACAAGCTTCAACAGTTCCTACAGAGTATGGCAGTATTGATAACTTCTACTCAGCAGGTACTCCTACATGGGGAGATATTACTACAACATTAAACCTAGGCGGGCTAGTGCAACCAGTAGTAGGTACGGAAGCGTATGGTATTGATGTAGGGTTCCAAGATGCTTATATAAGCCCGGACTGGGATATTATGAGCACTAGCGGCAGTGGGTCTGGAGGAGCTACTTCTATAGGAGATGCCCCTAATAATGGCCTTCGCCATACTCGTAGGAATGGCAGCTGGGAAGCAGAGAGTAATGAATCTAGCCCTACTGGACTTATTGATGGAGGGGAGCTTAATATAGTCGGTGGTGGAGCTGATGTAGAGGTTTTAGCTGGTGAGGGAGTTAAGGTTGATTCTTATACTAACCCTTACGGGGCCCCTGCGGTTACTAGACTAAGCTGGAATAGGCTACAAGCAACTATCGTATCTGCTGGTGTCGCAGGTAACATTGTGTACCTAACGTTGGCTGAAGGTGCCTTAGATGGTCCTGTTGCTAACACTAAAGAAGTGGTACTGAAGCAGTATGTTGTACAGCCAACTCCCCACGAGGCTAGAGATGAAGTCTATTTGGGATACGTTTTACATAATGGTACAAGTTGGGGAGAAGTATCAGCACCAGTAGTTGTAAACAACTCAGCTATAACTTTACATGAATACCTTAAAACAGTTAAAGGCCCATCGTTTACACAAGTTGGTGGCACAGTTACACAACATGCTACTAACTTCACACTAGATAGAGAAGCAGGTATTGTATGGGAACTAAATAGGAACTGGCATATAGATAAGAAAGATCCTCACAGAGAGTCATTCAATGCTCAGCCAGAGTTCCAGTTCAAGTACGTTAATAGGGACTTCAGCTCTGTTACTGGCTACACTAGTACAGTTGACTTAACTCTTTTTGATGATGGTACTGGAGTAGTTACTAACCCTGGAGGCATAAAGAGCACATCTCCTCAGAGGTTATATATTGACCAGAGGGACAACTACTGGGTTTTAGTAGGACAAGTACTACATGATAACTTCAAAGAGGCTGTAGCTAGACTACCACTAGATGATAACGAGACTGAAGTACCCGCACTATTACAGAACGCTATCTTTTTAGGGTACATAGTAGGCGAACAGGCTAAGTCTAACTGGGAACTAGAGAAGGCTAGGTTTGTTCCTCACTCAGATATAGGAGGAGCAGGTGGTGGTGGTGATATGCTATCATCAGTCTACGACACTGATGGGGATGGAGTTGTAGATGACTCTGCGAAGCTAGGTGGGCAACTGCCTAGTTATTATGCTACCTTTGGGCAAGTTAACGCTAAAGTGAACCTATCCGGTGATACTATGACGGGTGACCTTACAGTCCCTAACGTAGTTACTCCAGGGTTGGTAGATGGTAGAGATGTATCTGTAGATGGTACTAAGCTAGATGGGATAGAGTCCGGGGCTACGGCTGATCAGACTGCAGCTGAGATAGAGACACTTTACGAGAGTATTACCAATACTAATAAGTACACAGATACCTCTGTTTCTAAACTAGCAGGTATTGAGCCAGGCGCTACACAGGATCAGACAGGTGCAGAGATAAAAGTAGTTTATGAGGCTGAGCCTAACACTAACGCCTTTACAGATTCTGATAAGTCAGCTATACTTGCACTTAACGTTAATGCACCTAAGGAGCTAGCTGCGTTAGATATAATTGATATGCAGTATACTAATGGTGATTTATCTAAGATTATTTACGCCGGGACTAACAATTTTGAGGACTTCTCGTATGATATAGATGGATTATCAGCTATAGCTCATACAGTTAATGGGATACTAAAAGGTAACTCAGCATTAAGCTACGTAGCAGGTAATCTGGTATCAGTAGTATTTACAGCTATATAGCAAAATAAACGGAGGTGTGACATCGATGCAGTAAGTTACGCACATAGTGCAGCACAGGCTAAGAGGATTGATAATCTATTTCATGTAGGGGAAACAGAGCCCTCAAAGATAGTAGTAGGGCAGGAGTGGTATGTACCTACAACAGGTAAGACCTATAAGAGGACCAATGATGGTGCTAATGATGTTTGGGTGGATATTGGTGCTACAGGTGCTAACTCTGCTATAAAGAAGTCAGAGAGCTTCGTAGCCGGTACTCCTAGTGGAGTGTACGATGGAGACCTAACTACATTTACACTCCTCAAAGGCTATACAGATGGGTATGTAGATGTATTCAGAGAAGGTATGAAACTAGGGCCCACTGAATACTCAGCAGTTGATAGCGCTACTATAGTACTAGCGTTACCAGCGGTAGCAGGGGATATAATTGATGTGCAGGCATTTGGTAACTTCAATGTAGCTGAACACTACACTAAGCCAGAAGCTAATGCATTGTTAGATACTAAGGCAGACCTAGGAGGTAGTGCGGCTAATACTTTTAAAGTAGGATTTGGGGTACTTGCTGATGAGGCGGTACAGAGGGTACAACTAGATACTAAAGCGGATCTTAGCTATGTTGACGCCAAACCTACTGGTAGAAAAAACCTACTTATTAATGGTGGGTTTGATATATGGCAGAGAGGTGAGGGTTTTACAAGTGTTGCTGGAAAGTACCATGCTGATAGATTTGGAAATGGAAGTGGTTTTATAGATGCAACAAAGAGTACAATGTTGTTAAATGGCACAAATGTAAACTCTATACTCCTAACAAACTCCTCTACAACAAACTCTACACAACTTAGAGGTAATGTAGAGTTACAAAGTTTAACAAGCATATCTCCTTTTATACCTAATAAAGAGTATACAGTTTCTTTTTATGTGCAAGTACAAGAAGACAGTGCTATAGATGTAGGACTATTTTGGGGACATGGGTTAGTAGCAACTACTAGCATTGATGTTATTAAGACAACAAGTTTATTAAATGGAGTTGTTACTAAAGTAGAGCAAACTTTCACTATTAATACTTTACCAGATGGGATTAATGATACATCATTGGTGTTTTTTATAGATAGTAAGGCATCGGTGTCAAACCTTAATATTACTCAGGTACAACTAGAACAAGGCTCAGTAGCTACACCTTTTGAGATACTACCTATAGGTGAGACTTTGAGTTTATGCCAGAGATACTATGAGGTAGGTAATATTGTTTTTTCTTCGGCAACTTCCGACAATGATAGAATAATTCAAATGTTTCAATATAAACAGTCAAAAAGAGTACTACCAACAATTGTTGTTACTAGCATACCCGGAACAGTTGAACTTCGTGATATATTTGATGACTCAGCAAGATTAGACAATACTCAGGTCGGGACACAATCGCAAGCAACATTAACAATTGATGCAGAAATTTACTAGGAAAATAAAATGATAATAACTAAATTAAAATACACAGAAGATACTCTCAATTGGGTATCAGTAGAGTTTGAAGATGGAACTAAAGGACAGTCTAGTTTAACAGATGGTATTCGCAGACAATATACAGATGATGTTCAAGCTTATCTAGATGATGGTGGTATAGTAGAACCACAGTATACATTGCCGGACCTCAGAGCACAGAAAAAAGCCGAGTTACAGGCAGGATACAATACTGCTATCCACAAGGATATCAGTTACATGGGTAACATGTTTCAAGCTGGTGAAGGTTCACAGAGCACTCTAAGCAAGGTACTAGCAACTGGGTCAGTACCGGCAGGATTCTTCTGGATGTCCTCAGAGAACGTCACCGTGGCAATGGATTACGTAGAGTTACAGGGGCTTGCTTCGGCACTACTACTACGTGGGCAGTTGTGCTTTATCGAGCTACAGCGCCTTAAAGGCCAACTCTCTATGACAACTACAGAGAAGGCTATAAGCAAAATTGTATGGAAGGATAACTAATGGCATTTCCAATAGCACCCTCAGTAGGGGAAACTTACACACTGGGTAATATCCAGTACGAATGGAATGGGGTAGCCTGGGATGTCTCAGGATCTGTATCAGGGGATGCAGTAGCACTGAAAGCATCCACTACGTACGTGGATAGCCAGGACTCACTTTTGGTAAGTAAGTCAGGTGATACCATGACTGGTAATCTTGAAGCACCAAGTATAAGTATAGGTGGAAATTATGTATCTCCTTACGGTAGAAAAAACCTACTTATTAATGGTGGGTTTGATATATGGAAGAGAGGTGAAAATAAGTCTGTTGCTTCAGGTAAATTCTTTGCAGATAGATGGTATTATAACACTGGAGGCACTTCATCAATAACAGCAAGCAAATATAGAGAAGGTTCAGCACAAGGTATATATGAGGGTTTAATATCTGCTCAATTACAAGGTAACGCAAGCTCATATAAAGACTATAGACACAGAATTGAGGATTGTGTTAGGTTGTCAGGAAAGACACTAACACTGTCATTTTTGATGGTATCTGACTCAGTTGAAGATATAACTATATTTACTAGAAATGTATACAGTTCTACAGACTCAACTTCTTTTGTATCATCTATCATAGGACAAACATCAGGTTTTCTTACTAAGTACACTTATACTTTTACTGTACCATCATACAATGGAGAGACTATAGATGAGAGTAATAGTATAGAACTAGTTATCAGACATGGGTCAGCATCAGGCACAGTTAGATTAGCACAAGTACAACTAGAACAAGGCTCAGTAGCTACACCTTTTGAGGTGCTACCTATAGGTGAGACTGATATGTTGTGTAAGAGATATTATCAGATTGCTAATTTTAGATTTAGAGGATATGGATTTTCTGCGGGAAGATCTGAACAGTCTATTTTCATTAATGAAATGAGAGTAA